AATAATAATATCTCCGTCACCACAGTGTAATAGTAACTCATTAAGTGTTTCCTCAACTGTTTCAGCAGGTATTGCCATTATAAAAATACCAGTTCCAGGGTTGTCATACATACCCCAACCAGTCTTTACTTGTGAGACAAGTTCCTTAATTCCAGTGGTTACTCCATCAACAAAATCATTTTCATATGCCTCTTGGGCTTTTTCATAATTTCTTCTGTAACCCCATACCACAATCTCTTGTTTCATGAGAAGACGAGACATGTTAAGTCCAACCTTCCCCAGACCAATCATTCCAACCTTCATGTAAGTTTCTCCACTATGCCTTTGATAATGTCAATGTCAATGCCCAAAAATGGTGGCACTATACCAAGTAATCTTAATAAACCATCAAGAAACAAGGCAAGCACTATTGAACCTAGAATCATACTAATGATAGAGGCATTGTGATTGTGTTGTTTGATAGCAGCAGCAATCATAACCTCAACCTCATGTTTAGAGACGGTATGAGATGGTTTAATCTCATCAAATCTGTGAGTCATTAGTAGAAAAAAATTGTTTCAGTTAGATTTATGTATGTGACTACATTTTGAACTTTTCATCAGATTGTGGGACAATGCTGACAGGTGCTTGTTCAATTCTAATTACCTGATGAGGTGCTGTCTGAGCAGCTTTCTCAATCAGTTTTTCCATCTGCTCCTTGGTGATTCCACCACCTGGACCACCATTAGCACCATTTTTTTTAGCAGTCTGGACACCAAAAGTAGCTAAAACCCCTGTGAAAACTGAGGCTATGAAGGTTGGGTCTAGTTTCTGCTCAGGAATACCTAATGCTGCTGGTAGTTTGATGTAAGCAAGGGTGAGGATACCCCCACTCCATACTAGTATTCCAAGTCTAACAAATGTTGAGAGGATTGCAAGTTGTTCCTCTTTATCATCTGTAGCTTCTTTGAGTTTTGATAGTATTCCTTTTTTCTTGGGTTCCTCTTTAGGTTCCTCTTTCTTAACATCCTTGACTTCTTCTGGCATCTTAAGAAAGCAGTTAATAATATTTAGAAAAAAAGGGACCTTTTCAGGCCCCTGCACCCTGATAAACAGGTGTCATTATTCCACCATCTGGTGGACCATCATTATCATCATCTGTTTCAACCAACAGTAGCATAAAGAAGAATGGTGTGAGAAAAAAGATAATAGTCTGTGACCATTCAAAACTCATGACTCTTGACCTTGAGTGTGTTCCCTTGTAGCACATGCGGCAGCACCTAATGGTAATAGGAGTAATACTGCTGCCACGTAAAAACCCCAAGCCATCACCAGATACCAGGAATCAGTTGACCTGTTGCTGCATAGGATCCCATTGCTGCAATGACTCCAATCATTGCTGCCCAACCGTTGATGCGTTCTGCTTTTTCGTTCATTGTTTTATACCTTAGAGAGATTTAAGTATGCTTTTGTGGTGTCACTTGGTGTGTTTTCATAGGTAGATGTGTCACCATAGATTTTGTGATCACTGTACCCAACCATTGCTCCTTTGGTGCGTTGAAGTGCTGCCATAAAAGCAATGAAAAGAAACACACTTGGTGCTCCAATAATAAGTGCTGCTCCAAACACATAACCCACAAGGAATTCTGCGATTGTATGATTAGCAGTCCAGGCAAACTCAGTTTGCGTCAAAAGTTCAATCATTAATTAGTTCAGGCGAGGAAGGTTCCTGCATTGCGAAGAAGACCAAAGAAGAATACATCACCAGTGGATGCATATGATAACAGTGCTGCAACAAATCCAATCATTGCAACCCTACCATTCAGTTTTTCAGCCCTCTCATTATGGGTGACATACCCATAACGCTCAGCCTCTGAATCATAGTACATTCTGGGCTCTTTTGCCCACATATTCGTTTGTCCAAATTCATTAGTTGTTACAGTCATTTACCTAATGTAATGATTCTTTACATACTATATATGTTTTCTTAACTTTTGTCAAGCTGTTCACTTCTAAGACTGGCCACCTCCCTGATCAGATCATTATAATCCCTGACCAGTAGCATATGTTCATTCTCAAGATCCTCCACACGATATTGAAGTCTCTCTATCAGGTCATATAGATTCCTACAACGTTCAACATTGTCTGCTCCCCTATCTGTACTGGTGAAGAACCACTTAAAAAAGTTCTTCTTTTTCTTCTTACTCTTTTTCATTGATGGTCTCCACTGCAGCAAGTGCTTTCAGTCTCACACTCTCAGGCAGGGCAACATAACCCATCCTTTCAGATTCATTCTGTGCCTCTTCACTCAATATAAAGTTAAGGGTTTCCTTAACACCAGGTCTTGATTCAGGGTAAGCAAGTATCCAGGTCAGTGAGACAATGGGATAGGAAATCTCACCAGCAGGATTGGGGTCAGTTCCCCTCAGTTTGTCATCAAGATTGATATTAGCAAGACCATGAGCAGTGGTTGTTGGGTTTGCTTTGAGAAACACACCCTCCTTATTCTGTAATGAGACCTGCTCCAACTTAGAGGTCATCACATAGTTATAGTTCAGATAACCAATAGAACCCTCTACTTGGAGCATCTGTGCAGCAACACCAGAGTTACCCTTTGCCCCTACACCCACAGGCCACTTAACTGTTTTTGCTGTGCCATACTTACTCTTCCATTCAGGGGAGAATGCTGACAGTGAGTTGGTAAATCCATAGGTTGTTCCAGCACCATCAGCACGATACACAACCATGATGGGCACATTACCACAACCAAACTCATTCCAGTTGTGAATCTTACCCATGAAGACATCAGCGAGTTGTGTCTGTGTCATCTTCACCTCACACCCTGGCACATTGAATGCTGGGACTATGGCACCCCCTGTGACAGGAATCTGAACCATACCACCCTCAGGTATCTTTGAGTCCTTTACAGAGGCATCTGAGGCACCAAAGTCAACTGTCTGCTTTACAAACTGTCTAACACCTGCACCACTACCAACTGCTTGATAGTTGACCTGATGACCAGTCTTGGAGGAAAACTTAGCAAACCAAGCCTGATAAAGTGGTGCTGGGAATGTTGCTCCTGCCCCTGAGATCTTAAAAACATCCTTCTTTTCTCCACAGGATGCAAGGAGGGGTGCTACCAGGGCAGCAACGATAAATGCTTTTTTCATATTAGGTCTAAATGACATCACTATTTTAACAGATTTAATCTATTTTTAACCATAAAAAAAGGACCCCAGTTAGGAGTCCTTAACATGATTAGATCAGGTTATCAGAAGCTGTACTTAAGACCCAGCTTACCACCCAGACCAAAATCATCATCATCTTCAGCAGTCAGGAAAGAAACCTCACCATAGACGCCAATGGCATCAGAGACAGGGATACCCAGACCAGCCTTACCAGAGAACTGTGTGTCAGTATCCTCACCATCAACTGCTACAATGGCAGGACCAGCCTGAACATAGTAGGAAGCATCGCCTGCGTTTCCTTCGTAACCAACATGGATGTCAGTGGTTGCTCCAGAATAGTCATCACCAACCCAACCAGCGTTGGTTTCTACGTTTACATAGGGACCTGCAACAGCAGCGCCAGCAGACAGGGACAGTGCAGCACCAGCTGCGAATACAGATTTGATCATTAGAAATTACCTCTTTTTACTTGCGGAATGATTACCCGCAGATGAATAGAACCTCGACGTGGTTCTGAAATGTTTCCTTTCGTTACTTTAATTACTGAAAGACAAAAGGTTAAGTATTTATACTACCAGAGATTTGGTAGTATGTCAAGTTGGTGGGGTTTTCCCACCTGATGGTTCAGCAACCCTGCCCAGGTATGGGTCATAGTTCATCACTTCATCAATGGACAAACTGGCACCTGTTTGTTGCCAGTAGTTCATCTGAGCATCATAGTTCCCTTTGTGAAATGCGTCAACGTGCTCAGGGTGGATACTGGAACCCAGTTCAATGCGATAAAGAAGAAGAGGAACAGCATAGGAGTTGCCTGAATTATAGATAAGGTCATCTGCTACTGGTCTTGGTCTAACTCCATTATCTAGTTTAAACTTGTCACCCCTACAATGTAGATTGATAAGTTTCTTAGCATGATGCCTTGTGATCAGATAACAGGCAGTGGAGAACTCATTCACAAATCTCTTGTGGATCTTTGTGTAGATATCACCTGTGCAAATGATAGCAATTTGTACTACATCCCAATCATAGGGCAACTTTGCCACCACGTCCTTCCATGTAAAGTTCCAACACTTTACTGTATCAAAGGCACAATCATCCTCCATGATAATCGCATATGGATCATCAGATTCCTCATAGAACTTTTTGATTGCTTTAAGGTGTGATGTGGTACAACCCACCTCACCTGGTGACATCATATCAGGGTATCTTCCCTTAAGGATGTGACCCAAATCATCATCCCTGCCATCATATCCAGAGATCCTTTGGTAATTATCAACCTGCCAATACTTAAACTGATCCTCAATGTACTTCCATCTCTCTGGTTGCCCATCAAGATTGATACAATAGATAGGACCCATTTCTTGAAGTTTATATGCTGCCTTGTTCTTATCCATTAATCACCTTCCACCCATGACAATACAGGTCCTTAGTATTTAAGTGTGCATTATTTGGTCCAAACCATCTACTTGGTGCTATAACCTTCTCACCCTGTCCTAACCATGCTCCCCACCAGGAGAATGAGGAGTTAGCAATAATATGATCACTACACTGGGTCATCAGATATAGGTCATGATATGGTCCTGCTGCCTCTGAGACAAGGAATCTATCATCACTGAATAGTTGTTGTTCCATACACCACTTAGGATCATCACTGAAAATAATGATCTGCCTTTTGGCATCAATCTTTCCCAATGCCCTCTCATAATATTCAAGTGGTAGATTATGATGATTACCAGAGTTGATAAGAAAATCTCCCCTGCGTATATGTAAGGCAACAGGATCCTCAAAACAGGAATCCACAATCTCCCTACACTCATTCACAATCTGTTTCTTAAATGTGAACTGCTGTCTTACCTCATCCTCACAGTGTTGAAAGTATTTGTCTGTCTGAAAGAATCCATACAGTGTAAAATTCACACTGGGATCTGTTGCAAAGGCATAACTATTAAACTGAAATCCCTTCTCAGCAAGGACATTCTGTTCCTTCAGCATCCCAATATTATCTGGTTTGATATCAAAACAATCAAACAATTCTATCCTTAGTTTGTTACCAATACCATCATCAAAGATCTCATCATGATTTGGTATCATAAAAGGCACCCCCAGTTTCCTGGCGATGCCTAATGTTGCTGCATACTGAAACATTTGATTTCCAAGTTGTCCCAGTTTGCCAAGATAATTAAATGCTACAGTCATGAAAGAAGTAGATTACAAATTTCTTTTGTCTTGTTTATACCCATAAGGGATTCCTCAAGCAGGATGTCCACCTTAGAATTATAATCCACAAAAACCTCATAGTCAACCTGGTTCAGCAGGCAGTCAATCCAGCAACTGGATGGGTTGGTCACATAATACTTTGACCCAATAGAATATAACTGTGATCTGTTAATTTTATTGTGAACTAACCAGGCATTATCAACCAGATGATTATCAGGACTTCTTAGAAGAATATACTCAAGTTTAGGATGTAATACTCCACCATTACAGGTTGGATGTCTTACAAAATAGCAAGGACCATGAGATAGATCAGAGATCTTATCCCATGTCTCTTCTTTCCACTTCTCTGTATAGATTCCTGCCCACTCCCCACTGTTTGTGTCAAGCTTGATATCCTGAGAGTTTGGTTTATCAAATCCATTAGTAAAGAAGAATACCTTACTCCCTTTGATAGGTGGTATCTTTGAGTAGAAATGATTTGGGACACCAACATGTAGAATCTTTTGTTTAGGTGTAGCAATCTTTGGATTCAGGTAATCCTCTTTGACCCAAGTGATCACATGGTCAGCACTAAAAAAATATTTTGGAAGTCTGGTGAGTGCTTCTTGTGAGATACCATGCTGTATAGCATAGGTTTTACACTTCACCTTAGTACAAAGGTTAAAATCATAATGATGATACTGATTGCTTGTGCCAGATGTAACAAGCATGGAGTTAGCATCCTCTGAGTATTCAATAAGTCTCCTCTCCTCTTTTATGTCAAGGGTATAAAACTTTGAATACCTATCCACATACTCATTTACCTTGTATGCCAGGGCATCATTACTAAGTTCAGCAAAATTTGTGTAAAGAAGAACCTCATGTCCCCCCTCACACATATTTTTTATCATAGGAATCAAGAACCTTAGATGATTCCTAGTTGTGGTGCATAATATAACTTTCATTACTTAAATGTAATAGCAAATATAAGATCATCATATCTATTTTTGACCTCCCTAAGGTCAACACCCTTACCCACATACCTATCACCACCAACCTCTTTCAGTTTCTTATCAAGTGCCTCAAAGTCCTCAACCTTTTGCACATCCTCAATAAACAATGTGCCTCCTTTTTTGAGCATGGGAAGATAGTATTCAATACACAACACCTGTGATTCTAAGGTATGGGGTCCATCATCAAAGATAATATCAAAACCCTCTGGTCTTACCTTTTTAACCTGTGCTGGTGTGTCCTCATCATAGGCATCACAGTTTGCATATGTAAATCTCTTATTGTCCATGATCTCCCAGCATTTTGGATTCATGGTCTCTTGAATATCAAGTAGGAGGAGCCTTGATTTGGTCAGATAATCATGCCACAGGATAGCAGAACAACCATAGTTTGTGCCCAGTTCTAAAACTGAAACATCCTTATCCTTATACTTCTCAAGATTCTCAACATAGAAGTCACAATAACCATGCTCAGCATCCTTGTCAGTTCCCCAACCACCAAGATGCCTTCCCTGACTATCATACTTACCACTGAATCCATTCATGTTATACTTTTCAATGATTTCTACTAATTGATTTTTCATAATTCTAAGTTGGGTACTTTGTTCTTGGTAAATATGCCCTATTGGGCAAATGCTTTGGATCAATCTTAATATGTTTCTTGTTGCCATTGAGCACAAAGTAATTATAACATAAGACAGATTCTAATTGCGTCTTGATGTCTGCTCCTTTGCACCTGTTCTCATACTCCTTTGAGGATAGATTCTCATCCTGATAAACCCTGTTGAATACATCCTCCTTTCCAATCTCACACCAGGTCTTCATTGCCAATGGATCACCAAAGACAACAATATCACTCAGGATCTTATTGAATACACCATTGTCAAGGGTAACAGAGAAGTCATAATCCATACCAAATAGTGTATTGTTCTCAATAAACTTCTCATAGTAGTTTAGATCCAACTGTGATACCCAGGCATCATATCTTGATTTAATAATCAGATCATAGGTCTCTGGATTCTCAATCAGTTTGTATGATTTATAAATGTTTCTGACCTGCCCATAGTAACTCCTAAGGGTGGATTCTTCATTCTCAGCACACCCCATCTTGGCAGATTTGCTCTCCACAAATCCAGGTGATGACCTAATTAGATGACAATACTTATTGGCAAAGTTACTAATCTCCTCATCCACCATCTCATAGTTTTCAATATTGATACTCTTATAGTCAAGGTATCTCTCAAAGAATAACCAATCAATCCTTGGTGAGTTTGTATATCCCTTCTTATCAGCAGGTTCCTTATGTGGTGCCCCTATAATATCATATGTGTTTGAGTAGATGTCAATCCTATGACCTAAATTTAATTTTTTAAATTTCCAAATCTCCTCAAAATACTTAGTATCCCTTACAAATCCAGGAAGTAGATATGCTACCTTCATAGGATACTCCTCAACACATTCTCAACCATCATACCCAGACCCTGTTCCCTTTCTCCACTAGACATAGACATATCCTTTTCAAGATGATCAGACACTGTATTTACTGACAGTGCTTTCTTGTTAAATCTATTAGCAATACTATAAAGAACATGGGTCTCCATATCCACTGCCAGGATACCCATATCCCTCAATGATTTATGCCAATCAAGGTTTGGTTGATAAAAGTAATCATTGGATACCATCTGGCCAACATAAGCAAGAGGATCCACTTTCATATATTTTTCCAACATGTAGTAATCACAACAGGGTGATAATCTAAACCCAGGAGCAAGGTTATCTGTCATAGCATTATCAGTGGCAGAACTCATAGCCACTACAATATCACCCACCACAACATGGGGCGAGATACCACCACAACTCCCCACCCTTATGATCTTTTTAACATTATACTCTTTGAATAGTTCATGGACATAAATGCCAAGACTTGCCTGACCCATTCCACTTGCCTGAACAGATACAGGTTTACCCATATATGTGCCACTAAACCCCATACAATTACGTACAGTATTCACAGTTTTGACATTATCTAAAAACTTACCAGCAATCCACACTGCTCTCAGTGGGTCACCAGGCATGAGAACTATTGGATTGTATTCTCCCTTCTTTGCTTCAATGTGAGGTGTTGGCATTAGTTATGATTTGATAAACTTGTTTCCAGTTTTTTACACGAGGTCCATCCCAATCTTGATTGTATGGATGATCTATTAAGACACTTCTGAGACCAACTCTTTTTCCTGCCTGAGCATGGTTTACAGAATCCTCAATCCAATAATAATCCTTTTCACCATATCTGTCAAGAAGATATTGTTCTTTTCCAACACTAAAATCTAAGGCACAATCAATAAAATCAAATACATCTCCAAAAAGATGAATAAGATTATTGCGCCTTAGTCTCTGAGCATACTTATCTTTATCAAGACAACTGATAACCTCAAATCTCCATCCCTCCCTATTGAGTCTGGTCACATACTCAACAGAATCCCTGAGAGCAGGGATGAATCCAACACAACCAGATTGATTGAACTCCCTGGTAAGATAGATTGCTTGGTCCTCAGTAATACCATATCTTATTGATTGTTCATAATACTTGTCAGTATCATCTTGTCTCCTAAAACACTTCTCTGCCATCCAGACATCAAAAGCGTATGCCCAATCAAGTAGCACACCATCACAATCAACAATTATTTTCTTTTCCATTTAAGAATTTGTAGATTTGATCCCAGGTTCCAAGGTCAACATAGTCATCAACTTCAATTGCCTTAGATTTATATATTGGTGTGTCTTTAATCTCCCCTACAAGGAGTCTATGATTCAATGTTGATTTCTCCATAAACTCAATACAATTATCAAAGACCCTTTTCCTGAAAGCAAAGGCAGTCCAGAAAGCATTAAACCTTTCTAGTTCTTCTTGAGGTTTATCTTCATACTCTTCAACCAAATTATCTTGATCAATCCAGAGAGCACCTTTAGTTTTTAACATCTCATCATCATCCATCTCCCTTTTATAGAAGAATGTGAATCCTGTCTCATTCAAACTATCACCAACAAGACTCACAATGTCCTGAGATGATTTAAGTTTTAGAAAGGTATCAGGTAGAAGCACAAGATTCTTCTCACCAAACAGATGCTTGGCACTCTTAATTGATCCTGTATATTCAGTCTCTGCTGGATTGAAGAATGTGAATGAGATATTAAATCTTGTTTTATATCTACTCAGATACTTGATTAATTCAGTCTTATTCTCATTCAATGTCACAACAAATTGAACATCCCTTCTACCATAGTTCTGAAATAGATCAAAACTATAATCAATCAGTGACTTATTCTTTTCAATAGAGTGAATCTCTTTTGGATAGGGAAGGGATAATCTGGTTCCCTCACCAGCACAAGGAAGTATAACAGTTAGTTCAGACATTTTCTAGTGCAAAGGTCCCATTGCCAAATTCTAGCATGGAATACTGGGAGTACGCAAGGGTGTTCAACCACTGTTTTTTGTATGGATCAGGGGGATAGAAGGGACGTTCAATCAAACTAAAATCTGACAATGAGACAGGTGCTGTGGGTGAGTTTTCATCAGTGAATGTAGGGATACCCTCCAAATGAGCAGTGATAGCAGCACAGGATGAGTGTGTAACCAGTGCCCAACAGTCTTTAAGATCCTCCTCTAATGTGGTCCTGGTTGATGGTGACATGACAGAGTTGATTGCTGGTTTATCCCTGATGACAATCTCCCTATCTGTATGTTCCCTAAGGGTTTGTAGGGTTTTAGTTCTCCAATTCTTTTGATCATACAGGGCTAGTACATGCTCTGATGGTGGACATACAAGGATCTTTGATCCAGTCCTCTTGTACTCCTTACCATATCCATTAAAGTGATCATAGAAATACTTCTTCCATCTTGAACCATCAATGGCAAGGGGACTCTGATGAATCTGGTTTTGAACATGACAGTTCTTTGATACCCTGAACCACTCACACTTGAAGGGATTCTTGTTTCCAGTATCCTGTGCATATCCTCTCCAAAAATATGCATGATCAATGTGATAATAATCTAAATTATTCTTCCTTCTATACTTGATAAAGTCATGAGTAAGACTACTGGTGGTCATATCACATAGGATAGGCACAGTGTCATCAAATTTAGAATAAGATTCAGGTGATAGTTTTGAATTATTGATTACTTTAAACCCATAGTGATTACAGATATTAGTAATCACATCATTAAATCCACCACTCTTCCTTGTGCTTTGAATACCAATATTAGACATAAGCAACCATGTTGCCACCCTCAGCAACTTTAAATTTATAATCCAATCCCAGACTCCTAATCAGATCAGTGGTTGGTTGTTGATCCTTTTGCTTTACCTCATAGAACATAACTGGTTTATATTCCTTGATAGTTTGCATACCACCCTGAATAATTTGAAACTCACTACCCTCAGTGTCAATCTTGATGAAAGATACATCAGTAAAGTTGTATGAGTCCAGGGTCTTGACAGCAACATCCTTAATTACATATGGATTTTTACCCTCATTCTCCCAGAATCCACCCTTCTTAAACCTACTGATACTGGCATGACCAGGGATATCCCTACCATTAGGAAGGATAAGATCAGTGGTGGTCTCAGTATCACTCAGGGCAACATTATACTTCTCAACATCCTCAGAGAGTTGTTCAAAGGTATATGGATTTGGTTCAAAACAAATTACACGCTCAAAGTCCTTCACAAGGGCAGTGGATGTGTCACCATCAAGGGCACCAATATCAATATAGGTGTTAAATTTTTGGATATGTGGATAGGCAGATCTCCTAATCCTTTCAAGATCAACACTCATTTTAATAACTCTGGACTTCTTTTCATACCCTTTCTACCACCCTTTCTATGGTCAACATAGGGACTCAGGATGGGACACCTTGCCATAACATGTCTGTGAAATTCATGATCATTGATGGCATCACCACCACCATGAAACTTTGCTGTTGCCTCAGGGAACATCTCCATCACCCTGTCAAATATGTAGGAGTCATTCTGTTGCTTGTAATCAAAGATCTTACCAGTATCATATACCTCCTGAAACTTATCAAAGAATCTTTGAACCACCTCACTCTTACAGTTATAGGTTACAAATCCAGTCTCAGTGTAATAACTTGGTCTGGGATAGTATGAGAAATCCCTATCACCAATAAAGTTATCATACCATTCCATTGGAATTTGTTTCAGGAAGACACAATCAGCATCAATGAAGAACTGCCTATCACCCCATTGTCTACCACCACACTGAGCATATACCTTATATGCAAATCTGACAGCATCCATGATGTAATTATCCACATCACCCTTCTGATACTTCTTAATGAAAGCAGCAATGGGGGTCTCCCTAAAAATGTTAAGGTATTTAATTTTTGGATGTTGAGGATAGAGTAGGATATTATCCTCCTCCACATAACAATACAATGGGGGATGCTGATGGGTATCAAGATATGTCCTGATCAGATCCTTAGCATACTCATCATAGAGTTTCTTATTAAATGTGGTTAAAAAATAATTACTCATGTTTCATTACACAATAATCTACTTCTGCCTGAATGATGTTATCCTTGTTAACATCACTATTGATCTTTGATGATAGTTGTTCTGAGTGAACCCTGTTAGTTACAAGGTCATCCATCAGATAAAATGGTTGACCATGATTCTTATCAAGATGATAATAGAACTCAACATCCATCATCATCCTAACATTCTCATCAAATCTTTCCACCACCTTATCATTCTTGAATGCCAATACTGATGGAGAACTGATTGAGTTTACACCCCTGATGATATCATCATTCCAACCTGGCATCATGGTCCAGTAGAAATCATTACCATCAGTCTGGGTGTGATTGCATCCACATACCAACCAATCCTTATCACTCTCCATCAGGGATGTGTATATCTTTTCAAGTGCCTCATCATCATAGAAGAAGTCATCCTGAAATAATACCTTTACGACCTCACCATTACAATGATTGATGGCATTGTTGGCATTAAAGGAGATATTTCCCCTCTCTTCCCTGTTTCTGACATACTTGATATTTACACCATTCCTCTCATAATGCTTGACAACATTCTTGACCTCATTACCCTCACAACTATCAGATACAATTATCTCCCAGTCAGTAAGGGTTTGTATTTGCACTGTGCGCACAAGGTCATCCAGGAACTCAGCACCCCTTCCGTGTGCTTCCCATGCAGGAACTGCTATTGATACTTTCATCACATAGTTCTCATTTGAATTTGCTTTCCAATCCATTTATATGTTGCTGCAATGCCCTCTTCAAGGGTCATTGAGTAATCCCAATCAAGTTTTTCCCTGACAAGATCATTGTTAGAGTTACGTCCTCTAACACCAAGGGGTCCATCAATATGAATCTTGCTGACTTCCTTTTCAGCAACCTTGGCAACAGTGTCAACCAGTTGATTAATTGTGACCATCTCCTCAGAACCAATGTTCAATGAACAGGAAGGAACGAGTTTGTGTGCCATCTCCCCACACCTCAATTGCTCCACCCTTCTTTGGAAGGTAGGAGACCTTACGACAGATTGCAGCTGGACTCTTCTCTCTTCCTCCCTCCCAGGTGCCCTCAGGTCCAAAAATATTATGATACCTGGCAATCCTAACAGGAATAGCATGGTTCCTATTGTAAGCAAGGTAGAGACGCTCAGAGAATAGTTTCTCCCATCCATACTCTGAATCTGGTGCTGCTGGATATGCTGATTCTTCACGGCAATCAGGGTTGTCTGGGTCAAGTTGGTTGTACTCAGGGTACATGCAGGCAGAACTGGAATAGAAGATCTTGGTAGAATTCTTACCCTTCTCCTCATTCATTTTGCGCACACCTTCCAATACATTCAGGTTAATAGAAACTGAATTGTGCATGATATCTGCATCATTCTCACCTGTAAATACAAAACCAGCACCACCCATATCAGCAGCAAACTGATAGATCTCATCAAATGGCTGAATGTATCTGTAAGGGACAGAGTTATAGAAGTTACCCCTGTCCCCCTTATATTCCAAACATCTTTCTACAAATCTTGTATCTGTTAGATCCCCAACCACAAATTCATTGGCATGATGATCACTAAATTCAGGATATTTTACATCAACACCCCTAACCCAGTATCCATCTTCACGCAGTCTTTTAACCATGTGACTGCCAATGAATCCACCAGCACCCAATACGAGTGCCTTCTTTACATATTGAGACATGATAAATTAAATCCTATACAACTATTATATCAAGCAGAGTATTTTTTGACAAGTGCATCAAAATTAGGTTCCATTGCACTTACAATTTTTCTAAGCAGTGCATCCTCACCACCTGCTGCTGGTGCTGCTGCGTGCTTATGATTCTTGAGTTCTGCTATTGCATTCTCCAGTGCTTGAAGCCTTGCTTCTACCTCAACATCATACTTGGACATTGATGCCCCACTTGCAGATCTAGCTGCTGATCCTCTTGTTGGCATTGTTATAAATTCAGACTACCCCTATTTAGAATGTCACTTGTCTTCAATAAACCAATCAATACCCTCCCTACTTGCTAGTTTATCCACATCATGAGGATCCATCTCACCCTTTGGCAAATAAGCAAGTTCTCTCAAAGCATATACTGATGGATCCATAGTAACACTCGTGGGTAATCTACCTAGTGCCACATTATCAAAGTTAAGTTGATGCCTATCAAATGTAGAGAGTTCATATTCTTCTGTGTGTGATAGACAGTTTGTTGGGCAGTATTCCACACAGTTTCCACAGAATATACAAACCCCAAAATCTATAGAATAGTTTCTTAACTCCTTCTTCTTGCTCTTCTTATTCATCACCCAATCAACCACTGGAAGGTTGATTGGACAGACACGAACACAAACCTCACAGGCAATACACTTATCAAACTCATAGTGTATTCTTCCCCTATATCTTTCAGAGGGTATTAGTTTCTCATAGGGATACTGGACAGTGATGGGTCTCCTTTTCATATGATCAAAGGTGACTGACATCCCCTGAGCCATATATTTGGCAGTATTAACTACCTCTTTTAAGTATCCAAAGATTGAGTTTCCCATTTTGTTTTGGGTACTGTCCTATGTAGAAAAAAAGCAGGGTGATCACCCTGCTCAGAAGCACTTGTCAACCATGGCGCGCCAAGTTATTTTTAAAGAGTAATAACTAAATCTCTGCTCTTGCCTTTACTGAATCACCCCTTCTTTCCCTGTAACAGGGCACACCTGCTGGATCTAACCAGAGGGTATAGTCAAAATCTTCCATGGCAGTGAGCAACTGCATTTGATTGTCACAAAGATACATGTCTTTGTATTTTCCAGTAATGGAGTCAACCTTTTGAATCCTGTAATCAGGCATACCATTCAGTTCAATGGTGCCCCTCTCAACATAACGATAGGGAAACTTTTCAAGAAGAATTTTCATACTGCTGTGTTCAGATCAGAGGCAAGATAATCAAGAAGGATGTCATAGTCATCCAGGGGATCACCTGAAAAAACTACTCCACTGTTCTCATAAAACTTACGAACTTTTTTGTAAAGTTTTGGATTCTTTACATCCAAGAAGAAGTCACCTTTGACAGCACTCTGGAGAGTGTTGATGTCCTTTTTGAACTTGGTAGAGATTTGCATTGCTCTGTTTGATTACCTTTCTATTCTAATGTACCTGACCACAGAGGTCAAGATGGACAGTATAAAAACTGTCCTATGCTTCCTGAGAGGATTGAACTCTCCTTAGGCAAATTATGAGTTTGCTGCATTCACCAGATTGCTAAGGAAGCAAGTAGGACTGCTGGGAATTGAACCCAGTTTGCACCGTTATAAGCAGTGAGCATTAACCAATATGCGACAGTCCCTCAGGATGCCTCGTTGTTCTGTTCCAGATATAACTTCATTATATCATCATCTGCTGGCATCATCACTGCCCTTTCACCACTCTCGTTTTCCACACCTATTGTCTCTCCCTTCTCAACCCTTTCAAGGAGTTGTTCCCAATTCTTCTGCCAATGTTCCACAGAATAAAATTCCATTGCTATGAATATATATGGTTTAAATAAATGTTTGTAATTTGTGTAAAATTACTTTATATGCCTCCACTATATCACCCTCATCCAATCTGAACAAGTCCTTATCATACCTCTCCATATCACTCTTTCCCCACAATCTCATTGAGTCAGGTGATATCTCATCAGCAAGTAATAGTTCACCATGAGCATCAATACCAAACTCAATCTTGAAGTCAATAACATCAAACCCAATTATGTTGAACATGTTAATGAGATAATCATTAATCAACATTGCTTGCTCAACAATTGGAGCAGAGTCATATCCCATCAATTTAACCCTATCCCTTGTGAGTAAAGGGTCATGCTTGCTATCATCCTTTAAAAAGAATTCTACAATGGCAGGTAGGATTGGTTGACCCTCCTTAAGTGTGGTGGTCTTCACAATAGATCCTGCTGCCCTGTTTCTAACAATTACTTCCAGTGGAATGATATCCACCTTCTTACACAACATCCTGTTAGGACCAACCTGTGTGATGTAATGATTTCTAACACCAAGATCTGCTAACTTTTCAAAGATAATGGATGAGATCTGACAACAAAGTGAACCCTTACCAGCAGGATAATCCTCCTTCTCACCATTTCCAGCAGTAACTTTATCATGATAATGAATCAATACTTCTTCAGCATTATCAGTATTGAATACTGTTTTTACCTTACCCTCAACAACAAGCATCAGCGCACCTCAAAGTCTAGTCTTTTAACTTTTCTTTTTCTCCTCTCTTCCTGGTAGAGTAGTTCTTCCCTTGAGAAGTGACTATCAATCTTTTCTTCAACCTTATTGGTAACCATTACAACCTTATCTAGGTCAATGGCGCCAACCTTATTGTCCGCCAATCTCATTTGATTAGCACAACCACAGAACTGAACCTTACTAGTGCTGGTCAGTTCTCTATTACATTCCTTGCATCTAACTGTAATCATTGTTCTGAAAAATAGATGGGAGATACTGGATTTGAACCAGTGACACCCTGCGTGTAAAGCAGACATTCTACCACTGAACTAATCTCCCTTTTCTTTATATAAGTGGGGATATTCCTGTTTCAACCAACAGGGTTTACACATGGAACCAACCCAAAGGTATAGTTCCTCATTCCAATATCCAAGTGTAGGACACTTATTGGCAGGGGTCATCTGACCACATGCACAACACTCTGTCTCCCACATTTTCCATACTCTATCCTTGTCCAGCATTCTTCTCTTCCTTCTTAGTTTTGAAGTAGAGTTTATAATATCTCTTCTTCATCTCTGCAAGCACTTCCATGTCCTCACCAAATCCCATAAATTTAAGATGTTGATAAGTGCCTTCCATCTCACTGATTAGACAGCAAATATTTATAGCACTTTGAGGTCTACCTCCAAAGTCATAGTAAGACATTGGTGGTGGATTGCCTGTTGATGATACAAGAGATTCACTCATATGTATGTAGAATAGGTAACCAAGAGGTGTTTAGTTAAGGATTTCCCCAATCTATTCCTCTTGGTTGGTTTGGGTGGGTAGAGGGATTTACTTTTCACCCTCAACAAGATGGTCTCACTAGTAAGATAGTGATCTTGTTCTTTTCAGTCCTCTTGGTTAGAGTTCTGTGTCACCACAGCGGGCACCACCCCTGACTTACTTCACCATTACAGAGTGCATGACCACATCTGTTTTTCTGGCATACCCTAAGGAGAATGATCAGTTCTCCAACAGGTCCACTAGGAATCGAACCTAGAATAACTGCTTAGAAGGCAGTAGTTATATCCGTTTAACTATGGACCCAGATGATGGTTCCTATCGCCGCTAACCCTGAACCACCAAGGGGGTCACCGCAGTGGTCTCTCAACCACCCTTTAACTATAATACATTGACCAGTCCCTGTCAAGGGGTGTCAATCTGAGAACTGGTCAGGTAGTATGCCTCACAGTATTTTACAATACCTGCTGTATGCATGTTGCCCTGTGAGACCCAATCATTAGCACATTCATAGATTGCTCTTGTGCTGTATTTTGGTAGGGATCCTTCCATTTGTCCACCAAACTTAGCAAGCAGAACCTTGAGTGCCTGTTCCCTCACCTTCATTTTTTGATCACTATATCTCCAATCATCCATGGAATTTTTCTGAATCATGAGAGGATAAATTTTGCTTTATACTCATGTGAATAAATCTCCCTGTTACCCTTGATACCCCATCCTAACCAGTAGTATGCAGGAGCCATATACTGAGAGATAGAGAATCCATGTCCTTCAAACTCAGGGAGGTATTTCTGAAAGATTGGTTCATTAATCATGTATCTGGTTTGACACTTGAATTCACTAGGATCACAACCATACTTCTTAGCAAAGAGTCCAAGTCCTTTGTGTCTACCTATTGAGGTCCACTGAATAATCCCATAGCCACCACTATGGCAATCGAGGTAAGAAACTCTGCTCCCTCCCTCGCATATGTTGGAAATAAACTTGCTCTCCTGTTTAATATTGCCCATGATCGCAGCAAGGGCATTAGGATCACTAATCTTTGTTTTTTCTTGGAGTTGTTCCAGGACATGTTTTTCTTCTGGTGTGCAACTTGGACACTTCCAAGTTTCTACATAAGGTTCTACAACAACCTCTATTGGTTCTACAGACCTCTGCTCTTCTAAGGATTGAGGCAGACCTGCCAATAGTGTAAAAAGTTCAAGAATCATGGGGGAAATAATCTTTGCGGTAATAACGACCAAGGATGTTGCTATTATAAAAGGCAGGCGTCCCATCTGTCAAGCTCTCAACTAAGACATTATTTAGGAACAGCTGCCTGGTTTCCTCATAGTTGACCTTGCCAGGGGTCAGATGTAGGGAGAGGATAGTTCTGCTAAAGGAACTACGTCCAAACTTTTCAACATCTTGCTTAAGCTCTGGACAACTTCCATAGTAGAGGCGCCAGTTACTTTCAGACGTAACTCTTGTCCTTCGTTTATTTTTAGCAGTATTTCTAGGCTTTCGTTTTTGCCAAAAATACTTTCTCCCAATGTACTGTCGTTGGTTCTGGAGATTGGTAATGTTATAAACAAACCCATAGTGGTCCCCAACATCGCTCCCACCAAAGCAGGTGCCCATATAGATCCAGGGATTTTCATACTCAGACTCCTTACTCTCTTCCACATAATTTTTTCATTTCAGTTTTATATATATCATTCTCATGGAAATGATAATCATCAATCTTTTTTGCTTTTACTTTTTGATTAAATCCATTGAAGGGAGTAAGAGGTTCAATCTCCTCCATCTCCCACCAAATCTGCTCAAAGCTTGAATCCTGAGAAGGTGTCTTTCTTGACATCCTGCTTGATTCCTCCAACAACATAACTCTCTACCTCTGTCTCTTGTGGTGCTACCTGAAGACCCTTGGAGGAGATCCAGTGTTGGGTCCATGGTAATGGATTAGCATTAGCTGCTACATCATACATGGGTTTCATACCAAGTGCCTTAAGTCTGCGGTTAGCAGTCCACTCAACATACTTCTTAAGGAGTGCATCATTGAGACCAATCATACTACCATCCCTGAACAGGTAGTCTGCCCATGCCCTCTCCTCATTGACTGCCCTATCAAACATGGCATAAACATTCTCTACCTCTTCCTGAGCAATCTCCTTCATCATAGGATCATCACCCTCTCTCCACTTCTTCAAAATGTTTTGGGTGATGGCAAGGTGTTGGTTCTCGTCTCTTGCAATAAGGGAGATAATCTTTGCTGATCCCTCCATAAGCTTAAGTTCACCAAAGGCAAAACTACAAGCAAAAGAAACATAAAACCTAATACCTTCCAGTATGTTGACATTAGCAACTGCCCTGTAAAGTTTTCTCTTGACCTCTTTGAGTTCAATCTGACCCATGATGTGTCCTTCATTATTCATCTCCCACATGGTACTAGTACCATATTCTTGGGCAGCATTAATGAACTCATCATAGGCACCAGTCACACTAGCAGCACGCTCAAGGATGCGTTCATCATAAAGGATCTTATCAAAGACCTCTGCTGGATCAGGATAAACATTCTTGATGATATATGTGTATGACCTGCTATGGATCATTTCCATAAATCCCCAAACTTCCATGCAAGATTCAAGCTCAGGTAGTGAACAGTATGGAATGAAAGCCATACCAGGACCACGACCTTGTACGGAGTCCAGGAGGATCTGGTACTTAAGGTTGCTGGTATAAATGTGTTTTTGTTCTGGTCTGAGCGTTTGGTAGTCTCCACGATCTTTCTGCAGTGAAACTTCTTCAGGTCTCCAAAAGTATCCCAACTGTTGAGTTGTTAGTTTCTCAAAGATGGGATACTTATAGGAGTCATATCTTTGGACACCAAGTGGCTGTCCAAAGAACATTGGTTGCTTTTTGTAGTCATGGGGAGTGCTGTTAAAGACAGTCATTCCCTTGACTTTCCTATCCTCTTTAGTTGTACTGTTCATGCTTACCTTAAACTGCACAGGATTCACACTCCCCCTCCTCTACTTGTTCTAATTCGTTTAGTAGACTATTTAGATTTGCTGAATTGTCCTCCTCAACCTCATCACTCTTCATGTCATGAGTATTCTGATAGTAGGAGGTCTTCCAACCATACTTGTAAGTGGTCAGCAGATCATTTGCCATCTGGGATACGGGCACTTCATTGTCTGGGTAGTCCTCTGGATTATAGGACCAATTACCTGAGATTGCTTGGTCAAAAAACTTTTGCATCACAGAAACGATATTGATGTAACCCTCATTACCACCCATTTCCCACAGCAGGGTGTAGCTATTTTTCAGGGTTGTATAAGATGGTACAATCTGTTTAAGAGGCCCCTTCTTGGACTTCTTGATTGACAGGAAGTCTCTGGGTGGTTCAATTCCATTGGTGGCGTTTGAGACAACACTGCTGCTCTCTGATGGCATTTGTGCTGAGAGCGTTGAGTGTCTAAGACCATACTCTGAGATAGAATTACGTAAGCCATCCCAATCATGTTGCAACTCCTGAGATGAAATCTCATCCACATCCTTCTTGTATGTATCAATTGGTAGGATACCATCAGAATATTTTGTTCTACCAAAGTATTCACAATGTCCCTTCTCCTGTGCCAGTTGGTTTGAGGATTTCAACAGATAATACTGGAAGGATTCAGACAATCCATGAACAGCATCCCATGCCTCCTGTGAACCATAAGAATATCCAAGTTTAGCAAGGTAGTGTGCCAGTCCAATAAATCCAATTCCAAGGGATCTACGTGCCTTTGTAGCAACCTCAGCAGCAGTAACAGGATATTCCTGGTAGTCAATCAGTTCTTCTAGTCCTCTCACTGCCAGATCACAAAGATCCTCAAGTTCATCATCATTTCTCACCTTACCAACATTGATGGCAGATAAGATGCAAAGGGCAATCTCACCTGTATGATCATCAATATGCTGTAAGGGGTAGGTAGGAAGTGTGATTTCCTGACACAGATTACTCATCTCAACCTTGTCCTTGAAGGATGAGTGTGAGTTACAGTGATCAATGTTCATCAGATAGAGACGACCTGTCTCTGCCCTTTCCTTCAGTAGATTAAGAAAGAGTTCCTGAGCTCCCACAGTTTTTCTTGGTACAGATTCATCTGCCTCATAGCGTGTATAAAGCTCATCGAACCTATCAGTACCAAAAGCATCAAAAAGCCCAGGCACATCATGAGGACTGAATAGGGATATCTCTCCGTTTTGGATGAATCTTTCGTAAAATAGTTTTGAAAGTTGAATTGAGTAGTCAAGTTTTCTTACCCTGTTATCTTCTGTTCCCTTATTATTCTTCAGAACAATAATATCTTCTATCTCCTGATGCCAGATGGGGAAGTGTACTGTTGCTGATCCACCTCTGATTCCGTTTTGCGTGCAGCATCGTACAGTAGATTCAAATTTTTTAAGGAAAGGAACAACACCAGTGTGTTGAACTTCTCCACCTCTGATTTTACTGTTGATGCCACGGATTCTCCCTGCGTTGATACCAATTCCAGCCCTCTGTGCAACATAACGACCAATGGCCATATCAGAACTAAAAATGCTATCCAGGGTGTCATCAACATCAACGAGAACACAACTCGCAAATTGACGCAAGGGCGTTCTAACTCCCGCCATGATTGGGGTTGGAATGTTGAGTTTGTGTTTACTGATTGCGTCATAGTACCTCTTAACGTATGACATTCTGGTTGCTTTGGGATAGTCCCTGAAAATAGTCAGGGCAATCATCATATACATGAACTGGGGTGTCTCAAATACCTCGCTAGAACTTCTATCCTGCACTAGGTATTTATCCACAACCTGCCTAAGACCAGCGTATGTGAACAGGAAATCCCTATCATGATCAATGAATATATCTGCTTTTTCAATCTCTTCTTTGGAATACTTTACAAAGATATCCTTGTCATACAGATCATCATATGCTTTCTCTGTAATATGATCAATCAATGAGGGTAGTGTTCTCATTCTGCCATACATCTGCTTCCTTATAGCAAACAGGAGGAGTCTGGCAGCAACAAATTGATAGTTAGGATGTTCCAGATCAATCAGGTCAGAAGCACTCTTGATCAGGATTTCCTGAATTTCATTTGTGGTAATACCATCATAAAATTGGATACCAGAAGTCATCTCCACTTGACTGGCAGAGACCCCTGAAAGACCCTTGGTTGCCTCTTCAACCATCAAATGCATCTTATCTAGGTCAAGAGGTTCAACTCTACCATCTCTTTTTTTAACCTTAGTGCCATTACTCATATTTTTTTCCAGGTGTTGAATTTAAGTTTTGCTTGTAGACCTGTATATGTGTTTGATTCTACTACTTTCTGAACATTGTGTCCAGCAAGAACCATATCATTTAGGTCTTTTTCATGAATGTCAGAAGGCCAGATAACTACCTTCTCCCCTCTCTCAATGACGTCACTGATCCTTCTTGTAATCTCTCTACTACGGGGTTCGTTATCAAATACCCAACAGCAATCGTTGATACCCCAATCACGCTGAACAAGATCAGCTCCACACATAGCAATCGCATTAGAAAGGAACGTTGAGTCAAACGGTCCTTCAGTGATATAGACAGTAGATTCTGAGTCAGCATTGTCAAGTCCATAAATTTTGGGGGCATCATCATCTAACATGATGGTTAAGTATTTAATAGGGTTGGAAGATAGTGCTCTTCCCTGAACCCCTATAAGTTGTTCATCCCTGACAAGAGGGATAACAATTCTTGGTTCACCAAATCTGGTGTCATCAAATGAGTTGGGTTTAATTTTATTGGCAAATTCCTGGAAGTTTTCAGCATAATAAAACTTACCATCAAATATTGCTCTGCTGGTCAAGTAGTGTTTTGATTTCTCCACAGAAAATGCTGATGGAAGATCAATCATAGACTTCTTGAATACAGGTTTCTTAGATAATCTATTGAAGATATCTTCTGGTTCTTCTGTTTGGAAGTTCTTTCCAGCATGTCCTTCCTTGAACTTCTCAAAGACATAATGCTTATGACTCTGAGGGTCAATCTGCTTCAAGAAGTTGTTAAAGGACATATTCACACCACAATTATGACACTTGTAGTTGGTGTTATTCTTTATCCTGTAAAGATAACCACGTGCCTTGTTCTTGTTCTTCTGTGAGTCACCACATATGGGACACCTTAGATTATAAAGATGTGGTTTTACCTTTTTAAACTTCTGGAATCTTGATGATATCAGATTGATATATTTGATATCAATGAAATCCATTAACTACCAGTAGCACCTCTCTGTATTGTAGGTGGTTCTGGTGCTGGTGTCAAGATCTTACTGACAATTCCATTGTTGTTAAAGACAAAAGTGAGAACAGCAAGACCTCCCACAGCCATCCAAACCCTCTTCTCTAATCCACGTAATCTTGACAGCACACTGTCATGATCTGCGTCCATTTTATCACGCAGTTTGTCAATCTTTGTAAAGAGTACAGTGTCAATTTCTTCTTGTTTAGTAATTCGTTCTTCATGGACAGCAAGCATTCTGCTAACTGTTGTATTTACCTCAGATAATTTCTCTATTGCGGCATCAATCCTGAGGACAATGGGTTTCAAATCCTCAATCTTCTGCTCTAAAACTGCCAGTTTAACTTGATTTTCTTCCACTTGGAGTCCAGTTTTTTCTTAATCCCCTTTGGAAAATATATCTCTTCTTCTTTCTCACTGGTGGATCATCACCTGCCTCAACAGATCCAGCAATCTTTCCACCACTAATATTATTGGCTGGCATACCAACTGCATCTTCTTTAAGAGATCTTACAATATCAATAATCCTATCAATCCTTTGCATTTGTAATCCTCTTGAGTTCTTTGAGACAGTTCTCATCAATATCTAAATCATGAATATATGAGTGTGGATGATCAGGCAATCTATTCAAAAAACATATGAAAGTTTTGATTACATCCCAGTAATCTCTTTCAATCTTATAGAACAGCATAGGTGTTGCTGCTTCACCAAACAAATTGTACAAAATTATGAAGTGATTTATAAGCAAATGAGACCTCAAATCCCCATTGTTGCGATACCTTTTGAGCAATCTTTTGATGTACTTAAAGTGATTTAAGTCCTTATCAAAATCCTCTCTGGTTACAGCATGGGGATTTTCATAATGTTTAATTGCAAAGATGAGAAAGTTTTTCTCATTCAACTCAGTAAATCTCATAACCCATTATGAAGGCAATACAGAACCAGTTGCTTGAGTGTTGGTGCTAATACCAGACATTGCTACCAATACTTCACTCTTAACTCTAAGGTTACCATGAGCATCCATATAGGTCTGAATGCCAACCCAACCAGCATGAGCAGGAGCATACTGGGTGCCAGCTCTTGCTGCTTGAATATCCTCATTTACACCATATACCTTGGAGGTATAATCTCTCTCAGCATTGGAGGATGTAGGAGCAAATTCAGGATCAACAATGTTGGATACAGGTCTGTCACCAACAATGAAGGCATCAGCAGAACCCAGATGAGTATTTGTTGCCTGCTCCACTGAAGGAGTAGTAATAGTCATGGCAGTATCACTTGTGATTTCTGTGATTACACCAAAACCAGAAGTCATACCAACACCAAGTGTCAAGGTTTGACCCACACTGTAATTAGTGAAAGTAGTGCCAGTTCCAGTTACAGCTCCAGTAACGCCATTTACAGATACTTGACCACCGCTAGCAGTCAATACATTATCATTATTACCCCATAAAGCCATGTGACTTACCCTGAATTTCTTGTATAAAGATATTTATAAAATCATTCCTCTCTTGCTTTGATTGCCTTTGTGACAACTTCAAGCAGTTGATCATCCATATCAGTCTTTGTCAACTTAACAGCCTTAGCAAGAATAGCAAGACAGATCTCAACCATTTTCTCACCAAGTTCTTCATTCTCAGGAATTTTTTCAACAGCTTCTTTGATAATCTTGGAAGCCAGGGGAAGCAGAAATGAAAGCATAATAGTGGTGCTACTGCACTATATATGATTCATAAACTCCTTAAATGTTTTCTTCTCAGGAAGTTTCTTGTGCTTGGTAGAAGCAAAGTCCTTAGCATCTTTCTTCTTAATTGATGCTGCTGCCTTAGCAACCTCAGGTGATGGGTTAGTCATCTCACCTTTCTTGGTGGCATAGACCATACCCATAAACCTTTGTTGCGCCTTAGATACGGCAGGCATTACTTTTTCTTGGTATTAATCAAGGCACCTTTGCCATATCTTTTGATAATGTCATCCCTAACCTTATCTACAGCCCTTTGTTTTGCCTTGGGATCAGATGGTTTCTTACCAAATGTGTTGGGTTTACCAGGTGCTCTCTTGTAATCTACATTACCATCAACACCACCCCTCTCCATCCTTCTATCCTTCATTGCATCTGATGCTTCCTCAGAGGCAAACTCTTCCTTACGGGTATCACCTCTTAGGGGTTTTTCTCCCATCCTACGACGTGCCTTGTTTCCAGCGCCCTGATCACCATATCCTGCATATCTGGCACCCTTTCCACCAGTTGATTTCTTTTCATAAGAATCAGTTCCAGGTCCATCATTACGGACTGCCACATTATGTGCAGTTGCACGATCTCTGGCAGATGCGTTTTGATCATACTGCTTTTGTGCTATTTTTCTCTGACGTGGACCAGGACGCATTGCCTCATCAACCTCATCCTCTTGTAATGAATGGGGGATCTTGGCATTAAATGCCTTTCTGAAGAATTCATCCATACTCTTTTTGGTCTCCTTATCAAGACCTTCCTTCATTCTTGCTTCCCTTTTTGCCTTTGTCTTGGCAAGTAATCTTGCTTTAGCGGCATCCTGTTCCTTCTTTGGAATAGGAGTAACAGCACCAACTTTCTGATCAATTTCACCCATACCATAACCCTCACCAACTGCTTTGGTAGGAGCATCTTTATTTTTATCAGTAGATGCCTTAGCAACCTCCCTCCTTCTATCCCTTGCAATCTGCATATCAATCTGGGATCTTCTTTTTTGAAGTTGAATCTCCTTAGGACTCATGGATTCATCAACCTCTACCTCCTCAACCATCTCAACAATCTCACCACCAAGCGCTTCAATTGCCTCTTTCATCCCAATAGTTGGGTTGATAGTAATCTTATTCTTTACTTTCTTTTCCTTGATAGTCTTCTCATTAGTTTCACCATCAACAACCTCACTAATTTCTGATCTCCAATCAGACTTAGGAGTTCTCCACTTATTCTCAGACAACCCAAGTGAACTCTTTACAGCAGATCTTTCAGTGGCACTAATACCAGACTGACTTCCCATGAAGTCATTAAATGCCTTCATCAGATTGCCCTCTTTGCGTGCCTTATATCTGATGGATTTGGTCATTGATCTGACCCTACCCTTCACAGCTTCTGGGGAGTTATCCATAAGTCTAGAAATTTACTTCTTTTTCTTATGTTTATTTATGAAATTCTTTAAACCTTCACCCGTCATCCTTGCCACATAGTTTCTGTGTGAGTCTGTTCCTACCTCTCTTTCACTGGCAGGCACTCCACTTGGACCAGGATAGTTGACAACTGTCTCTTGAACATCCCTCAACCATGACTTGAACATGATATTGTCCTCAGTCACAGCAATCACATAGTTGGTTCCCCTTCTAATAATTTTACCTATCAAACCATGATTAAGGTTCTCAATTATGGAATCCTTTCTAAAAATATTGTTTGTTACATAGTTTTCCCTAAGGTTTTTCCAATCAAACTTAGGTGCAATCTCCCACAGACTCCATCCTTCCTTGATACCTAACTTCTGACGCAGTTTATTAAAGTTGATTTTTGCTGTTTTATCATCAACAACATTAGGAATACCACTCCTATATGTCTTAAAATCATTCTCTGCTGCTGCCTTTCTCATCTTAGAGGCAGACATTCCCTCTACCCCCTCAGCGTCTGGATCTCTGTCTCCAGCAGATACAATCTCCACACCAGAAAAATCATACAGTTGGCCATTGTAGTCTCCTGATAGTTTGGCAAATTCTTTGACCCTATCAGCACCAACCACAATTTTAACACTTGAATGTCCATCATCATACCCCTGCTTCAAAACATCAAAAATGGTCCTTGAGTTAGGATCATTTACAATATCAGCAGCATAATCAGGCATTTGCTGCTTCATGAGTTCAATCTTTTCATCAGCATCATATGGATTCTTCTTATTATCCTGTGTTCTTGATGGATATATCTTTAATCTTCCCTTTCCTGCTGCTTTTTTAGCAGCATCCAACAGTTTTTGATGCCCAACAGTGGGTGGGTTAAACCTACCAAATACTACTGTGAGATCTCCAAGGTCTTCTTTAGGAGTGCCATCTGCTCTCGTAGGCATTGGCATTCTCCTTGGAGTTCCATCTCCAAATGCTCCAAATTCTCCTTGCTGCACAGGTTGTTGCTGTTGTTGCTGTGCATCTTGTTGTGAATTTGTTGATTTAGGTTGCTCTTTTTCTGCTGAAGAGTCATCTTGTTCCTCCCCCTTCTTAGTAACTTCCTTCTTAGGAAGCATTTCAAGTTTACCTTTCTTGGTTACAGCAACCCTATTTCCATCCTTATCAAACCAATTTCCATGACCATCTCCCTGCAGATTCTGGCGTGCTGCCTGATCTGCTGCAACTGATGCCTTAGCCTCTGTTAGGAAGTGTAAGAACGATTTCATTAGGTATAACTTTCCTTCATCAAGTATTTAGGAACTTGCCAGACTGAATACATCTGAGTCACTTGTTGCAGCAACACCTGTCTCCTGTTGAAACTTTTTCAGGTCACCTTTTGATGGATTAGCAAACCTTTCTCTTGCCATATCATGATATTCATCTGACAGATCAAACCCAATATAGTCATGACCAAGCAGGGTGGCAGCAAGACCAGTGGTGCCTGACCCACTGTAAGGGTCAAAGACCAGACCAGGCGCCTGCATCACTGCCTGTATGCACCTGGCAGGCAGGAATATGGGGTATGGAGCAGGGTGGGGGTTGTTCATGTCAGGGGCAAACTGCCAGACACTGTTCCAGTTGGCAGACCTTCTAGGCAATCTAGGATGCTTCTTACCCTTACACAACCAGTAGATCCTTTCATCAGTTTGGATGAATCTATATCCAGAAATCTCAGGTCCACTACCCCTGCTCCACACAATCTCCTCTCTGATATTCCACTTTGTCTTGGTCAACCACTCCCATGGTGAGATAGAATCACCATCAAGATACCTGACTTTATGATTATAGAACAGAGAACCACCAGGTTTTGTCTTATCACAGATGATATCTAACAGTTCAATCTGCTGTTCCTGGTACTCATCCTCTGGCAGTGTGTCATCAAAGTCTTGATATTCAATCTTACGAAACAATCCACCACCAACACCCCTCTTATTATAGGGAGGAGAAGTAACAGTGCAGTCAATGGAATTATCTTCAAGATCAAGTGCCATGTTCAGGCAGTTACCAGTTCTGAGTTCAATCATAGGGGGAATAATTTGGTTGTATTATAACAGATTTATTGGACTTTGACAAATGGACCAGCAAGGTCAGCCTGTGATATATTCATTTTTGATGATAGGAAGTATGCATGAGCAATTAGTTCTCCCAATTTCCCTTGTTGTTTGGCCTTTATGAACATATTAATATATCTTAGATGTCTTAATTTTGCTCTAATCTTGGTGGCAAAGTTTTTTCCAGAGGGCACACCACTATCCATGGTCAACATACCCTTAATAAAATCCTCAGGTGACATGGATTTTTTATCAATCTCTGGACCAACAATATCAATTGGAACTTGATTTGAATTCAAAACTTTTTTATAATACGCTTGCCAGTATTTAATTTGAGCAGGAGTTGCTTTCCCACTCATAGGAATATTGAGATTTAAATCCTCTCCTGTGTATTCTTTAACAAGTTTTGCCAACTCTGGTCCAGGAATTGATCCATTTCTTGCAGCAGCAGTGACAAATTTACCCTTATTGCTAACTGCTCTGTCCCTTGGTTCAGTCACATCAGCAGTTTTACTACCTGCTTTTGTTTCCCAGGTGTATCTTTTCTTGTATGCTCCTGCCTCAAACTCCAATTCAAACCTCAAAGAGTTTCCAACAAAGTCCATATCATTTGCCCTTCTACCAGAACTTATTTGAAATCTGGTATTCATTGCAGTAACAAAATTTCCAGATTCAACTTTCAATCCATCTGGTCCAAGGGCAATATTTGTTGGAGTAATCTTGACACCAACATTCTTTGTCTTCTGTTTGAGAGATATGGGGACAAGTATTTTATTCTCTAACAGATCAGACATCAATCTGTTCACTGTACCAATGTAAATTGCTGGATCTAAATCATCAAAAGACTCTTTCAGAGTATCTACTTGTCTTCTAATTTCAATTTCTTTATTCTTTTTGACCATGTAGACATCAGCAGTGTCCCATGAGTCCTTCTTACCAGAAAATATTTTTTTTTGATCTTTATTAAAAGAGTCCCAAATGTAATTTAAAATATCAGTTGTTGCTGCTGCTGGAATGGATTTTGTTCTTCCATCATAATGAGCATACTTCCATGAAGTATCCTTAGATCCAGGTCTATGTCCAAGATAATTCATCAATGCTTCTGTCCCAGCAAGAATACCCTCCCTCCATTCACTGGACATAGAGGGATATTCTTCATCCATAGCATTTGTCATATCAGGATCAGCACCAGGAACTGCTGATGCCCCATTATTAATTGCCTGATAGTATGATGCTATGGATGCTGCCTCAAACTTTGCAGTGTCTGCCATTTAAGATCAGAGTGATGCCAGAATCTTAAGGATTTCAGATTCTGAGAACTTACCAGTTGCTTCTAACTGTTCCTTCATATCTTTACCTTTCTTCTTATCCTTAAGAGCCTTCTTCATTGACTCTTTCTCATTACCATCACCATCAAAGTCAAGGTAGTCAGGTTTAGCACCCTTCTTTTCTGCTACAAACTCCTCTTTCTTCATCTCTTTCTCCTTACGGAGTGCAACAGATGACTTTTTCTTGGGCATGTTGGGATAATAAGTCTTACCAACCTCTGCCTTATCTACAACCTCACCAGTCTTAGCGTCCTTGTGCATTCCATATGCTTCATTGGCAGGTACACAGTTAGGGACTTGCTTACCACCCTTTTTCTTCATACCAACCTGCTTGTAACCAACCCAGCAGGGGTCACCTTTCTTCTTCTCAAAGAGACCAAGAAGACCTCTCTTGATTGTCTCCTTATCCTCAGCAATCACTGTGCTGTGAACTCTTGCTACTCTCTTATCTTGATTATGTCTAGCAGACCAGGTTTCTTCCAGTCTTTTCTTCTGTCTATACTTAGCAAACTCTTCCATCTGACCTGCTTGGTTCTTCAGTCTAATCTTACTGAAGGTTTCACCAAAAGCAGCATAGATTCTATCCAACTTTTCTTCCCTACCAACAATGTTGGACTCAGGGATCATATTGAAGATGATGTCCTCTGCTTCTTTAACAGTAGAGTTCTTGAATACTTCTTCAAGCACTTCTTCTGCCAGTTCACGGAGATCGTTATCCTGGAGTCTACCAGTATTCATTTCACTGATAGGATCTCTCTGAGATTCAAGTTCTTCCTTTGCTTCTTTACTATGGACTGCACTGTATGCATCCATAAAGTTACGCATTGATGAGGACATCTCTACAATTACTACATTTCTTTATGTATTTATATCCTCTTTTTCTTCTGACTTCTTATTAAAACCAAAAGGTCCAACATCACCTTTGTCAAAAGAACGTCTCTTCTGTGCCATGGTGCATACAGTTTCCATCACCTTGATTGTATCCTCTACTGTGCAGTTCTCAGGCATCTGACGGTGAACAATATCAAACATAGGAAAGAATTCCTTTGCTGCTTCATTTACTTCTTCAACAGTAAGTGGATCATACTCAGTCATTGTTTAACTCCTTTTTAAGTTCATCTTCAATCTGTTCATCAATATCAACAATCACATTTCTAAGTTCAACAACTCTTGGTGGAACACATGTAGGGTCATATGTATAAAGTTTAGTGTCTTGAAACAATGATGCACGAACAGCAGCTGCTGTCCTGACATCCATATTAAGTGTAATCACAGGTCTCCCTCCTTTCTATTTTCAGATTTATGCACATCAAAACTACCACCAGGGTAACGTGCTTGAAGTTTATCAACATTCATCTCAATAACCTCATCAAATGTGGTTTCAAGAGCCATACATGCCTGAGCAAGATACCAACAGATATCACCTAGTTCACGCTTCATGTGAAAGACATTATCTTCATTGTAGGGTTTGCCCTGGAAGATAATCTTTTTAACAACCTCAGTAAACTCACCAGATTCTGCTGTCAGTCCAAGAGCAGCAGTGAGTAGTTGTGAGGTATTAGTTCCACCTGCTTCCAGTTCAGCAAATCTGGTTGCCATGACTGCATAATCAAGACTGGGATCACTAGTAACTCCTTTTACAAAGTCAAGATACTTTTCTGTGTCTACTGTCATTTTAAAATTTAAATCCCTCAAATGATTTTTTAGGTTTCTCCTCTGGATCATACTCCTGATCCTTGCCATTGTCAAGGATGTCATCCTGAGCAGACTGTTCACAATCATACAGTCTCATCTTTGCCCTGTCAACACCAACCACAAACCTCTTGAAGATTGTTGGGTCATTGTATCTGTTCTTCAATTGCTTCACCATAATCTGTCCAAGCCCCTCAAGGTCATCAGTTGAAATAAGGGCAAACATAAGATCAGCAGTAGCAGGGAGACCAAAGGACTCAGAAGTGTCAGTAAGCTCAACATCAGAGCTACCATAACCAGAACGAGTGGTCTGCGTGGCAGAAACGATAGGGACGTTTGCTTCAACAGCCAACCCTCTAAGTTCCTCAGCAATTGCTTTGACAACTGTATATGAATTGACATTGCTGCCTGCGCGATACCTGCTGGAAGAACATATATTAAGGTAATCAATGAAAATAATATCAGGTCTAAATGATTTCTTAAGGGCAAGTTCATTAAGAAGTGACCTGAAGTGACCAGCATGGGCAGAAGCAGTAGGATACTCCTTAATAATTAGAGTGCCTTGGGTCTTCTGGGCAATGTTATTAACTTTTGTCTCAAACATTTGTTTTGGAAGACCAGCAATATCCTGTATGTTTATATTCAGTAGATTAGCATCAATTCTTTCTGCAATTCTTTCTTCAGCCATTTCAAGCGTGATGTATAGTACATTCTTGTTCTGTAATAGGACACTACTTGCGACATGACACATGAACAAAGACTTACCAACACCAGTGCCAGCAAGAGCAATATTGAGTGTTTTATTTGGAAGGCCACCCTTTGTAATCTTGTTAAAGAATTCAAGGTCAAACTCAATCCTTTCTTCCTTCTTGTTGTATAAGTCAAACCTTTCTGCATAATCTTGAAGATAATCGTGTCCTACATTGTTATCAAAAGAAACAGCAAGGGCGTCAGAAAGTATAGAAGGAATTGCATCAGGTTGCTTCTTCTCATCCTGTCCATCTGCAATTGAGATTGACTCCATGAGTGCCATGTAAATGGCACGTTCCCTACACCACTTTTCTGTGGTATTTTCTAACCACCCCTCCTCTGCTGGTTCATCATCAAGATAACTGATAAGTTTTGAGATCTCTTGATAGGATGTGTCGTTAATATCCTTCCTTTTTTCTACCTCAATACTAAGAACCTCCTTTGTGGGAGATTCATTATACTCAGATACAAAAGATGCTATCTCCTCAAACACAATCTTCTGATTTGTGTCCTGAAAATAATCTGCTTTGATGAATGGAATAACCTTTCTTAGATATTCCTCATTATGTAAAAGGTTCCTAAGAACCAAGAATTCAATTTTATCCATCAATTACCATATGAGAATTCTTGCTGTGCAATTTGATCCAATTTTTCCATTACTTCTGGTGTGAAGTATGACTCTGGGTCCTTGTAGATTGCCTTGGCATAGACTTTCTTGCCATCAATCTCATAGCGTCCTGCTACATTCTTCCATAGTCCTCCTATCTCACCCAACTCCAGGAGACCATAATACCTATCAAGACCCCGCTCATCATAATAAAGGCGTACTGTGACATCTTTGTTCTCCTTACTCAAACGCGACTTGTGAGTCTTAGCCTTGATAAGATTGCCAATGACTTCTGTGCCATCTTTCTCTTTTTTCTTGCTAAGATAGATGATTGTACTTGCTGCATACTTGAGTCCACTACCTCCTCCCATCTCTTTAGTTGGTACGTAAGCTCCAATGACATCGTATGTGTGATTTGTGACAATGAGCGGTACATTTGCTTGTCCTAGTTTTAGTGTTAGCATTCTAAATGCTCCCTTGACCAACTGTGATTTGGTCATGTCCCTGACTTGCTTATCATCAAGGGCATCCCTGATCTCTTTCTCAGTGGATAGCATACCCAGTGAGTCTAACACAAACATGCATGGTTTGCGTTCCTCTTCAGGTTTTTTTAAGTATAGATCAACTGCCCTGAGTGCCTTTGATCTGAACTCCTCAATGGTTACTACATTGATGACAACCAATCTGGTACAGTCAATCCCTCTACTTGTGAGAAGACCCTTATTAACAGCTGCTTCAGTATCAAAATATAGGCAATACCCATCAGGGTTAGAGTCCAGAAAGTTTTTGACAACGGCAAGTGAGAAAAAAGTTTTTCCAGTGCTAGACTCACCAGCAATGGCAGTAATCTTATTCCTAGATACACCACCAAATAAAGAACCTGAAACAACTCCATTAAAGATGTAAGAACCTGTGTCCACAAATTCTTCAGTTTCATCAATGTCTGAGGCGAGTTGGGTGTATTCATCTCCAATCTCTTTTACTATGTCTTTTAAAAAATCCATTACAGGTTAAATCCAAATTGTTCACGAGCAATCTTCTTGTAAGGTCCACCAGGATTAGCATCCCTAATCTCCTTAATTCTTACAAGTTTTTGATACAAGGCAGCATCCCCACCAAGGCGGAGAGCACTGACAATTGTAGCAAGTTCTTTGTCATTAATAGGAAGGTCCATTATCCAAAAAATAGTTCCAGGTTTACAACTTTCTCAACATTCCAACCAATGGCATCAAGAATGACTTTGACAGGTTCCAAGAAGGCTTTGTCAAATTGTAGGTCATAGTCAATGTACTTGTCAACACCAAGTTCCATTGGAAAATCTGAGATGAATGAAATAACATTCTCCCTGATTGGATTTGCTTTTTTCAGGTAGAGAAACTTGATCTTCTCTCCATTGTTGATGAGTGAATATTTAGTATCAAGATTCTTCTCCTTGATATAGTGATTATACAGAAGGGCACCCCTACAATGAATGGGAGTTCCCTTGGCATAGATTGTAGAATAACTCTTATGTTTATTCACATCACTCACAGTCCTTGGGAAGGCAATGTCCTCTGGGGGCATCTTCTTAAACTTTGCCCTGGCATCATCAATGAAGTCAATAACATCATCCTCAGTGCCACCCATCATCAGGTTGAGAGCATCCTTAATCATCTTCCTACATGGAGCAGGGGTGGATGATTTGACTGCCTCAATACCCATTATCTTGAGTTTTGCTTCCTCATATCTTACACCCTCACTGTCCCAGACATTGAGAATATATCTTTTCTTTGCTGTCCAGATGCCCCTATCTGCAATATTCTCCCTCTTCATCTGCATCTTCTGAGCATATGCGTTTACATACGTCGCAAGATCTTGGTAACTCTTCTCAATGAATGGTTCCAACTTCTCTTGGCAGATCTTGTCAAGTATGGTAACAAGTTTAGCCTTGTCACTAGACTTGCTACTAAAAAATTTATCAACAAGAGGTCCAAAGTTAATATAGATTGAGTCAGTGTCAGATGCGATAACATAATCTACATCTTTTGTCTGTAACAGATTATTTAGGTATTCATTCATCTTGTTTTCAATCCACCTGATAGATGTCTGTCCTGACAGGGTGATTGCCTCTGCATTGGCAAGTTTGTAGTACCTAAAATACTGGTTACCGATAGCGCCATAAGCAGAGTTAAGAGAGATCTTCTTAGCCATTTGGATATTGTTGCACCTGGCAATCTCTTTCTCCAGTGCTTTACTTGGTGTCTTTTCATACTCCTGTTTTGCTTGAAGCATTCTTTTCTTAAAGATCACCCTCTCAGCATACATCTTCTCCATCAGTTCAGGGAGAAATCCCTTTACATCCTTCCTATACATTGCGCCATTAGCGCACACAGAATTATCCTTATACAACTCAAAACTTATCTCTTGATTAAGAATTCTATCAACTGTGGCTGCTGGATGTTTCTCTGGAAGGAGGGTCTCTGGGGAAATGTTATATTGCATAATAAGATGAGGATAGAGACTGTTAAGGTCAAAAGAGACCACCCAATCATACTTTCCTGGTTTCGGTTCCTTGACATAGGCACCTGCGAATTTAGAGTCCTTCTCTGATCTATCCTTGGGAGGAATAACAATGTTTCTCCTCTTTAAATAGTTATAAATTATGGTATCCCACATGCGAACCTGATACATCACATCCACATAGTTGACCTTTGCAGTATAGGCCATAGTCAATGCAAGTTCAATCAGTTTCATCTTGTCTTCCAGACGGTCAACAAGTTCCACGTCAATGATGTTGTAATCTACAAACTTCTTCCAGTTTCCCCTATAAAAATCTTTGAAGGTATCAAACTCACTGTGATCAAGTTTCTTCTGACCCAACTCCACCTGAGCAATATAGTCCAGTCTGTATGACTCCTGTGCCTTGTAGGTGAACTTCTTGTATAGTTCAAGATAGTCCAGTGTTGTAAGTCCAGCAATATCAAAGACATTAAACTTCCTACCAGAAATATATGCCTCATCCTGAGATACAAGACCCCAAGGTGAAAGAAGTTTCATCTTCTTCTCGCCCATTATCCTACTGATCCTTCCACAAAGATATGGAATATCATACAGTCTTACATTCCACCCTGTAATAACATCAGGGGTATTGTTACTCCACCAATAAAGGAATGCGTTAAGCATTGCTACCTCATCACTGTAATAATGATAGGTAACATTCTTCTGTGTAACCTGGTAGGGTTTTCTGCCCCAGGTGATGATCTCCTTGGTGGCATTATCCTGAATAGAGATAGTCAACATCTCCTCAGAACAAGATTCAGGGTCAGGGAATCCATTCTCTGCCTGAACCTCAATGTCCATTGTTACCAGGGAGATCTTTGAGATATCAAATTTAATCTCTTCCCCTGGATACTTATCAGAAATATATTGATAGACATACCTCTCATTACCATAAATGGGAAAACCATCCACACCCTCATACTTCTTATAGAACTCCCTACAATCCCTAATGGTGCCTGGTTGGATAGGTTCTACATTATCACCTTCAAGGGTTTTCCACTTGGATTCTTTTTTAGATTTTACAAATAGAGTTGGTTGATACTCCTCCTTATAGATTTTCTTTTGACCATTCTCATATTCACGAACCAGAAAGTTGTTGCCAACCATCTGGATGTTTGTGTAAAACCTCATGCTTTCACCAGACTTTCATACTTTTCTTTAAGTTTACTATTGGGTTCAGCAATAGTCAAGATCTTATCAGAATGAATCATAAAAACATTCTGACTGGTAACATCAACCAACCATGGAGAGAGGGTATCCTGCTCTCCTAATACCATTGGTTCAGTCAGTTTACAATCTGGGGAACCAAGTTCCCCAGCAACCTCATCAATCTGTGTGATGAGTGAATAGTTCTGAAAGATCAATACCTTTACATTATCCATCTGTTACCTTTGCCTCTACTTTTGCTTTTGCTTCAACCTTCTTCACCACTGGGGGTTCAGGAATAGGACGATAATTTCTCCATCTAGCAATCTCAACAGTCTCAAATGTTTCTGTTGGATTTCCCCTGTCAATCTTCTTACGAGTTACAATGACCTCATCATAGGGATCCTCCTGAACATCAGGGTAATCCATATGAGCGTTGAGTCTGACCTGACGATCAAGTTCAACATACTCCACAAATTTTGTGGATTTGGGTTCCACAATAACTGGATACTCTTTCTTTTTGGGTGCCATGATCAGAAGGATTTGGTGTGGATGTCAAGTTCGCCATCATCAATATGGGCGTGGTCAATATGTTCAATATGACCATGCACCATATTTATTGTAATGGTCCCACTCTCCAATGCCTTTGCTATCCTATCTAAGGAGTCTGCTATCCTGAATAAGCTGTTGTCCATGATGAAGAGGTTCTGTCCCCATAGTATAGGCGAAAAAAAGGGGGGTGTCAACTGGATTGTGCCAGTTCCCCCCTGTGCCCATAGGGCGGCGACGATACAATCCTATTTAGAACCACTCTTTTCTTCTATGAGAATCAGGGACAATCCTACCCAGTGTGATGGTTAGCAACCCATTCTCAAATTCAACTGATCTAACTTCCGTTTCATCTGAGAGGCTCCAAGTTCTGGTGAAAGATCGTTGAGCCAGTCCTCTATGGACATATGTTTTGCCTGATCCTTCGTCATCTTCCTTCTTGCCTTCAACGAAGAGTTTTCCGTCTTCTGTGTAGACTGTGACATCTTTTTTTGAAAATCCTGCTAGTGCTAGCTCAAGTAAGGATTCGCTGCTACTTACTTCAACTAGGTTATAGGGAGGGAAGTTTGACTGTGTTTCTTGTAGTTTAAACAACTTGTCAAAGTATTGATCCATCCCAATACTATTCTTATTTATACGATCCATCAACGCAGGAAGGTCTGACGCACCATATCTGGTAAGGTTACCCATTATTCTAGCTCCTATAAAAGCGAGTTTGTTTTGTGTGGACCCCTAAGGCATCCAATCATATTTATAACACACTTCTAAAAAAATGTCAGTAGGGTTATCCCTAATCGTGATTGTGTTCATCAAAAGAATCTGTCAAGTCCTTGGAAGGTGGTCCAAAGGACAAGTATATCCCATAGGATGTAAGTATGGCAAGACTCAGCATGATGATTACAATCAGATTCATTCTGCTTCCTGAGTCTTTCCTTTCTTACCAATATTATACTTCTGCTCCAGGGTCCAATCGTTCTTATCCCTGTATGGCAGGACTTTGATCTGATTCAATGGAGCAATATCCATGATTGAATCTTCCTTCACCACACTAATGAGGCCCCAGTCAGCAAGAAGGCGAGTAATACGATTCCTACGCTGAACGTCGTTAACAGTAATGTTAGCGTATTTGCCATCAAGAGCAAACAACTCCTTAAAATGCACTATGTAATATTTACCTTGCTTGTGCAAAATATGGCAGGATTGATAAAGTTTTTTCTCTTTTCGTGAAGCTACACCAATTCTTGTTAAGGTTTCCCTTACTTTGAGGAAGTCATCTGGTTCATTCAATATAATCTCAATCATTTTATCCTGAGACCAATGAACCTGAGGTTCAGTAGTTTGATTCATCTTTTACCACCAGTGTCAAGTTTTTGTTTAATAAAGAGTAATTGTTCATTGGACAAGATTTTCAAAACTTGTGCTGCCTTCTCATTACTATAACCATAGTATTTTTTGACAAACTCAAGGTCTGAGACCTTTTCTTTACGAACCCAAGGAGAGAATCTCTTCCTCTTTCTCAGTGTATTTATGTAAAAATTATATTGCATGTCTTTATCTAAGAAATGATACTTGTTCATCTCATTAGCAAACAAAACACAATCCAGATGTCCAGATAGACACCTGTTCACAATGTATGGTGGATACTCCTTAATGTCCTCACTAAGATCTTCCTTAGTAAAGTTGATAGAATTCAACCAGTCTTTCAGTTCCAATGCCTAATCACCCCTGCAATAATAAAACAGTTAGTCGCCAAATAAGTAAAGAATATAAAAGTACGAAGAATAGCAACAGCATTATCGTATCTTTTCGTCTTGACATCAGAGAAACTACCCAGTGTGTACTTCCACAGTCTCCATAATCTCTTCATTGATATACCTCAAAAGTTCCTTGTCTTCAACATCATTTGGAATATCATTCTTATAGAAGATCCTGTAACTATCAGAACCATACTTACCAATACCAAAGAGTTTGGTGGCATCCTCACCATCCCACTTAAGTATATCATGGGTCATACGCATGATACGATGTGCCCTGATGTTGAACATACCAAGTGGTTTGATAAAGTCAGAGAGACTATCATGCTGCCACACTTTAAGGAACTCCTCTGGTGTGGGTGTTATCTTGAATAGTTCTGTAAGGATTGGTTTTACCTGATTGCGTGATGTAAGGTTAAGACAGATGACACCAACCATGTGCTGCCATACATTATCAACCTGTTGTTGAACCATCAGTTCTTCAACCATCAACCAGACCCTCCTTTTTCAATCTATTGAAATTGTAGCATCCTTCAAAGGTAAGTTGAACCTTTGGTTTCTTACCATAATTCATAAGCAGAAGTTCTTTTCTTTCCTTCTGCTCTCTCATATATTTACCAACAGACCTGAGTGTATATGTATGTTCAAACTCTGCCATATTCCATTCCTGGAATCTATCCTTTACTAACTGTCCTGAGTTGTAGGAGACAAGCATATTGATACTACAATCAGAGCAATCACGAGAAAAAGTGTCATGGTTGAATCCTTTATGCATACTTCCTTTTTTTCCATATAAACTATCCTTAATGGCATAGGGTGGGTCCAGATAGATGAATGACTTCCTCTCAGAGTATTCATCCATTAATGCTTCATAGGACAGGTTTGTGATATTCCAGTTTTCAATAATCTTCTGGAAACCTGGAAGTCTATCAATACCCCTCTGAGTAAAATTGTTTTGTGATGCCATCTTAGAGAAGGAAGATGACTCAGTTAGACCAGAAAAAGAGCACTTATTTACAATATAAAATGCACATGCCTTGGCAAAATCATTAACACTATCATCATTAAGATGACCCTTTGATGAATTGAATAACAACTTACACTTGTCAGGGTTATCATGAAACCTTTTAAGTGAACCAAGAAAATCCCTCATCTCATCACCTTTCTCCTGGAGTTGTTGCCAGAAGTTGGTTAGTGGTTTATATAAATCATTGACCCAGATGTTCAAATGAGGATACATCTTAGTCAAATGAATTGCTACTGAACCACCACCTAAAAATGGTTCCCTATATTCTTGATAATCAGTTAGATCAGGAATGTGGGGAACAATTTTAGTGAGAGCACGTGACTTACCACCAGGATAACGAAGAGGGGTTTTCAAAGATTTCATAATCAGTGGATATAGTATTCAAAATTAAAGAAAGAGGAACTATGCATGAAACTTGTGCCATGATGCCCAAAACCTGATCCCCCATGGGTGTGCTTATGGTAGTGGCAGTATCCCCTGTTTCTATGGCAGTGATGATGCTTGTGAGATGGCATCCAGTTGCGATGGGTGTGTGGGCGATGGGGATGATGTTTATATCTATTTGCCTTGTGTGCCATGGCTGGTGTGCTAAGAAGCATACTACCAGCTAATACCAAGAGTAACTTTTTCACTCAATTACCTCTAATAAATTGTTTACAGAATTGGACAGTGATCTATATCCTGTGCCAACATAAATCTGACCTACCACCACTGAAACAGTAGCAACACTCCAGAATATGTAGTACCACCTACTCTTGACTTGATGTTTTTTGCCTTGTTTCTTCGTCTTCATAAGTAATGGAAATTCTTTTTTTCACATATCCCTTAGAGTCTATCACAAGACACTTATTAATACAACAGTTGTCAAGTGCCTCTTCAATATTCTGTAACTGCATATGCAGCATCAGATTCCTATCATGCTCACTCAGTCTTTTCATTGTAGTATGCTATGGTTTTGTGGAACTCTTCCAGTGGATCAGGATATTTATCAGGATATTGAATCCTGTTTATCCTATCCTTGAACTCTTTTAGTTCTGGGATATGCATGTACCCAAGAACATCAATGAGTGCTATAAGTTCATCTTCATCCAACTGGATGTTACGAATGCCATAGTGTTTCATTTAACCCCCTGAGGCCATTCTTCAATCTCCACCAAATCATAATCCCAATCCTCAATAACAGGATTAGCATACAGACGATCAGAAAGAAGGTCCAGTTCTTTTCTTGCTATCTCCTCAGTCTCTGCTTCCAACCAAACATCAATCACCTTACCCAGTCTAAGCTTCTTGATATTCAAATCAGACAGTCTTCTTGATGCATCCCTCACAGCATTGCCTGGTGAATCATCAACCTGTGATCTCAAACGAATAAACACCAACCCTTTAAACTTCATTCTCTAACTCCTGGATGATTCTTGCTACTTGTTTTTTATTTGTTCCAGAAGGCGCATTATGCAGACAGATGAGAATACATTCTTTATCAGTGATGGGTGGTTTCATTGTCCACCCATTCTCATCAAGTAGAACCTCTGGTGCCTCAACATTTTCTGTCAAAATCCCCCTCCTTTTGATTTTTTCTTCTTTGGTTTTGATTTAGGTAAGATTTTTTTCATTTCCTCTTCTGAGTAATTGGCACAGAGAGAAAGCATCTTATCAAGAGCATACTGATACTGAGAACCAGCACTCATCTTACTGAGTAGATGGTGTGCTACATCATACCTTAGTTCTTCAAGTTCTTTTTCATTCACTTGAACTCACACTCCACCATAATCTCAGTGAGACATGCCAGCATGTTTATTTCCTGATCAGCAACGAAAGAAGATTGGTATTGATACTTAGCAATGATAAGAACAGCAGCAGCAATGCCAGAACCTTCCAAGGACTGATAAGAAGCATCATAAACAGACCTAAGAAGTACAGTAGGATCATTGTCCAGATTATCGACGACCCACTTACGTACCTTAGGAAAGTCTTTTTCTTTGAGCGTTTTAAAGAGGTCATCAGTTTTTACATTAGAAAAGGAAGCAAGGATGCCAGAGTCAATACTACCACCAGCAGCATATCTCTGACATTCATTAAGAACACGTCTCCAATCAGGAAAGTGTTTCTGAATAAGTTCTACCAGGACCTTGTTATCATATTTAATACCTTCTGCATCCAAGATTTCTTGGAGACGTGTGAAGAATGATGCTGCAAGTAACTGCTTTTCTTTTCCTTTGAGGGCAAAGTCAATGACTGAGCATCTGCTATGAAGGGGTTGAATGATTTTGTTTTTGTAGTTGCAGGTGAAGATGAATCTGCAATTACCAATAAACTCCTCTGTAAACGCCCTAAGGCAGAGTTGAACATCTGGGGTTGTGTTATCTGCCTCATCAATAATGATGACCTTGTGTTTGGCAGAAGAAGATAGCGATACAGTTGAAGCGAAGTTCTTTGCATTATTACGTACAGTGTCTAAGAATCTACCCTCATCAGAACCATTGATAACATAGTAATCTGTGCCTAATTCAGCACAGAGTGCCTTAGCAACTGTGGTCTTACCACAACCTGGTGGTCCTGATAGGAGAAGGTTAGGAACCTCCCCCTTATCTAGGAAATCAATAAAAGTGCTCTTAATATTTTTAGGAAGAATGCACTCTTCAATTTTCTTTGGGCGATACTTCTCTACCCAAATAAACTCATCACGACTCATCTTTCTCCTGTTGTTTTTTCAACCATTCTTTGAACTTTCTCTTACCCTCTACAACCTTCCACCAGGGAGCATAAAGGGGTCCATCATAATCTTTTTTCATCATATCTATTAATTACCTGAGAGTCAAGGTCAGTAGCAGCCATTGCTTCATACATGTATGAGGCACCTGCCCTTGGACTTGTGTGTTCGCCACAGGTGAATATATCACACACTGCTATTCCACTCTCAGGCCAAGTATGAATGGATATATGGGACTCTGCTAATAGTGCAATTCCAGTAACCCCCTGAGGTTCAAATTTGTGAGTTGTAACATTCAACAAATTACTTCTGGATAATGTGGCAGCATTGGCAAGGACATTGCGAATGTGTGCCTCATCATCCAAAAAACCATAGGGGCATCCTTTTAGTGTAAAAAGAATGTGTTTCATCCAAAGGTAGAGTCAGGTTCAAGGGCAATGAAGTAGGTTACATCAATGTTCTGATTTGTAAAACGTGACAGCAGTTTCTGAGAAACAACCACATCATAGGAACCAGGAACAATTTTCAAATTCTCTTCTTTGAAATTGAATGTGAACTCTGCATCAGTTTCTCCAACAATAATGGAGAAATCATTAGAGGTGTCATTCTTCTTATCACGAGCAACCAGTTTGATAACACCTGCATCACCAATAGCAGAGATATCAGGGAGTTGATAGATGGATGCTGCCTTCTTCAGTTTTTCCAGTTGTTGACTGGTCAGTTCAAAACAAACATCCTCTGTGGGAAGAGAGATCTCCTTTTCAGGAGGAGCAACAATGACTGTGGGATCAGCAAAGAAATACTTAGAGCGCATCTTACCCTCTCTGATCATCACAAAGTCATTGCTCTTGAAGTCAAGTTCAGGACTTGCATGAAGTGACAGACCATTAAGGAACTGGTTCAGGTCATAGATACCAAAATCCCTTGGAAAATCTTCTTCTACTGTTGCCTCAGCAAGGATGTTCTTCATCACTGAGATAGAACGAAGTTTGTTTCCCTGTTTAAACAGGATAGATTGGTTAATTGAAGAGAAGTTCTTCAACAGGTTGACAGTGGTATCAGAAAGTTTCATATGGTTGAGGGTTGTCATTACAGAGGCCAGCAAAGTGATAGAGAAGAATGCAATAGTGAATTGCTTTTAGGATGTCTTGCTTAGATTTTCCATCCTTTTTACCAAAACGTGAGAGGTATTTGATAGCATTAGATCTGCAGAATGGTTCTGCATCACCAACAGATTCAATCAGATCAAGTGTCTGAGTTTTTGATTCAGGAGAAGCATAGTGAGACTTATAGGTGCCACCAAGATACTCCTTAATCTCTTTGAGGATTACATCTTCATGATACTTCCAACGTCCATTCTTATTGTCCATGGTTGGAAGGTCAGGAATGTCATAGTTAGGGATATCAAAACTAATAGTATCAGGTGAGCTAGGACTGAACATATTCATATCCACAGGTCCAGCAGCACCAATAAGATCAGAGGAGAAGGTGATTCTATCATCACCCAATCCTCCTACAATTTTATCATCAAGACCATAAATTTTATTGTAGTTTCCTGTGTCAATCATAGTGTCTCCATAAAGTTCATTGTAAAGTAATGACCAAGAGTTTACCATCAGTTATTATATCAAACCTCACTGATGACGTCAACTGAATCAGTCATTACAAAGTCAGCATCAACCTTGTCATACAGTTCAAGGAAGGATGCTTTGGTCTCCTCATCAAAGCGATTGATGCAGACCTGAATTGCCTTCTCCTTATTATTAAAGATGCTGAAAGCATTGATGATATGAACCAGACGACGTGTGCTGATCACCTCCTCAATACCACCATCATAGAAGGTCTTGCGAATGATGTCAGCCCAGTCCACAAGGTGCTTACAGAAGGCACGATCCTCAACACCCTGATCCAGTGCTACACCCTCAAGGATCTTCTGCTCTGTGGCAGCAGAGGGATAGGACTGTTCAAAGGTTACTGGGAATCTTTCAAGGAAGGCTTCATTGAGCACATTAGTTCCAATGAATCTACCATCATCTGATCCCTTTCCTTTAGTATTGGCGGTTGCGAATACTTGGAAACCCTTTGTGGGCGCAATGTACTGGCCAGTTTTCTTGAGGAAAATCCCTTTTCCTTCAAGAATAGATTGGAGGCAAAGAATTTTGTTTGAGGCGAGGTCAATCTCATCAAGGAGCAGGACTGCTCCACGTTGGAGGGCTTCAATGACTGGGCCATTGTGCCAGACGGTTTCACCATTAACAAGGCGGAAACCACCAATAAGATCATCCTCATCTGTTTCAATAGTGATATTGACACGAATCAGTTCCCTTTTGAGTTGTGAACAAGCTTGCTCAACACAGAGTGTTTTACCATTACCAGAAAGTCCTGTAATGAAAACAGGATAGAATAGATTGGACTTAATAATTTTCTTAACATCAGTAAAATTACCAAACTGGACAAAGGTATCATCTTTCTGGGGAATGAGATTTTGCTCAACAGCAGGCATTGCAGAGGGTGCATCATAAGACTGCTCAAGTTTCTCTTTGACAGTCAGGTTCCACTTACCACGACCAACCTTGAAGGTATCAAGTTTCTTGGTAACAGTCTGATAGGTGGTGCCATTCATAGCACACCAGGCACGAACATCAGCAGCAACTACCTCTGATCCATAAAGACTTGTGAGTGATGAGACAACGTATTCAGTGGAGAGTGCCATAGTGGTTTTGTTCAACAGGTTCATTATAAAGGATTTTGGGGGGTCAAGGACCCCTTAGTGGACAGTTGTGGGAGTGGTTTCCTTGGTTTCTTCCTTGATGGTTACTGAATCAACTAACCCTACATCCTTCTGCAATCTCAACTGTGTAGGGCAGGGTTCAGAATGAAATCCACCACCCTCAACCAAGGCCAGTAGTGGAAGCATTAGTAAGAAATTCATGCAACCAACTCCATAAACTTACCAAGAACTTTCTTATTTAGTGATTTTGTCTTCAAATTTTTGATAAAGGCAGATTTGATTTTTGCTTTGGAAGCACCATCCTCCACATTGAAATCAGTATCTTGATTAAGGGCGCCAGTTTGCATAGCAAAGTATGAGGTGTATCCAGAATTCTTGATGTCAAAATACTTGTCCTTCTTGATTCTCTTCAAATCATCCTCATTTAACCATTGATACTTACGAATGAAGTTGTTCATTTCTCTGGGAGGACAGAGGCGAATACCAATGAAGTTTGTATTGGAGAAGGTGTCTTTTAGATCCTGCAATAGAACCTCAGTAAAGGAATGATACTCATACCCAAACAGATAGGTAAACCCAGTTTTTCTGTTTCTGAGATAAGAAGATCCACCACTGATGTGCTGAGCTCCTTGACCACCATAATAGTTCTCCCTACCAATCATCATACCATTTGCCTCACCATCAGTAAGGACAAAACAATGCACCTTTTGAAGATCATTGCTCTTCTTAAACTGAGGAATAATCTGCTTCAACATAATGAGTGCCTCATTCAGAGGTGTTCCAGAGAGAGAATACTGACGTGGATAGGAATAATTCACATACATTCTCATACCAAACACCATCCTGAAAACAGAAAGCATCTGTGCTTCAAGATCTTTCTTCTTAGCAGTGCTGCTCAGAATATTCATCAATCCAAAGTCACCACTGATGATGAACTTATTCTCTTCCCAGACAGTTCTATCCCTGAAATTAGGATCAACACTATCAATGTAAGAGTTTGAAAAAGCATAGACATCAAATGGGATGTTGCACTTACTACAAAACCAGATGAGATTGTAGAGTTGTTTGATTGTTTCAAGGATACAGTTACCCATTGAACCAGACCAATCAAGAATAAAGATCAGTCCATGATTTTTACCATCAGCAAGGGTGGTAATTTTTTTGAAAAGATCCTCATTGTACTTGTAAGTGTGGAGTTTGGAACAATCAAGCACACCAGTCCTGGCAGTGGATGCACGTGCATAAGAATCTGCTGCCTTCTTACACTCAAACTCTTTCACAAGATAGTTGACTTCCTTCTGAGCAGATTTCCTGAATTTTTGATACTCTGAATCCACATGACCAAATATATCCCTGCCACCACCTAACTCTTCAACTGTTTGAAGGTTGAGTTTTTCAGATTCTTGTAATTCTTTTTGAATCTTAGCAAAAGGAATGATAAAGTTTTTAACATCAAATTCAGGCATCTCATAGTAACCATTCTCATGACCATCAAGATTACCGTTGAACTCCTCAACACGTTCCTCAAAGGTTTGATCTGTCTGGACTTCTGGTTCTGTTCCAGGTGCCCCATCAGGCGTTTCATCTTGATTCTGGTTTTCACTTTTTGATTCATTTTGTTGTGCCTCAGGACTTTCATCTTCACTGTCACCAGAGGAAACTGGTGTGTTCTCAGGGAACTGTTGCTGTTCCTGTTGCTCACCACCACCCTGACCACCAGATTTTGGTGGTTGAGGCATGGGTTGCTTCTGGGGTTCCTGGTTACCCTTACAATAGGCATAAAGGGTTTTTGCTGCCTCAACAGCCTCATCAAATGTTTCAGCATCACCAATCTGTTTGATGATGACCATCTCCTCCTCAGTAAAACTGATATTGATAAATCTACCAATCTTGAAGTATAGATTGGCACGATCTGCCAGGTTCATCTCATCAACATCTTGATCCTCAATACAGAAGAAATCTTGATCTGAAAGTTCCTTATAACCAGAATAAAATGTCTTGTGTAGACCAGGATATTTACGTTTCATTAGTTTCTCAATGCGAGCATCCTCAGTCACATTGACAAACTGTTGGGGTACAACTTTTTCCCAACTCCAATCATTAGAGGTGAACAATGCGTGTCCAACCTCATGACCAACCAGCATATCATATACAGTGCTAGAAGCACGCTTCCACATTGGCAGGGTCAATACCCTTGTCTCAACATTGAATTGTGCGGTTGAGACATTTTTGTTTTCAACAATCAAGTCCTCAGTGGCAAGCAATTTTGCCAGCTGGGATTTAACTTCATAGTTGACAGGCATTGGGTCTCTTGCTTATGTGAATAGTCTACACCCTCTGGCAGGTTTTGAAACCCCTTGCAACCACTTTACAAACTGGCACACGCACCAACCCCCCACACTTTTTTAAGGTGCAGGGGGTTTTGGTCTTGTACTCCAGGTTAAGTGTACCTAAGATTCATTATTAGTCCTCTGTTAGGATGTGTCTACAAAATCTCCTGGCTTGATGGTCTACTATACCACATTCTGAAATGCACTGGAAGTAATCGGAAACTTGGTTATTTTTGTCATCCAAATTGTTCTTTTCATCCCACTTCCAAGATGCTAACTCATTGTGTGATATCAGGTTATGCATAATGACCTCCTCACTCACTCTACTATTTAGTCTTCGTATGCTAACTTAATGACTTTTCAGTTACATTTAACTTTGTCTTTAAGAATTTTAATGCTTCTTTACGTTGCCTCAGTTTGACTGGTTTCAGATGAATTTTCTGATCCTTTTTTGAGTGATGTTGCCAGTTTGGAATATTCATTGAGATACCTATCAGATGCTGGGTCAGTGATTAGAGTCATGTTCTGTCTGAACTGATTGCCCATGTCAACAGGGCGCCTAACAAACTTACCGTAGGTCATGGTTCTATCCTTGAAAAATTACCTTGCTTCTCAAATTTTACCACATTGTCAAACTTGTCTTCAAGCCCCTCCTTGTGAGAGATGACAAAGATGTTAGCATCTTTAATTACAAACCTAATGATCTTAAGGAACTCCTCTGTACCAAAACCATCAAGGGATGAGTCAAAAACCTCATCCATGATAAGGAGATTGGTATTGACAGAGTTCTTCATTCTTGCCACCTCCCTCCAGGTGAAGAGAAGTGCAAGGTCAATTCTCATCTTCTCTCCCTCAGAGAAAGAAGCATAAGAGAAGTCCTCATGAATGGGAGACTCAATTGTCTCTGTAAACTCCTCATCAAGTTTAAAGTTGATGTAGAAGTCCATCATTTGAAGATACTTATTTGCCTGTTGATTGATGATGGGCAGATACTTCTTGATAATCTGACTCTTTACACCACCATCTTTGAGGAGGTTGTAGGTAAAATCAAGGTAAGTAATCTTCTCTTTCTTCTCACTTATATTCTCAAAGGTGTCTTGAAGACTGGTTCTGAACTCTTCTAATTTTTCATGTTCAGAATTTCTGTTTGCAATTTGACTGGTAATAGTTTGAATTTCTTGTTCAAGTCTGCTGATTTGTCTTTGACACCCATTGATTTGAGAATTGTTGTTAGAAATGCCATTAAGAAGTTTACTTAAATCTCCTGATAATTGTTTAAATTGTGACTCTTTTTCCTGTTCTTTTTGAATTGCATCTTGGAGTTTTTGATACCCCTCAGATAATTCCTCTTCTTTATTTTTGATGTCACTAATTCTATTTAATCTAAATCTCTCTTCAATATCCTGAGAGCAGGTAGGGCAAACAGTATTTTTTTCAAAGAACTGATGATCTTTAAGGCAATTGCCAATCTTCATTGTCAACTTACCCTCAAAGGCAAGAAATTCTTTCAGTCTTTTTGAAGCATTATTATATTCTGTCAGTTGAAGTTGAACTTGTTTTGTCTCAATATCCAAATCATCATTCTTCTTGACATAACCAGATATCTCCTCCATCAGGTTAGTAACAGCGTTATTCTTTCTATCCACATCCCCCTTACTCTGTTCCTCTATCTGTTTGATAAAGTCTCTCTGCATATCAACCTTATCTTTCAAACTCTCTTTCTTCAATTCAAGTGTTCTGACCTCATCCCTAACAACACGAGTTCTTGATTTCACAATCTCATTCATTGAGGAAAAGATCTTGATATCCAATAGATCCTCAACAACCTCCCTCCTACTATTGGTAGGAAGTTGCATAAAGGGAACAAAGGAACTACTACCCAGGATCACAATCTGGGTGAATGATTTGTAGTTCATCTTCAAGACATTTTGCTCTAACCACTTCTGCTGATCAATGGCAGATGCACTCTGATCAAGTTCCTTTCCATCCCTATAAATCTTAAAGATATTGGGTTTAATACCCCTCTCTACCCTCCACTCAACACTATTACAGGTGAATACAATATCCACCAGACAATTCTTCTCATTGGTTGTATTGATGAGTTGTCCCTTGTTAATCTTCCTGAATGATTTTCCATACAGGGAGAATGTCAGGGCATCAAGGATTGTTGACTTACCAGCACCATTTGATCCAATGATCAATGTTGTTGAGTCACTATCAAGACTTACAGTTGTGGGGTGATTACCAGTTGATAAAAAATTCTTCCAGGTAATTGTTTTAAAAGTTATCATCAGATTTATCAGGTGGAATCACAATGTCATTTTTTGATATAATAGCATACCTGTGACCATGTGTCTCACAGGTATGAATCATTAGGTCACTCTCAATTTCAATTACATGCATGGTTGGATACTCAAGTTCTTCCAATTGCATGGAATATCTTATAGCATCATCCTGTTCCTCAAAGATGTAAAGGACCTGTTCTCCCTCATCATCTACAACAGAATATGCTCCTTCTTTTTCTCTCCCTTCTACTGTAATAATAAACATCAGACTAGCTCACAAGCTTCCTCATAGACACTCATGATCAGAGATTTTACCTGTGATTTATCCAGGGCAAACTCTGCTTCTTCAATATATCTATTCAAGATGGAGAAGGTATCTTCTGTCTCTACATCCTCATTTTGATCAACCCATCCATTATTGAAATCATAGTTCTCAATAATTTTAAGGTCTGCCACTTTGGCATCATAGAGTTTATCAATAAACTTCTCAAAGGAAGCAGCATCTGATTTAGATTTTACAATTACCTTGATAATCTTATTATGATAGGGGGTTGCATCAAACATCTGATGAGGGGTATCCTCATAATAGATGTTATGAAACAGGTGATATGGGTTATCAACATACTCAAAACTCATATCATCAGTTTCCATGAAGACAAATCCCCTGGTGTCATTCACATCATTCCAGAACATTTCATAGGGATTTCCCAGATAGTAAATCTTACCATCATCAGATCTTGTATGATAGTGACCAGAGAATACCTTCTTGAACTTCTGATATTGATTTGTTTCAGCACCATGATCCATCACACATCCCCTATGTGCCCTGAATCCATTCAGTTCAAGGTGACCCATAGCATAATCACAGGTTGATTCTGCAATAATCCTTGATGTCTCTTCCCTATTCTCATCATTGATCCAGGGGATGAATAGGATGGGTGTCTTATCAATGGTGACCTCAGTTGCTACTGAGGAGTATGTGAATACATTATCATACTCATTCAATAGCAGGTCATTAGAGTTGATATCATTGGTATTCTTGTAATAGGCATCATGATTACCACACATCAGGTGCATGGTAATACCCATCTCTTTCAGGGGATTGAAGAATACCCTCTTTGCCCATTCCAGGGATTTAAAATCAATACCCTTACGAACATCAAAGGCATCACCCATGTGAATCACAGTGGTGATACCTTCCTCTTTTAGTGATGGAAAGAAGATGTCCTCAAAGAACTTTTCAAAGTAGTCATGAAACAACTTGGAACCTTTTCTTGCTCCAAAGTGTGTATCAGTAATAACTGCTACTCGCATCAGCTCCTCAACTTGCTATGGACAGCATCCTTGATAGAATTGTACTCGCTATAGTTGGTGCTGTCAAGGTCATTGGAATCAAAGACCTCATCAAAGTTGGTTTTCTCCAGAATCTTGTTCTTGATTTCCAGTTGCTTCTTCTCCTGCTGGATCCTTCTCAGGAATGCGTAGTAAATGATTTGGGTGAAATAGGCAAATGGATTCTTGGATTTCTCTGGATTAAAGTTATGGATATATCTTACACAGTTCTCAATACCATCACAGATCATATCATCCTTAAACATGTAGTTCACAAAGTTAGGCTTATATGATAGGTGGTTAGCAATCTTCAGGAAGCACTCACCAATATATCTGGGGATCTGTGGTTTAGGATTACCCCTCTCCTTTGCCCTTGCAACATCAATAGCATACTGTTCAAGGGCTGCTAAGAAGTCCTTATTGTTTACATAGTGTTCTGACTTCTTAGGTCTTGGCATAGTCGTATAAGAGAAGGGCATAATAATCATTTATCTACTGGAATTATTATAACAGGAAAACAAAACGTTGACAACTATACACTTTACCAGTAGACTAGGTTTGTTGCCTTTGAAGGATCAGCCTTAGCTAGATTTATAGAGTTTCTCTAAGACCTCCTTAGCATCCTGAACAGATGAAAGATATCCCATCTTCCTATCTATCTGAGCATGATTACCCTTATGCATCTTTCTGATGTAATCCTGATAATAAAGGATCATCTCAATATCCTCTGATTCAGACATTGTAAGAACATCATCCATATTGACCATAAACATATCATCCTTACTTGACTTAAGCCAGGGTTCAAACTTATGTCCTACAACTGTTCCCCTAACCTTAACCTCCTCTACAACAATAGGGTTAGAGATTAAAAGCATGGTCCTATCATCATCCACATCTGCTGCTACCTTGGCAAAGATCTCATCCCCACCCTTAAACTTGATTGTACAATAGAAATCATCTTCCAGCATACACTCCTCCTACTCTTTTATGTTGATTGATATGATGTCATAATTGAATTGCTCTTGAACATAAATCTTCACCCTCTCAATGAAATGATTCAGTGTATAATTCTTTCTTGATCCTAAGGTAAGATCATCAGCAATATCATATAGTTTTGCTTTCACCTTGTTTTTGCCTTTTCTAAGGACTCTACCAATGCTCTGTAAATTCCTAATACGAGACTTTGATGGAGAGGCAAAGATTACATTGTGTAGATTTTTAATATTAATTCCTGTACTGAATGTTCCATAAGAGGCAACAATGATTGCATCATTCTGTTGCTCTGTGATTTCCCTTACCTGTTCCCTGTCTTCAGCATCTACACCGCCATGAACAAAGAAGACTTGTCTCCCTTCCCTGACCTTGTTATTTATCATTTCGTAAAGTATGGCACCATGTGCCTCAACCCTACTGAATAGGATAAGACTGTTACCCTTCAGATCAACAGCAAGGTTGGTGATGAACCTGTTCCTTTTTTCATTACCAATCAGGAATTGAATCTCATCCTCATAGGTATCAAACTTCTTAGGTTTGTATTTTAGAACAAGGCATTGGATATCCAGTGTTGCAAGGTGACCCTCATCAATTAGTTTCTTGGTTTGGGTTACCTTGTATGATGGTCCAAACAATCCCTCTAAGACCCATTTATGGGTCTGTGTGCCATCTAAAGTACCTGTAAACCCATATCTATACTTTGCATGGTGTAACTTGTCCATGATACAGATGAGGGACTTACTCTTAAAAAGGTGCGCCTCATCACCAATGATGACATCATACTCCTCAAAGAATGACCTATCCAGTTGATAAACAGATTGCCAGGTGGTGATGGTCACCTCATTGGTATTGACCCTCTCCCTGCCAGCATAGATCCTGTGACAGTGATTCTCAGCATCCCAACCATAATCCTGAAAATCCTTAAACATCTGCTCCACAAGTGATGTGGTTGGAACCACAAGTAGGATCTTCCTACCAGCATTCACATGGAACCTGACAATGGTGTAAATCATGAATGACTTACCAGATGCTGTTGGTGAGATCAACAACTTCCTGTTATATCTCAGGGCATCATGAACAGCATCAATCTGATAGTCCCTTGGTTTTATTGGTGTGATTGCTTTCATAAAGTCCTTCACACCCTCCTCTGAGATCATCTCATTGACCTCAAATGGTGGACCATAGAACTTATTGTCCACAAACTCATAGGTGTATCCTGATGTCTCACAGAACGCAACAACCTTATCAAGAAGACCCACATAGATCCTCTTGGTCTTCATGTTGAATAGATGTACATATCCATCCCAATACTTACTCCTGTATTGGGGCATGAATTTCTTATTTGGTACTTCAAAAGTGAATCTATCCCTTAACTCATATTCAATATGAGGTTCAGTTTTAACTTGCAGATAGACCTCGTTAATCTTCTGAATACTCAGATCTGCCATAATGAAATCTCACCTGGCACTATTTATTACATGGTATTGAAGGTGTGCTCTAATAATATTTTCTTTGTCCAATCCCTTGCCTGCCAAAGATACTCCTGTTCTTCTGTTGGTCTAGCAGGTGCTCCTGGCCAGTTTTTAATTGCTTCACTTATTGCATAATGTAGTACCCTTACATCATTTATTCCAAGTGTAACATCATAAAAAATGTCCTGGTGCTCTTCTGAGTTCATCCTATTCCTGAGGTGAAACGTAAAAATTCTATTGAGTTTTTAATTTGATATGTTCTATTAGTTATCTGTTTAAGTATTTCTTCCAAATACCTTAACATAGTTTCATAGTAGTCAATCTTTAGCGAAACTCCTGAGAGTTTCTCATCTGCATCCAAATATTTTTGCATAGTTTCCTTATCCCTAATTTTTTTAGGAAAGGGATTCTCAACATATACTTCTGGTTCAGCTTTACCAGAAAAATATTCATAGCGTTCGTGTCTGATGTTTTTTCTCTGTTGTTCTGCTTTCTTTCTCAGCAGATAAATGTTATTATATATCTCATAATATTTAGAGTGTAGAACTGGAATATTCAGGGACTCAGTATGAAGATTATCTGGGTCCATCTTTGCATCCCTTTCCCACATCTCTTGAATCTTATCAAGAGTGATCATACAAATCCACTTCCCTTAACAATAGTATAATTCAAATACTTAAATGAAACCTGAGCAGTAAAGTATTCTGTATCCTGCATTGTAGCATCAAATTGAATGGTTGACAAGGAAAATGGGAACATATCCTGAAACTTCACCTTGAAATTTTCATTCTGCATGGCATCAAGGATAGTCAATGTTCCATCTGAAAAGAGGTTCATTGTTCCACTATTATCCCTTACTGTACCAACCTTCTCATCCTGAAACTCGTATATTTCTTCAAGACTCTCAGGAAAACCTATACCCCTGATCCAATTCTGAATTTCAATATAGTTTTGAAGTTCTTCATCAACAAGAAAATTAAGTGTAAGATCCTCAAAATCAATAATCTCACCAGGCACAGGAATATCCCTCAATCCAGCGGTTGGTTGAATTGTGGTTCTCAAAGTCATACCAGGTATATTCACAGCATTTCCAAAGAATGATACCTTTGGTGCCCTTGCTATTGAAAATCTAAACCCTTGTGGTTGTAAAAAGTTTCTATTTTGAATAGGGGGTACACCAACAACTGCTGGTGTGCTCTGGGTTGCTTGTCTTGTCCTTACATCAGCCATTATGTTTTTTGATTATTTATCCTCATAACAAAAAAAGGCACCCCTGAGGGTGCCTGTAAATCCCAGATATGGGGAAGAATCACATGAGGTTTTTGACCAGGACTCTTCTGTAGTATCTGTTGCTGTTGACTCTGAGTCTTCCCAGACCCTGAGTTGTGCCTTCTGCAAAGGGGTTGGCAACCAGACCATATCTGGTCTTGAAGCCAATCTTGGGTTGGAAGGTGTTCTCTCCAACTGCACGTACCATCTGCAGGGGTACATAGGGGCAGTAGAACAGACCTGCATCATAAGGGGAAGAACCCTTATAACCAACAACATAATACTGGTTACCAGAGTTGCTAGCAGAGTTGTTAGCAGCCAGGTTAGCAGAATAGGGGTCAATGTAAACTCTGAACTTACCATTGATGGTGCCAGCAAAGGTGTTGCCAGTGTCATCAACATTCAGGTTTGCATTCAGGGCAGGGGTATAATCCAGGATACCAGCCATGGTCAGTGCAGATGCTACATCAGCAGAGCACATGACAATGTTGCCCTTTCCTCTTCTTGTTCTTTGAGCGATTGCATTAGCATCTCTCTCAATTTGGAACAGAAGACCCTTGAACTTCTCAACAGACCATCTGCCATTAGAGTCAACATCCAGGTCAAACTGACCAGCAGTTGCTACATTAGAGGCAGCGCCTTGCTCAGCAGACTTGTAGATAGTTCTGATAACTTCTCTGTTGATCTCAGCAAGGATCTCAGTGGAGAGAATGTTAGCAAGTTCTGCTTCAGCATTCAGGCCATGAATTGCTTTCAGGTCCTGAGCAAGTTCAAGACTGTACTCAGCCTTCAGTGCTCTAGACTTAGCAGTAACAGTGACTTTCTCAATAGAGAATGCCATCTCATTGAACTGATTGCCTGTGCCATTGCCCAGGTTCTCAGCATCACCAGTTGCCATGCCCTGACCAACTGTGTAACCAGTTGAAGAGGCAGAACCAACAGGGTTAAGTACAGAAGGATTATCACCATTCTGTGCAGTAGTACCAAGACCAGCAGCGACATCAGCCATGCCACCAGTCAGGTTGAAGCCATCATCCTGACCAGAGAAGGCAGAATCAACTTCATTGTAGAATGCTTCAGTACCAGATTGATCAGTGTATCTGGAACGCATTGCAAAGATCAGTCCAGTAGGACCAGACATTGGCTGAACACCAGCCAGATCATATGCAACCAGGTTAGGCATTGCACGTCTGATCAGGGAGATCAGAACAGGGTCAAAACCAGCAACAGGACCAGCAGCGGTTGCATTAGCACCAAAGCCAGCAGTTGTAGCGGGGTTGCCAGTAGGTTGACCAGCAGCGTTACCACCCATGGTGGGCGTTTCCATCAGGTTGATACCCTGACTAAACGCAGCTTCTTCTCTCAGAAACTTTTCTTGGTTTTCCAGCAGGACAGCAGTAACAGCTCTTCTATGGTTATCCTTGATACCATCAAGACCTTCATAGTCTAGGAGAGGTGCCCACTTTTCCTGCAGATGTTCAGATTGAAACATTTGCTTTTCCTTAAAATGGATTGTTTACAGTTTGAATTAATTAATTCAGTTTTGCTTGAAAGCACCCAGAGATCTCAGATAGGTCTCCATGGTGGAAGATGTGGCAGCAGTAGTGCTGTCTACACCCTCAGAAAGAGTCTGAGTTGAGGTTGCTTTAGCAGCAGGAGTTGATCTAGAGAAGTATGACTCCTTTAGAGTCTCCAACTTTTCACGATATTCGTCTTCACTTTCAAACTCTACACTCTCAGCAAGTGAAGCGAGCTTTTCCTTCTGGGTCTCAGCAAGACCTGAGGAAACTTGAGTCAGAACGTCTTGAGCAGAGGACTCAGCGAGTCTCTTATTCAGACCAATGTTCTTATCAATTTGCTCATTGAGCTTGGTCTCCATGTCATCAAGTTTTTCTACCATGCTTTCCAGCACATCATATTTATCTTCAGGGATGGTTACATAATGTTCTTCAAAAAGTTCCTTCATGCCTGAGAGGAAACTCTCAGTCATTTCAGATTTAATACCATGTTCTACTGCCAGTTCATTCTCAGTCATCCACTCTTCGCAGACATACTCGAGATAGGCATCTACTCTTTCTTGAAGTGAGGTCTTGAGTTCTTCTCTTGCCTCATCAAGTTGAGCAGCATATTGTGTTTCCAGGGTTTCCTGGATTTCTTTTACTTTGGAATTTAGAGCAGCTTCAAAGACAACCTTTGCTTTTTCTCTAAACTCCTCAGAGAGTTCTTCACCACCAAGGAGAGCATTGACATCTTCATCCATGTCATATGCTTCTGTTGTCTCTTCAGATTCAGCAACTACTTCCTCAGTAGTTACTTCCTCTTCTGCTACAACTTCCTCAGTTGCTTCTGCTTCTTCTTTGGCCATTTTCTGCATACCATCAGCTTTTTTGGCACCCTTGTTGACTACATCAGCCACTGTCTTAATCTTGGGTTCTCTGAGTTTAGCAGAATCATCATCTGCCTTATAATTCTCAGGGGTAGGACCACCAAGATCCTCATAGGAACCTGCACCTGATGAATCCATAGGGTCTCCAGCCTTAGCACCAGAATTAACCGCAGTTTTGGATTGTGCTGTCTTTACTTCCATTTCTTGTAGATCTCCACGAGACATTTGAACTCTCCGATTGCCTTTTTTAAACTATATTTATTTATAAATTAAAACCTTTGATATCAAAGGTTATTCAGGAAATAATTAAATACTTCCAGTTTTTTCTCATCCAGTTGCTTTTGATCAACCAGAGTATTAATCTCTTTGTAGGTTTTGGCAGCAAGTTGTTCCCTAAGGACACCACCATCCCATACCCATTCCTTTCCTTCCATAATACCTTCAACAAAGGCATCAGGAGCAGAGGGATCAGCAACAATGTCAGCAGCAGTTGCCAACATGAAGTCATCACCTACAATGTTTACTCCCTCTCTGGTTGGTTTCAGTGAACCAATACCTCTGGATGAAACACCAAGTTTGACACCTTCTCCAATAAGTGAAGAGGCAATCTTACCCATAGGGGTGCTCAGGAGTTTTGCCTTACCAATAAAGTTTGAACCACTCTCTTTGAGTGACACAATTTTATGGGATACCCTATCCAGGTTTACAGTTGGTCCTTCTGGATGACCCAGTTCTCCCAATGCTCTACCTGCTTGTACGTGGTTTTCATTGTATCTTTGAACTTCCTTTCTCAGGACGCTCATAGGATACATTCTACCATTTCTGTTTTGAAGGTCTCCCTGTAGGAAGATTCCCTCAATAAACATTGACTTCTTTCCACCAACGCTTTCTACAATGAAGTCAACAGTTTCTATTTCTTCTCTGATTAGTTTCATTTGTGACCTCAGGAGACTTGAACTTGTTGGATGAATGCTTTGCCAGTGCTGGCATTTGTAATAACAGAAACTTTCAATGACCTTCTCAATTCAGCATATGGTGTGTTGAAGGTCTCAGAAACAGAAGAAGAGTTGTTATCAACAACAATCCTTGTACTGAAAAAACCACCAACATCAGAAGATGTATCAATGCTGGTAATTTCTTTATGAGTAAAATTATATGTTGATGCAGTTCCCTGCACAGTTAGTGAAACAAAGTCACCAACAGCAAAGGGACAACCTGTTCCTTCAGGAAAATCAAGAGTTGTGGTAGCACCCTTGGTCAAACCAACAACCCTTTGAGCAGCAACAGGTCCCATACTGATTTCTTCAGAACCACCAGAAGTGCCAACATAAATGTTAGATGTGGTGGCAGTTGGATTACCTGCTACAGCAACATGACATCCAGCACCCTCAGCAACAACCCTTAGAGTATCAGACTGTTGATTAAATGCTGCTGATGATGCAGCAGATGTACTAGTTGCTAGGACCTGCCCAGTTCCAACTGCTTTTAGTGCGCTCATTTTCCTTGAATTACAATGTACCTGTTAATATGTATTTAGACCTGTTCTTCTTCTGGTTCAACTTCTGGTTCAACCTCAGATTCAACTTCCTGTTCAACATCCACCTCAGCAGATGCCTCAGTTTCATTATCAAAAATTGATTGTGAAATGTGGGGTGTTACAGTAGAAACTTTTTCAGCTGTTTTAGCATATAGCAATTCCTTAATAGCATCACTAATTTGATTAGGTGATTCATCCTTCACCAAAAGATCCATTAATTCGTCCATATTGTATAGATATTGTATAGGTTACAATGTTTTATTTATATTTCCCCACCCTTGGGTGTTTCAAATTTGGTCTCATCAACCTCAGGTGCTTGGGGAGTAGCACCCAATAAACCACCTGTTGTATCACCAGGTGCAGGTGCGATTGGTTGTCCAGTAGCAGGATCAACATCCATCTGACTTGGATCAGGGATTACACCATCCTTGATTTCCTTCTCAATCAGTGCGTCCTGTTCCTCAATCTCAATATCAGTCTGTCTCAGAATCTTACGTCTTACAAAATCATTAGAGTAATACTTACCAACATATGGTTCAGCAAGTGCTGCAAGATTGAGTCTTTCAGTGGTAAGTTCTGCCTCTTTGAGTTCAGCAAAGTGATTATCATAGAGGAAGTCATACTGAATATGATCAGACATCTTCTCCCAATCTTCTGGGGTGCAGACATTTTTCAGAAGAAGTTGTGTTTTCAGAAGATCCTGGAACATATGAGAGAATCTCTTTCTCATTCTTCCAACAAACTTGGAGAACTTGATCTCATCCCTCAGGATCTCTGATGATCTGCCCAGTGAGAAACCACCCTCTCCCTGAATTCTTGTTTCAGGAACATTCAGGGATCTGTACAACTTCTGTTGAAAGTAGTTGATGTCAGTGATCTCTCCAAGATTCTGACCACCAGGAAGTGTGGTGATTTCAGTGCCCCTGCCACCCTCTCTTCTTGGCAACCAGAAGTCCTCCATCATGGACATATGCTTCTTATCATCCCTTATCTCACCAGTGTTGGAGTCATACACCAACTTGTTTCTATAACGCATCATCACATCACGCAGGTATTGCTCTGCTTTTACCTTGGGCAGGTTACCAACATCAATGTAGAAGATTCTTCTTTCTGGTGCCCTTGAAAGTCTGTAGATAACAAGAGAGTCCTCAATCATCATCAACTGATTAAGAGGTTTGATTGCTTTGTGCATCCAAGAGAGTGTTGCTCCCTTGTTTCTATCCACCAGTCCTGAGGTGCAATAGCAGATTGAATCCCTAGTAAGTTTTACACCACCTGCCCTTTGCTGTGTGCCATATCCAGTCTGCTTACCTCCATCAGTATAGACAAAGTATTCTTCAATAGGTGGGAATTGGAATCCATCATCACCTTGTTTGATGTATATTCCATCACCTTTCTTTTTGACAATCTGTCTTACATAACGCATCTTAGATGCATCAATGTATCTCAGTTCTTGAATACCATCCTCTGGTTTCTTCTGATCAATGACCTTATTGTAGTACAGTCTTCCATCAATATACCAATTCCTGAAAATCTCATGTGCCTTGGTGTCAAAATCAAGGAGATCAAGAATATATCTAAACTCTTCTCTAATTTTTTTCTTGATGCCATCACTAGCATTTAAATTTGATAGTTCAATCTCAACAGGTGAATCATTAGTATCAGAAACAATTGCTTCATTAACAATATCCTCAATAGCACTATCACATTCAGGATACAATGACATGGACCTGTATCTTCTGATCAGATCATTCTCATTCTTATAGATTCCTTCAATATCTACATAAGAGCCAAAAAAACCAGAGCTAATATAGTTCTCTGACCCATCCTGATTATTGGGGGGTACAGGAGATACTAGCCCTGGTGGTTGCTTCTCAGAATCTTCAATTGAGAAACCAAATAATCTTGCCATTATTATATACTAGGAGTCTTGTGCTCCTAGTATTTATTAACTTAAAATATCATGCCAATGTGGGAGTAGCATTTCCATCATCTCTTCCCTGCTCATTCTTACCAATTCTGAAGTCCTGTACCTGGAAGGTTACAGTGAATTCTTCAATGGTATCAGTGGAATCATAACTCAGGTCAATGGCAGAAACTTCTGTTGGGAAGATGCCACTGAATTTATATGATCTCAGGATAATCTGCTCTTTGTTATCAGCAGGGTGCTTATCACCATTTCTGTTCTTACCTCTACCCAGTTGACTTACATAAGCACTAGTCATGTAAGAACTGGGATTAGCAAGACCAGTGCCATGTGAAAGGTCACTGATGGTGTTCATCCAACCTTCAAAAGCAGATCTCAGGTTGAAATCCTCATCATTGATGATTGTAATGGTCCAAGGTTCAAATGTTCTGTCACCAGCAACTTTCAGGATTCTACCCCTGAAAGGAACTGGAATTTCAGCAACAGTTGAAGCAGGAAGCTGAGCAGCCTTGCAAAGGAATCTCAGATCATTCCGTGTTTCTTTTGACCACAAAGTTCCTTTATCTGAGATACCTGCAGGAAATGATGGAATAGAAACCTCAAATAGGTTGGGGCGGGCGCCCCCACCTTTTAGTCTATTCTTAAAACCTTCAATGTTCTTTGTGTTAATCTTTGACATGTTTGTTTACCTCTTGGTGTTATTGCTAGAATTATGATCAGGAACCAGTAACTTCAGAGAAGCTAATGCCACCTCTTGTAGCAACAAAGGTAAGAGTTACAAAGTTGATTGATCTTGCAGGTTGAATGAAGATGTCAGCTCTAAACTCATTATTATCAACAATATCAGGTGTGTTGTTAGTATCATCACAAATAACTCTAAAGTCTTCAATACCTCTCTGTGCCTGAATATCAGTCAGGAAAGGTTCAACAATATTGATAAAGTTTGCTCTGGTTGCAGCATCATTGAGTTCAAACAGTTGATCATTAGCAGCATCTTCAAGCGCTTGTTCAACAACAAGGAACAGTCTTCTGACATTGATTCTGTCAAAAGCAGACTTGTAACTGAGAGCAGTTTTATCACCAAACAGAATTGTGCCAGCAGCATTTTGATTTACAACTGGGTTAATTCTATTGCTATAAAGTTGATCTCTCTGTGCTTTGTTGGGGTTGTATGCCAACTTGACAACATTATTCAGTGTTCCTCTTGCCTGACCAGCAGGTGAGAACCAGGGCAGGAATACAGAATTGTTTCTTGCCATGATACCAGCAATGTCACCATTCAGAGGAATAAATCTGAACTCATTGTTGAATCTGTCAAAGACATACTTATAACCACTATCAAATACAGCAAAGGATGATCCTGTAAGTTGTCCATAATACTTCAGGACATTATTAGTAGCAGTAGTGGAGTTAGTTACATTAACCACATTTGCTCTATGGGGGGAGATAACTGCCTGACAATCCTTTCTTTGATCAGCAATAGAAATCAGAAGATTTGCTTTTGCTTGAGTAGAAAGTTCATCATTCATTGAACCACCCATAAGCAGGAAGTCCAGTGCTACCTCATCCTTATTATCAAACAGGTTATATCCATTAAGGATGTCACCAAGGGCAGCTGCCATTCCACCAGTAGCAGAATAATCTTGACCACCAGTCAGTGAGTATGAGATATTACCAATAAGGTTAAACTTGACATTCTGTGCATTTACACCCCATGCACCATCACCTGCTGTGACAGGAGCAAATCCAGAGGAGAAACCACCAGCAACAGCGTTTCTTCCATTAGGAACATCTGTGTTGTTACCAGCAGCAGCACCAGCAAAGATATACTGTGAGTTATTTGCCAAGAAGTTCTTATAGTAGTTCTTGACAGGTGCATTTCCATCCTCTTCAGAATCCTTTGCCTTAGAAAGGAAGAAGTTAGTTTCAAGGATGTTTCCATTGACTCCTGTTACAGCACCCTCATCATCAACAACCACTACGTGATAGGCATCACCAGTAGCGTTTCTGGTTGAAGCATAGTTGTTGTCAACAGGCTTGGGAGCAAGAGTCTTCCAGAAGATTGTGCTGTTATCCAGTGCCAGTTTCTGTTGATCATACCAGTCAACAGATGATACTGTTGTGATTTGAGCACCAACACCAGTGCTACCACCAGTGTTAATACCAGCACTATTAACTAAGAAGATACCCTTTGAAGCACCAATGGATTTGAGATCACTTGAACTCTCATAGGTGCAAGCATATTCAGTTCCTGCATCTGTTGTAGCAGCAGAAACCTGAGAAATGATCCTAACATCAATTGTGCTCAGTGCATTGGAAGAGGAATCAGTTGAGACACCAGTGATTATTGCTTTCAGATGACCAGCAAATGCTGTTGTTGTACCAGCACCAGGGACTGCTCCACTGATTGCCATGGTAACACCATGACCAACAACTGCACCAAAGGCAGAAAGGTCAGTGGTGGTAATACCAATAGTTTGGTCTGCCTGGTTATCAATAGTACAGACTTTTAGTTTATTATTGATTTCTCCTGCCTCTCTTGAAGCAAAGAACCAATCAGAGGCACTGGAATGATTTGCCTCATAATCATCATAATTTTTAATTTTAACATCTGTTGCTGCAATTGCTACACCAGCATTTGCATTCTTCAGGTTTGTACCATCAATTCTAACCACCTGGAGTGATCCACCATAGGTGAGGAATTCAGATGCAACCATCCAATCCTCATATTGATTATCGTTGTCCTGAGGTCTACCAAAGATCTCAAGCAATTGACTCTGATTTGTAATCAGAACAGATTCTTCAATTGGTCCACTTTTAAATGGTGCAGCAATAGCACCAATATTATCAAGAACATTATCAGGTCTACCAACTGTAAGGTCTACTTCCCTGACCAATACACCTGGAGATAATTGAGGAGTTGCCATTAAATTACTCTCCTTAAGTTCTCATTATTGACTGAAATTATTTAGATTTTTCGAGTGTTTCAGTGGGGAAATAGGAAGTGAACTACCAATCTGGATACTGCCAATCAACAAATGGTGTCTTTTTCTTTCTTGACTCTATGATTCTATTAATAGTACATCCCTTACATTCATAAGAATAGGAGGACGCCACAGGTCCTCTATCTTTTCTTGTCCTGTAAAAACTATCTACTAAATTCATCTCCTTCTCACAAACCCTACACACCCTTGTGTCAAGTAAGAGATGACCTAATTTTATCTGCTCGTCAAAATCCATACTCTGGTTCTTCTTCCAATACTGTATGACTAAATTTTTCAACATCAAAATATGATGTACGATTCATCCTACCTTCCCTCTCATCCAGAACCTCATTAATGAGTATCTTCAACTCTTTAACAAGTTCAGGAGTTATGACCCTTCTGGGGGTCACACTCATTGGATTAGTTCTACTTGCTTTCTTTGATTTTGTTCTGGAGATTCCCATCCCCTGTGTGTCAATCTTACTCATTTAATCTCTCCAATTACCCAAGATCTCATTCCAAAGGGTGGTTCAGATATCAAGGTTTGAGTATCTATGACAGTTTCTTGCGGAACAATAACGCAGAATCCAATACCAAGATTAAATACCTTTCTCATCTCTTTCTCCTCAATATCACCTGCTTCCTCAATCTTGTTGAATAACTCTGGACGTGGCCAAGACCAATAATCAACATCAGCAGTCAAACCCTCAGGTAGACATCTGGGAAGATTTCCTGGAATACCACCACCAGTGATATGTGCCATACCTAAAATAGGAACCTCATCCAACAATGATTGAATCAGTGGTGAATAGATTGTGGTTGGTTCTAGTAACTCTGGTATCTCCTTGTAGGTGATATAGTTTCTCCAGAGCATATCATTGATAAGAGAATAACCATTGCTGTGAAGACCACTACTCTCAATGCCAATAATCTTATCACCAGGTCTGATATTAGATCCATTAACAATATCCCTTCTCTCAACTATCCCTGTGCAGAATCCACCAAGATCATATCCACTTGCAAACCTACCATGCTCAGCAGTTTCTCCTCCTAAGAGATCCATTTCTGCAATCTCACAACCCTTGATAATCCCAGAGATAATATCATCCACATTACTGTCTAGTTTTTTAGTGGATATGTAGTCAAGAAAATACAATGGTTTAGCACCACAGCAGATCACATCATTGACACACATAGCAACAAGATCCTGACCAATGGTGGTGTAATCAAAAGCAATTCTGCAGACATTGATTTTGGTTCCCACCCCATCAGCACCAGATACTAAAACAGGCTCCTCATATCCAGAGGGAACCTGAAACATACCATTAAATCCACCAATGGATGGAAGTTTTGTTTTGAGTCTATCCACAAAAGCATCACCTGCTTCTATGTCTACACCAGAAGATTTATAGTTCATTGATGATACCCCTCCTTACAAGGTCAAGTCTTTCAAGTTTCCAAGCAATATAGTCAATGGTTGGAACACACTGTGTATTCCAACCAACAAATCCATGTGTTTCACCTGATGGCATTACCCAACAAGGAGCATCATTATTTTCAAGATTTAATGACTCCCTGTATGCTTCATCACCCATCATTATCACTGCTATTTCAGCCTCATTCAAGACACTGAAACAACTAAAACAACCTTCTTTAATGATATCAGGGATTTTCTGTTTCATATTTCAAGATACATTCTTTCAATGATTTAATAGTCATGCCAGGTGTTGCTCCTGCCCATAGTGCCTCCCTTTCAATCCTTACAATTGTTGGATCTTTGAGTCCATACAGGTATATTGCATTTTCTGTGTGTTCAGAGGGAACCACACCAGAATTCATATATATCCTTTCTAAACTTGTATTGTAAAGACCAGCCTTACAATCCTGAACCACATGCCAACCCTCATGTCTGAGCACATCAATAAGTGCTTCATCATCATTATCAATGTGACCCATATTTAAATAAATCACATTAGCATCTGAATAATATAGACCACGATAGTTTTCCTTAAAGTAATAAGGGAATGCCTTATAAACTCCTATATGCAACTCTTCAAGATTAGTAAGGATATCCCTCACCTCACCCTCATAGTCCTCTGATTTTACCTCATAAACCTCGTAAACACAATCATTTCTTCTCATACATCCCCTACCATCATATTCAGATGACAATGCTGGTAATGTAATCAGTGATGCTGTTGCTAATAACGTAAGTAGTTTTTTCATCTAAAATTCCACATGTAGTCCATTCCTCCACCCTTATCACCATATTCATCAGTGAACCATCTGTCACCATCATCATCTACAAATGTAGAATCTTCTAGTCCATCATTGATGAAACCAAATGGTGCCATATCCTGCTCAATCTGATTCTTTTGTTCATCATACAATCTTTTTCTAACATCCTGATCAGTCAATTCCTTAAAGTAATCTTGTGCTACCAACCAGGCATAGATGACCAGACACATAGCAAGGTCATCATTACATCCTTCCTCTGCCTCAAAAGAATTGTGTTTAGATATAAAGGTGGTTAGTTCTGATATAATCTCATAATCATTGATAAAAAGTTTATCCTCTTCAATCAATGTCTTGAGGTTAAGGGAACCAACCTTCTTTACTGTCTTAGACATCTTCAATCCAAGTTGAGTTTTTTGTCCAGAGAATCCTTGTCCAACAGTTTGACCTGCTCTCCCCCTCATAGAGCACATTAGTAGGTTCTGATATTCTAAGTCATACTGTAGGATACTGGCAACCTGATCTCCAATATCATTTACCTCACATAACACAAAGGCTTCATTATATTTCCTTGCTAATTCCCAAATAATATTAGGGAATAGCATTGGTTTTATTGTGTTATTTCTATATTTTGCTACAACCTTATGAGGAAACTGTGTTATATCTGTGATGATAAAGGCAGAGTAATCATTACCCACTCCCCTTGCCACATCAACAGTCATCACATAATCATGTTTTCTCTTTGGAGGTTCATATACATCTAATCCAGCATTCCTTTGTATGGGGTTGTCATAAATTAGTGTTTTAAGTTTGCTTGGAGCAATCAGTGTATCAACAGATCCTAAGAACTCACACTCAAACTCAATCTTAAACTGCTGTTCAGAGGTGTTCTTGATTGTCTGTTTCTTCCACTTCTCATCCCTACCAGGAACCTCAGACCAGTGAACATCAGTTGGAATATAATCATTACTCCCATTCTCAGCATCATGCCACATCCTGTAAAAGTGGTTCATGCCATGGGGCGTTGATACTATAATGACTTTTGTTGATTTACCAGAAGTAATAGTAGGATAAACAGATGCAAAGAAGGCATCAGCGATGTGATTTGGAACGAACGCGAACTCATCAAGGAAGAGGATATTGAACGACATGCCTCTGACAGCACTTGCAGATGTAGAAGCTGCCAGTATCTTACTGCCATTCTCTAACTCCAATGATCCTTTGTTCCATGATAGAATACCCTGTTGCATCCATTTAGGCAAGTTCTCATATGCTACTTGCAACCTACTCAGAAGTTCTCTAGCAGTTGATGCTTTGTTAGCGAGGATGCCAATATTAACACTGTCATTAAAGACAACATGGTGAAGAAGAAAAGAAATAACAGTCGTGCTTTTGCCAGTCTGTCTTGGCATCTTGCAGATGTTAAATCTATTCTTGTAAAAGTTTTTAATAAGTTTTTCTTGGAAGTCATAGGTCTTAAATGGTTGTAGACCATGATCAAGAGTCACGATTTTAACATGATTCTGTGCAAAGTAGACAGGATCATCCTTACACTTCAAATACTCTTCAATATTTTCCTGTGTAAACTCAATTGGGGTATTAGCCTTCTTGAGATTAGGATTACCAAGATAAATTTCACTCATATTTTTTTATACAGTTGTTGTTGTCAGTGCGATACCTACATCTCCACCACTGAAGAAGTCATCAACCAGTTGCTGTGAATTGTTTATAGCACCACCTGCTCCATGACTAATGAAGATTGGGTTGCCATCACAAGCCGCATCCTTAGTAGCAATGACTTCACTATTTGATTCATCAAAGATATCAAGAGTATTGTTAGAGTGATATCTGATCGAGAACTTAGTGCTTCCAGGATTAGGGTCAGTCCACTTGGTGGCAGAGTAGTTAGAATTACCAGTGTTGAAAGTCATTCCACCCAAATCCACTATCTCCTCAGAGGTATTCGTCTTATAACTCCAGTCCCAAAGTCCAGTACTATTCTCCACATTAGTAAGACCAGATGTAGCATTACCAGTTTTCCATTCTCCAATGCGAGTATTGGTCTGAGTGAGAGGAAGTTGCCAGTGCATCTTATATCCTGCTGCTAAACCATCCTTGTGTCTCCATACTTGGTCTGCTGCATAAGCAAGTGGGTTACCAGTGCTGTGAATACCTACACCACCAAGATCTTGGTTCTCGGGGAATCCACCAATCCTCCAGTTCTTCCAGGGGTTGTAGTAGTTGGGTGGTTCGTGAGCAATCTCCCATCCATATACTTCAACACCTGTGGTGGATGTAGGAATTCTGGTTGAGTCACCTCCCATAGAGATAAAGACAGGATTACCATCCAGTGCAGAGTTGGATACTGCCAGTGTCTCCCTTACACCTGCTCTAACTACATCAAGTTTCAGTTTATTATCACCAGCATCATACTTTAATCTACAACTTTGTCCCGCAGTGGTTGTTGTTATATTTGCCTGAACGGTGACTCCACCATCCTGATATGCCTGTGTTTTTAACTCACCATCTCTACGGAAACGGAATCCAACACTATATGATCCATCAAAGTTAGAATCTAGAACACCAATAATCATATTGTGTTTGGTAGAACCATTATTATTGATGGATAGTTGAGTCCAGATAAATTCTTCTCCTGGTCTCAATTTCTCACCCCAAGTAACATTGAAAGCACTATTGGTAATAGTCTTAAAACCATTAGAAACATCTAGCGACTCTGATGCTGTCTTCAAAGGCATCGTGTTTTGTTTTAAATTTAATGCAGTATTTCGATTGCTACCAGATGACCAGTCACGGTACTCCATGAACCAGTTTGCTTCATTCCACTCCCACTCATACTGAACATAGTCTGACAATACGTCATCAGAGTTATTCACAGATAGGAGATATGGATACATGTCACCACCATCAAGTGAATCATCACCAGTAATAATTACCTCATCAGTATCTTCATCAAAGATATCCCAGGTGTTATCAGAGTTATATCTCCAAGAACAATTTCTTCCTGGCATAGCAAGAGTGGTGGTGCTAGTATCCAAAGCAGTGTAATTTGCATTGACAGTAGCATCCTCATGAGCAGTGAACTTCTCCTGATTAGTAAGTCTCCAAGTCATCTCACCTGCCTGATAGGCATTGTTCTCACCACTACCTAGGTCTTCTGTTCCCTCAAAGTTTGTTGACCAATACTGATTACCAGCAGTTGTTGGAACTGTAAACTTAACCTTCATTCCAGGTCTCAATGATCTATTAGATTTCCATACATCATTAGTTTTGGTTCCATTGTAGAAACTATGACCAGGACGATCTGAATCAGTATAAGATTTAATAGTAAAATCTTGTGATCTAATTTGTGATACTGATGGAAGATTTCCTGGTGTTGATGCTTGAGTACCCTCTTCAGATGAGAAGTAGATATAAGTTTCAGTTGCTCCTACTCCAACATTTGCTGAGGAGAGTAACCAGTCATATGCAGTGGTGATTTCCCAGAGTTGTAATTTCTCTGTTTGGTGGTCAAATCTAATAGCATATGTCCCATTTTCAACAACAATATCTTTATTCAGTTCAACACCCGTTCCAGCATAAGTTCCATTTTTTGCATCCCAATCATCATCTGAGACATCATAATACCACTTGGTAGACCAGTTTGATTTATTATTTACATTTGTAACACCTGTTACACCAGTGCCACCATTCCAAATACCAACATGAAGATCTTCAGCAGGAATTGCAAAGAGCATTTCTTCTCCTCTTTTCAACTTAGTTCCATAGTAAACTACACCCTTATCCTTATCATGTTGATTATTTTCTAGGTAATCATTTGTGTTATGAAATTTGAAATTAGTTTGATTCTGGTAGTATCTAACTGTGCTAATACCAGGAACATGAATGTTATCTGAAATAGCAAAAGAAATAGTAATTGGACTACCATTCTCAGCAGTAGAAGCAGTTCCAACCACATGATTGTTATCATCTTGATTGATAAGTTTTAACTTATTATCATCACCATCATATCTCAATATGAGATGATCTCCAGCTTGAAGACCCTCATATCTATTACTGGCATGTCCAGTGTGGGCAAAACCAATAGAGTCATATGCACTACTCTCAAAAGATACATGATGACCATTGCCTAATGACCTTCTTATACGAAGCATCTTTTCCCACAGGGATTGATGACCAGCATTTGAGGGATCATATGAGGTAGAACCTCCCCACTTACCAACAAACACTGATCCAGTATCTTCTGCCACATGACCCCATTCCATCTGTTGGTATGGTTTCAGTTGAACACCATAGTAAAATGGGTTGTTAGCAGTTGGTGGGTTGGTGGTCGTAATACCAGGACCCTCAGTAGAGAAACCAGCACCAGGACTTAGATATTGCTGATACCATTCAAACTCATTGATTGTTGTGTTGTGTGTTGGAACACCTGTGAGACCACTGTAAGGAAAATTGGTAGCATTTGTAAGATCAAATGCTGGTTGTGCAATTGAATCACCAAGAGTAAAGTTAACTCCACCAAGTCCAGTGATGTGTGGAGAGAGTTGAGTAGAATCAATCAGTCCTGTAATTTTAGATCCATCTATACTATCAACGTCTCCACCCTCAATAAAGATGGTTGCAACGCCTGCAGTTGGTGAAGTAATAGTAGATATACCGCTACCTCTAAAATCAAATAACGTAACACCTGTACCAACATATCCACCACTGGTTGTAATACCAACCTGGTCAATAGATATATTTGCGACATCATTTTGTACCGTAATAAGGTCAATAGCACCCTTGAAGTTGAGGGTAGTGCCTCCACCAACTAGTGCTCCGTTATTCTGAATATTAATTTCGTTAGACTTCTTATTCGCCTGGTCATTGATATAGTCAATAACTTGTGCCAGACTAAAACCAAGATCACCTACAAGGAACTGTCCAGTTTTGTTCTTAATTCTAGTGGGAAGGATTCTTTTAAAAAGTCTCCTTGGTGTTACTCCATCCCTACTAAACTGGTCACTTCTAGTAATCCTAATTTTTCCTGGACGGTTAGGGTTTTCAATTGCCACAACAACACCACCCAGAGGTGCAGAGGGAACTCTTGTTCCTTGAAAGAAGATGGCGCCTTGACTGACATCTCCATGAATTGTTACGTTTCTTGCCATCTTATGTTACTACGTTTACTGTAAGGGCCAACATTTCAAAGTCACCTTCATCACTTGCCCTTGCAGATAGGTTAAAGGAACCGGCATCAGTTGTGGTGAGTCCAGCCAGAGAATTACCAACATAGAAGTTGATAAGTGTCTCACTTATATAGTTCTGGTCAGCACCCTCATTACAGATGACTGCCTGCTCCCTAATCACACTAAAATGTGTTGTTCCAAAGGATTGAGTTGTAGGATTTGTGGTGAAATTCAAAGCAAAGTCAAGGTTAGTATTGTCAATATCAGGGTTGAATTGAGCAGCAATTCTTACAATGACTGATGAACCTGCATCAGTACCAGCAAGTGAGAATTCTGTTTGACCCGTTCCAATTGTAGCACCAGCACCAATCCAGGGGTCATTGTTATTAACATTCAACATCTTCAGGGGCATGAAGTCAGTCTTGTTTGTTCTTACCTGTGGTTGAACTAGAACAAATTCATCAGCAGGAAGAGTCTGAACCGTATTTGCCACACCAGTAGTGTAGTAATCAGTTGTGTATCTATAATATCCCTGATGTAAATCATTAAAGTGTGTTCCTAGTCCTATTGAACTTACACCAACATAATCACTACCATCATGTTGGAGAAGTTGACCTTCTGTTCCAGAGTAGGATCCTCCTCCACCACCAGTTGCACCTACAAACTTACCTGATGCTGCATCATACTTGAGGAACTTACCATCTACCTTTGCAGAGTCCCTATCTACATCATCCAGGAACTCAAGTCTTACCTCACCACCCCCACCAAGGGATCCAAGTTGAACTTGTAATCTATTAATTAAAAGTTTTTGATTCTCCTGTAACTTAGCAAGTGAATCAATTTTGTCAGATAGAAGAGGGTCCTCTGTTCTCTCAGGGAGTAACTCAACAGATGATTCAATCAGAGTTTTCTTTTCTAATTTTGCTTTTTCAGCAGCAATCTTCTCTTGATTTAACCTAATCTCTTCATAGAGATTTTTTACATTCTCCTGTACTTCACGAACCCCATCCTCAACCAAAGTTTTGTATTCTGGTTGTTTGATAGGAACGTCTTCATTGTTGTCTAATGACTCTACAAGAACCTTGAGGTCATCAAGAGTTATCTCCTTCATTGATCAACAGTTCCATGCTCTTAATGACTTATTTATCCTGCTATCAGGATCACTTGCTGTCTTCTTAGAGGTCAACTTTTTCTTCATACCCTTCATTCTTGCGCAAAAAGACGCTCTACGCTTGTTGCCAACTTTCTTTGAAGGTCTTTTAAGATCGCTTCCTGGGTTTTCTTGTTCATACGACTTTCTACCTTTTTCATTCAAACCTCCTTCTTTGTTTTTACCAGACTTTTTTGTCCATGCTGCTGCCTCCTCTACTTCTGTAGATTCAGTTTCTTCACCCATCTGTATTAGGGGTTCACCAGGTTGATAATCAGTCTTATCATATCTCTTAAGATGACAACCAGGATATACCTTATCAAGTGCAGCCTGAACTTCTGCCCTTGTGGGTGCTCCTACCTCAGGGAAGAAGATCTTCATCATCATGTATTTACCCCTCATGGTGAATGCCACAAGATAGATATTGCCAGTCTTGGCAGGAACTCTTACTGCTTCAGTAACTGCCTCACATTTCATTTCATTTTCAATATCAGGACAATCTTTCATCCCATGAACAGGACAGAACAACCCTTTATGGTTATGGGCACATTTTTTCTTTTCTTCACTGATGCCTGCCTTTCTCAGTCTACTTGCCTGACTAGTATGCATCTTTACAGCAGCATCTAGTTCTTTAGCAATCTTCTTTACATTTTTAGGAACTTCTTTTTTCTCATTTACAACTTCAACCTCAAATCCTGCCCTTCTCATGGCATCAATCTGGATCTGAGAGAACTCAGGGAGTGCAAGAAACTCCTCTTTCTTTGTAGATTTACCATAGTTCTTAGCACCCTTCTTACGGCACTGAACCAATCTTCCAGAGGCATATGCAGAAGGCCAGACACTGGCAGATGCTTTCACCTTATGATAACAAGCATCCTTCTTACCTTCCTTTTCAAGGATGGTCTCTTCCTTTTGGGTTTTCTTCTTGGTGTTCACGTGAATTGCACTCCCTTTTCTGTCTGGATTAGGATCATTTGCTCTCTTGCGTCTTACAGAAGCACCCCTTTCTGCCTTAGACATGCTTGCTGCCTTATCTTTTGATAAGCACTTTGGTTTGGGACCATCACCTTTTCCATCACCATCTTTATCATCACGAGCACATTTACCAACCCTTTCACCCTTGGTGTTATAGCGGTCCCATCCACCACCACCTGCTCCACCACCACCTCCTTTACCAAACCATGCTCTTAGATCCTCACTTACGGATCCACCATTGCCACTCCCAGACCCATTACCACCATTGCCATTACCATTGCCATTAGAAACATTACCATTTTTCTTACCATTCTTTTTAGTGGTACTATCATCATCCTCAGTGTGTCCATTCTCCTTACGAAGCATACCAGCAGGTCCAACCATCTTGAACCCTTTTGGAATGTCTTTGCACACCTTGTCAGTGTAACAATAATATTTGCCGTCTGGACACTTCTTTTTCATTTTATATAAAAAGGTCTCTTAGTATTTATAGACCAATGATTGTAAGGGGATTAGACATCACAGTTGCAACCCCAGATGTATTATCAAATTCTATCCTGTTACTCTCATAATCAAGTTTTTTCATATTTCCTAAATCTACACCATCACTTGCAATACCAACACTTCCTCCTCCATTTACCTCGCTTATAAGTCTAGGCATTAGTTAGCAGTCTCCAACACTGATAGAAGAACTTTGAGAGATGAATTAGCACCAGCACTTGCCTTAATGGAGTCATTGGTTTGAAGAACCAATTTACCATCAAGGGGCACATAAGCATCACTCACAGGCACAGAAGCATCTTTAATAATCTCAGTGGTTGTGCTACTTCTCACATGAGACATGGTGAATGTGGTTGCTGATGAAGCAACATTGGTTACATGAGCATATAATACAATCCCTGTATAACCTGTGGGTGCTGTATATACTGTTTGATCTGAGGTTGTTAAAACAATAGTCTCTGTCTTAAACCTATTGAGTGCTAATTGTGCCATTTAACTAAGTGCTAGAATGAAGGGGGTCATTTCTGAGAACAAACTCTTAGAGAATGCTCTACCACTGATTGTTCCTGTTGCCTGATTGATTTGCAAATCATCACCAATTCTGAAGTTACCAGACTGGTCTGTGCTGGTATATATCACTCTGCCTCCATTTTGACTGACTGCTTCATTTGCCTGGATTGTTACTCCTCCTCTCTTTGGAGTAGCACCAGTGATTGTATTTCCAGAACCAATATATTCAAATGTGTGGGAACTAGCAACAATCTTACTTTGTTGGAAGAAGAAAGCAGTGGACCCCACTCCAACAGTGTTGAATAAGTTTTCAGCAAGGGTTAATGTAGTAATTCCAGAGGATATGGGTGTAGCACTATTTATTGTGAAGTAGGTATCTGACATCACTGCTGTTGCAGTGGCAGTTGTTCCTGAATCAGGGGCAGAAATGGTGATTGTGGCAGTGCCTGTGTACTGACTTCCACTACTAATAATATCAATTGATGTAACATTACCACCCTCTATGGTTGCAAAGGCAGTTGCAACCTCTCCATTTGGTCCTGAGGGGGTTGAAACAGTGACTGAGGGTGTGGAAGTATATCCACTTCCCCCATTAGTGATTGTAATTGATTCTACTGACTTAAAGAGAGTATCAAAGAAGACAACCTGACCATCATATGGTCTTGTGGTAACAGCACCAACATTAACAATCACTGTATCCTGACCAGCAGCAGCAGAGGTGGTAACTATACCTGTGAACTGTTGATCACTTACACCATCAGCAATAAGACCAAATGTACCAAAACTACAATTACTATTGGCAACATCAGCCTGACCACCTTTGTGAACAGTGATTGCTTTATCACAGCAAATTGTAAACACTGAGACTAATTGAGCATAACCCTCATTAGTTACAGCAACACCAACACCACCCTGATTATATTGGGTGAAAGCATCAACATTCATTGACTTAGTTTTTTCTGCCTTATCACCATCAATTAAAACACCAATACCTGTGGTTGTGTCACTTGTGCAGTTTTGAATATATGGTCCTTTCCATTTACCACCACCAACATTAGTAGCACCACCAGTTGGGAAAGCAACAGCAGCTGCTGGATGAACATGACCAGAGAAGGTCATATTTGCTAACTTGCAACCCTTCTTGACATGGAATATATCCTGTGTTGTGTTGTTTGGGAGAACCTTTACAGTCCTTAGATCATCACCAACAACAGCACTAAATGCTGGAAGTTCTATTGGATTATTTTCCACATAGTTTCCAGACAATACCTTAATTACAGATCCAGTATTTGCAATACTTACTGCACCAGCAATGGTCAATTTAGCATTATCAATTGATGTTCCATTATTGGTATCATCACCATCCTTGGCAACATAGAAAACATTAGGAGCAGAGTTGATACCAGTGGCACCAGCATCAAGTGTGACATTCTCACCCAGGATGATTGTGGAGTTTGTAACAGTAACAAGACCAACACTGACTGTATTGTTGTCACCATCAATCACAACAGATGCTGAACCAACAGTTAGGATGCCAAGTATTCTGGCATCACCATCAACCAGCAATGCTGTATTACCAGAACCAATATGTACTGTTCCAACACCAGTGTTAAAGGTTGATATACCAGTTACACCAAAACTACCAGAACCAGTGATGTTTTTGCTATTAAGATCAAGATTGCCACCAAGTTGTGGTGTTGTGTCCTCTACAACATTGGTAAGCAGAGTTCCAGAATCTGATGGTAGGGTGAGGGTGATATTACCAGAGAAGTCAGAATGTGCTGGTGCCTGAATCCTGGCATAGTGAGCATTACTTGCCTCACAATACAGGTCAATCCTACCAGGAGATCCATCGTCACTAAAAAGTTTAATTTGGTTTGTCAGTGTGGATACACCAGTAACATTTAATGAATCAGATTCAATGTTACCTGTAATATTGATACCACCACTGGTTGTCTCAAACTTCTCAACATCATTGAAGTAAAGTCTTACACCCTCATCATCCTGAAATACAGCAGATGACTTACCAGACTTTGCCTGAATGATGATGTTACCACCATCGTCATCATCTACATTGTTCCTGATGAATAATGGACCTGTGTTATTATCAATGAATGATTGATTACTATCATGGTATAGTTGTAAATCAGCACTAGCACCAATCTGCAACTTCTTACCATCAGTAATAATTTCAATATTATCCCTACCAGTAATAATACCAAGGGAATCTACATTCTTTACATCCTCATATGTGACTGTTCCACCAACTGTTACATTTCCTGTTGCCTCAATATCTCCAATAACATGAAGTGAAACTCCTGCCTTTGCAGTTGTTGTTCCAATACCAACACTCTTTACAGTGTGAATACCAACATTATCAACACCCCAAGTACCAGCAGCACCAACAGATCCTTGAATTGCAGTGCTGGCAATACCAACCCATTTTGAGGTGGTAGAATTATAAATTAGTAGTTGATTATCTGTTCCATCAAATGTTACATCATCAAGGTCTTTGATGAATCCTGCTCCACCACCACCCATGGTGGATAGTTGTGTCTGAATTCTACTAATGAACAACCTGTAGTGTTTTGACAGGTCATCAAGAGTGGCAAATTTTTGGTCAAGAGGTGTCAGTGGGTCAGTTTGTTTACCAGCAGTTTCTTTCTCGTTGGGAGGTTCATCAAGCAGACCCTCAGTAAGAGTTTTTTGCTGCTTTTTAATGACATTTGCAATTTTGTAGAGTTCAGTGATCAGACCTTTGATGTTGGTCTTTACATTTTTGACCTCAACTTGCAGTTTTTTTATGTCTTTGTCATAATATTTGACCTCTGGAAGAGAATTGAACTTTTGCTCTACTTCTTCTTTTAAATCAGTGTAAAAAGAGATGATTTTCTCATCTGTCTTGATACTTTCATTCTCAATAGACTTAATTTGTTCCTTTAAAGTCTGTTTGAGTTTGTTTTGCTCACCTAATATTGATTTTTTTAGTTTTCTATCATCATCTTTGAATTCTTTGTGATGATCATAAACCCTGAGGGTCATTTCCCTCAGTTCTTTGTAGATTTTTTCCTTAGATTCAGTTAATCTGATGTTTGTGGAGTCTAAATTCTCAGAAAGATTCTTTGAATCTACTCTTTGTTCAAAATCTTTGGTTTCAATAACCTCATTTAACTCAGAAACCCTTGAATCTATTTTTTCCTTGATAATATCAAGGTGCCCCTGTACCTTTTTGAAGTCATCATCAATAATTCCAAAGGTTTTACCAATCCATGAGAAATCTGGAACCTCATTTACCTTCTGAACCCAGTCAGGGAAGGTTGGAATACTCTCATTGACCTGTTCAATCCTTGATTTAAGGGCATCAAGGTCATTTTCATAGTATTTTACCTCTGGAAGGGACTCAATTTCTTCCTTAATTCTTGATATTTTACCATAAATGAGTTCAATATCACCCTCATAGTACCTGACCTCAGGAACTTCTGGGATTTTTTGCTCAATTTCAGTTAATTTTTCTTCAAATTCCTCATTTTTTGATTTTAAATCAAAGATTTTATCACTTTTGAGATCATAAATTGAAAAATTCTCTTGAATTTCAGCAATTTTTTCACTTATCTGACCAATCTCTTCATCATATGACTTGATCTCAGGTATTTCAGGTATTTCTTTTCTTACATCATTAACTAATTTGACCAGTTCTTGCCATTCTGGTGCTTTTACTACGTCAATAACCTCTGCAAATGTATTTCCATCTGCATCTTCAATGGTTTGATCCTCTTCAAGAGGGTAAGTCTTATATTCTTCTACTGATGGTAATTCTTCTTTCTCTTCAATGAAGTCCTTATAAGAGGGAAGATTGCTCTCCTCTAGATAATCATTTATTGACGGCAAGTCCTCTTTATTAGACATTCTATTAGTAATAATACTTTGGGATTTCTCTCCCTTGATGTATTATTTATCAGGATTATTATTCTTCAATAACTTTTGCAATTCTGCTGTTGAACCAACAAATAAGGCATTGTTAACTGTGGTTGGACCCTTGCTTACTCTTTCTTCTTCTACATCTTTTAACTTCTGTTGTAAGGTCATCAGTTTATCAGTTGCATCAGCAACATTCTTGATCAACTGACCAGCAACCTCATATGCCCTTGGCATCTCACTCTCCTGTGCAAGTTCTAAGATACCATTAATTGCTTCCTGACCCTTTTCAATGATTGAATATAGGTTACCCCTGGTGTATTCATAATCTTTTTCTACATCATCCTTTGTCAGATGAGCAGGTTTTTCTTTACCAGGAGTCACATCTATAATATTATCTTCTGTCATCAGAAGGTGCTCCCATCAAAACCAAAGTTATCTCCAATATCAATGAAGTTAGCATCTGCTGCCTCAATACCAAGGACAGATGCTCCCAGAACATGACTGGCAGCAGTGGTTTTATCTTGACCCCTCTTAACTGTGAGTTTGTTTCCATTAATTTTGTCAACAAACATCTCCTCCTCACCAACAGTAACATATTGCTTGACAGTAACTGCTGATCCATCATCAACAGTGATGACAGTTTCTGTGGTATCAACATCCTCCGCAAGTTGGGTCAAAACATTGCCATTGTAATCTTTGGTTGCTCTTGGAACAACACTATATGTGACATCCCTTTGATATGATTGACCAGAGGATGTTCTCTGACCAGCAACATATCCAACTTGTACCTTCTTAATGACATCACTGGATACATCAGAGATAGGACCATAAAGATTGGTCTTAGCAACAAATCTGAGTGTATAGACAAGTGCTCTTCTTGTATCAAAATTACCCTCATAATCATCCTCCATTGAAACACTTTCCAACTGGACAGGAACATTGACTACCTCTTTCAGACTACCAAGTAATTTGATAGGAAGGGTATATGATGGTTGAAAGTATGGGAGGATCTGTTCAATAGTTTGAAGTGCATCATCATTTAACTTAGTCATAATTGACAATTCAAAACCCATATTGTATGGGACAGGCATAAAGACCTTCTTGGTCTTTGTGCCATTATCAGTTACAGGATGAAATGCTTGTGTTTGAGTTGCCTTTCTTGTTGGGTCATATTGAAGATCAGTAAATTCAAATGACATCCTTGGTAGAGTCATTTGAACTGGTTTATTCAGATCTGCTTCCTGCTGCAATCTGGCGAGGAACTTCTGGGTAGGACCATATGCAAGAGGAACCTTAATGACACTATAAGTATCATTATTTGCATCCTTCTTATGGATCTCAATCCCATTGAAGAGAGATCCAAATGCTATGATTACTGATCTGAAGATCTCATTGTAAAAATGCTCAAACATTTTATTACTACTTTTTATTATTTATTAGGGCATACCAAAGGGGTTAGTTTTGGTGAAGTCAATTATGTCATCTGCCAATATTTCAATGTTGTCATTGTCAGCAAATCCACTAACCACATCATCCTTGTTGAGGACTCTAAGAGCAAATGATGCTCCAGAATCTTGACCAATAATATTCTCTCCAACAAGGAATGAACCATCAACAATTGATACCTGAAGGGTGTTATTGACAGCATCCCATTCTTTAACCCTAGCAGTGGTTCCAGATACAGATCCTGTTACAATCTCATTAAAGACATAACTTCCAGTGGCAGCACTGGCAGGAGGAGAATCAAATGTGATTGTTGGATTGGTTGTATATCCACTTCCAGGATTTGTAATATATGCTGCTATGACAGTGCCAGCAGCATTGATTCTTGCAACACCAGAGGCAGTCACTCCTACACCTGGTGATGAGAATGTAATGTCTGGATGTGATGTATAACCAGAACCAGCATTGGTAATAGTAATAGAAGCAGCACTAACATCAGTTGACAGTCCAGTGGTTGCTGCTGCCCCACCACCTCCACCACCAGTGAAGACAATTGATGGAGCAACTGTATAACCAGCACCAGCATTAGACAGTAATACTGCCATCACAGAACCATTCTTGCTTCCAGTGCAGTTAACAAAATCTGTTGATAGTGAGGCAATACCAACAGCAGTGACACCACCTGAGGGGGCAGATGAGAATCCAACTGTTGGTGCAGTGGCATAACCACCACCCATATTGGTTATATTGACAGAGGTAATAGTACCAGTTGCTGTTGATGCTGTTCCTGCTGCTGTTATAGACTGTCCAATCAGGGTAAGGGTCTGTATATAACCAATCTGCTCAATCTCATCATCAATGGTCTCTACACCAGTATCAATAACCTCATCCTCATATCTGTAAAGTTGAAGACTCAGTGTGTAGACATAATTCTTTTGTAGTTGATAGAATGGTTGCTCATGCTCAACATAGTTAATCTCAAACAATCTATCACCAAGTGGGAAGTAGACCAGATCACCCTCCTTTGGTCTGGTTGCTAACTCAATGTTGGGAATATTTTTGATTAGTGGTGTAATATATCTTTCATATCTGTCCCTTGATATAACCAGTTTAAGATCATCCTGATTTTCAATACCAAACTTGGATAACAAGGTTCCTTGTCCACCATATCCCTCATAACTATCAAGATATGCTTCTAATGGATAAGCATTATCAAATTCTGATTGAATAACTTCCCTTATGACAGTATTTTTTGTCACATACCTTCTGGGGATATAGTAAATCTCAATACCATACATCTTCAACTGTTCGTTGACTAAACTCTGTATGAGATTTTGCTCTGACTTTTGACTATTGAGAAAGTATGGATTTAACATATCAACCTATCAGATCCAGTGGTGGGAGTTCATATCTACTCAACATCTCAACCTTGATTTCATCAAGTTCCCTTTGAGCATCATCATAAAGTTGTCTGCCATTAAACTCAACACCACCAGGCAATTTCACACCTGTAAATTTGATCAAGTTTTGACCCCACTGCCTCTTGATTAGTGAAGTGAGATATCTCTTGAGAAATACATCATTATAAACCTTCGTATAATCATTTGGATTGAGTGCCCTGTAAGCCTCAATGATAATAAACTCATCCTCCTTTATGTTATCCCAATCTACATCAAGATACAATCTATCCTGTCTGATGTTATATCTAATTCTTTTATGAGTATTCAGCAGGAAGTCCATTGTCTCAAGATAACTCATGGACATGGAGTATGAGAGCAAATCAGTGCTTCCAAAGTAGTAAATATCATTCAAGAACAATTGGTACTTGAAACTAAACATATTAGAACTACTTGCTGCCTGAGCATCATCATATTTAAATATTCTCTCAATGCCTATGACTTGAGGTGGAACTTGAATGTAGTTACTATTTTCATAAAAAGCAAAATCTGTAGAATCCCCTCCTATTGTGGTGCTTACTGTAGTTGAAGTAATACCAGTTTGAGTGGTGGCACTTGATGCTCCTGGTGGTCTTGCTTTTCCCCTTTCTACATCAGCAGCAGTAATTTGATATTTAAGAAATGTCTTTTCTACACCATCATAATGTCTCTCATTATAAAACTGAATGGCATCATCCATCAAGTCTTGAACTTGTTCTTCTGCGACATTAATTTCTAAGACAGGGGCACCCAACTGTCTTAAACAATAATCTATCAATTCTTGTCTTGAGGAAGGTTGTGCCATTATACACTATATCCTTTTCTATATTTAGTTAGATGGAGAGACCTCCTTCCACCACTACATTTCCAGATGCCAATTTGAAAACAGTTCCTGCTGAACCTACAGCATTGATGTCAAAATAATATCTACCTGGATTTAAAGAAGAAGTAATAGTATCAGTAAGGGAGATATTAAATTCACCATTAGCAGCAGATGTGATACCACTTGTGAATTCTGTGATTCCTCCACTTGATGCCCCTATTGCTACTGATTTTTTGATACCTGCCTTAATTGTGAAAACAGACAGGTCAAAAACTGCTTTACTTTCTTGCTTTACTGCAAATGTTGTCTTAAAATCAGCACCCTGTAAAATGGTAAGATTCACGCCATAAGCAGTTTGTGAATCAGGGTTAAAAGTGATTGTGTTGTTAGCCATTGATTACTGCTTTTAACATTGATTTGATTTCATCTAAATCACCCTTTAAATCATCTACTTTTTTTTCAAGGGAGTCAACTCTTTCCTTATCAGATAATTGTTTCTCCCTATTTTTTATGTATGCTTCAAACTCATTTTTATCTGTGTTGATAATAGCATTATTGCTTTTATCCCTTGATAAATTTTTGTTTCCATTAACAGGTACAAATGTCATGCCAGTGCTATTGCTCTTAGGTTTCTAAATTGAGGAACAATTGCCTGGTTGGTTGAAGTACCAATCAATTTAAGTCTGAAAGACTTAAATGGTGGCAGACTGTCCATGGTAAATTTATATTCAGTGAAATCATTAATAGCAGGTGTTTGAGTCAGATTGTCATTCTTCTCCTTAGGAAGATCTGGTGTTCCATTAGAGGCAGCAGGATTAATAACCCTGCCAAACTGATCAATATTATTAATACCAGGGAATGGAATAAATTTAGTTTCAGCAGCACTTACATCCTGATCAAGGGCATAGAACATTCTGACATCACTTGATGTTGAAATATAACCATCAATGAACACTTTCAATGATGTTGCTGGATTTTCAAGTGTAATGTTCTTGGTAACATAGATCATGCTGTTTGGATCATTTGGAATTCCAACAACCCTTGGATCAGTAGCAAAGTTAGTGATAGGTCCATCAACCCTGTTAGACACAAAGATAACAGAGGAGTGGTTCAAATCAATCATTGGAGAAATTCTCTTATCATATGTAAGCATATCAAGGTTAAGAGTAAATGACTTACCACCTGGAAGTGTTGTAAGATAGTTTTGTTGATTTACCTCAGAGGCAACCATCCTTTGTGTGGTAAAGTAGTTCTTCTTATTGAACTGAACATCCTCAAATCCCTGATCAACATAGGATACCTCTCTACCACTTACAGAAGTTTCAGAAACTGTTCTTGCAGAGGCAAGGACAAATGATCCCTCTGGTGATGTTGATGTGACACTGGGAACAATCAGTGAGTAGGGGATATTATATGTTCCCTTAGCACCTCTTGCTGAGGCACCATCAAGGACAAAGTTCTCAACAGGAATAAATGTGCCACCAATACTTGTTCTATTGGTCCCATTGCCATTATCAGACATATCAAGCTTGATATGATAGTGATCAATGCCAATTGGATCAGCTTTGGTAACCAAAGAAAGATCATGAACTGTATTGATTCTTCTCAGAGAGACATTAGAAAATTCATACTTTCTAACAACCTCATTAGTTCCATAAGTGGCAGCATTTCCTTCTACTGCCCTGGCAATTCCTGTAAGTGAACCAGATGTACCAGATCCAGGTGTAACTCCATCATAAGAAATAATCTCAGTACCAATTTGAACATATCCAGGGTTAGTATTTGAAACACCCACATTTTCAAATGTATCAAATCCAGCAGTGTTAGCAATAGAAATTGCTCCTGTGCTTGATTTTGGATAATCAGTAAGGAGGAGGGTTGGTTCCTCAACTGATTTTAGACCAGACAGTTTTACTCTATTAGTATTAGAGTACATTCCATGATTTCTTTGATAGATCTTGAGGTGTAGACCATCCTCAAGAATAGTGGTATCAGTAGGAATAACAGCACCCCCAACACCAGCATTAAGAGCTACCCTTGTGCCACCAGTTGAATCATATTCCAGGAAATCATTAGCATTAGTGCTAAACTCACCTTGAACATTACTAACAATCAATCTATTATTTGCTGTGATGATGCCAACTGTCAACTTCATTCCATCACCAAGTTCCTCTGTTCCAAATGCAAGAGGAGCAAAGACATCACCTAAAACAACATTGGTTCCACCAGCATTAATGGTTGCTCCAATGGCAATACCATCCTTAATATGAAGATCAGCAGTTACATCTGACCCTCTTCCTGTCAGGGCAGTTAAAGCAACACCAGTAAATGTTAGTTCACCAGATTGTGGTGTAAATCCAATACCAGGATTAGTGATTGTAAGATCACCAGTTGCAATACCTGTAAACTGCTCAAGAATACCAGTAGCACCAGTGTTCTGTTGAGTGACCCTATTGCCAGGTACTAATGGGTAGGATACACTGATTTGATTTACAGTTGTACCAATACCAACACTTGCAGTTCTTGAAAGTGCCTGAACACCACCAGAACGAATTTGCTCATTCTTCTTATCAAGATTGGGGTTATAGAACTGAACATTACCAGATCCAACAAAGTCTGCTCTGTGAAGAACAAACTTCATATCTTCATACTGACTTGGAGTCCATACAGTTGCATTCTGTGACTTGAACAATGAACCCAAAAGTGGTTGCTCAGTAACCAGAACTCTACCTTGCTCAGTAGCAAGAGTTGTCACATCTGCTTCACCAAGTCTGGAGATCCAAAGGTTGTAAGTAGTGGTATCAGCCATAACAACCAAAGCATAATCACGACCAGAGGAAAGATAAACAGGTGACTCAAATCTGAATGTTGTAACAGCAGTTCCATCATCAGATACATTTACATCATCAGGATCCAAGGTTACTTCAGAGAAAGCCAAGATCTTTTGATTTGGTGTGCCAAGGGTGGTCTCCCTAATTTCAATTGAGACTGGAAGTTGAGTATCCTTAGTTTGGAAGAACAGATCAATCTTAGTAGCATAAATTCCTTTCTTAGAGTCAATCTTGAAAGTTTGTGCTAAGGGGTCACCTCTCCAAACTGGCGCTGGTGGTGGTGGAGGGGGAGGAGTTGGTCTAAGTGTTCTACTATTGATAATATCAAAGTTGACATCAGAATCTAATTCTTGCTGCTCAGCATCCACATCTGAAGTGGTTACCCTGGCATTTCTAAGTGAAAGGGTAACCTCTTCTGTTGTATCAATATCACCCTGTGAGAAGAAGATTTCTTGAGCAGAGGTTGTAGTTGTGCCTTGAATCAGGTTATTAACACTACTACTTGACAGTTTAAATACGTTTCTTCCAGTATTAAACTCAGCAAAATCTTCTTCCTCAGGACCAGGAACATTGAAGGAACCAATTAGAGTACCAACCCTATCAGTTTGTAAATTGATGCCCTGAACACTTGCCTCAGCACCACTTGATTGACCCCTGAGGATCATACCAGTCTCAATATTTCCAGAGAACTCAGGATTTTCCTCTGAGGCAAGACTTGCAGTATCAATATTCAATATAGAGGATTCAGTTCCGTATGTAGAAGCAACATTTGTGCCTCTAAGATATGGATTGCTATCATAGAAGTCAGTGGGATTGTTATAAGCACCATACTTATGATTTGCCTGAGCAACTCTTGCTGTAAATGTTACATCTGACTGACCAACTGGTGTCCCTTGGATAGTTTCACCAACAATGAAAGTGCCACTGTTCATTGTGATTTGAGTTAGTTTGGGAGTACATCTCAAAGTAACAGGACTGTTATCAAAGAAAGCAAATACTGTTGTATTTGGTTTCATTCTTGTGGCAGTAAATTCAATATTTCTCTCCCTCATCTTATTAGCAATTGCTCTGCTAATAACCCTGGATCCAAGAGAAGCAGCCTCAGTTAATACCTCATTAATGGTTTGTTGAGTACCAGTTCTATTCTGCTCAATAGTAACTGAACCTTCAATGGTTGTTGAATTGATAGTTGATAGTTGAGCATTTCTTCCACTAAGACCTAAATCAGCAGTGGATCTACCAGTTCTAGCTGCTGCAGCAGCAAATGTTTCATTCTGAGTGGATCCAGTTAGATCAAAATTGATTCCAGTAGTTTCCCAGGAGTCCCAAAGAACAGGTGATACACCAGTTCTAAGTCCATCATCACCATCTTGGGTTTCTATATTCAGAGCCTGAGCAATACTTTCAAAATTACCCTCAATTACAACATCACCAACTCCTTCATTAACCTCTGGTTCTTTGGTGCTTACCCAAACATCAGTGGTTGGATTAAGTTTTACAGAACCCTCATAGAAATCAATCAGGAAGGGAGTTACATTCTCAACTCTTGTTCCATAAGGTTGAGTAATTTCAGCAACCTCAGAGTAGTTTAGACTGATAACATCACCAGTTCTCCTTACACCCTGTCCTGAAAGGGCAGCAAACCTGGAGTCAGTGTTAGCATCTGTTTCAGTCCCTATACCAGCAATGGTGCTATTACCAACTTGAAGATTAACTGCTGTTGAGTAGTGAGCAGGTCTAAGAACCTTGTTCTTTGGATCAATACTATTTCTAATACCAATAGAAACATCCTGAGGTGTGAATGATGAGAAGTTGTCAATGAAAATGCCAGACTTAAATCTATTAAGACCATTGACATCAGAGACAAAAGTATTGAGAGTATTCTGCTCAAGCATATTCAATGATGTATAATATTCAAGGTTCTTGATTCTGGTATCAAGTTTTGCGATATCAGTCATCTGATATCTCTTATGCTGAATAAACTTAACCTTTGAATCTTTTACAGAGAACAGATATGGTGGACTGTAAATATTTGCAATGTTCAAAGAACCTGGAAGAACATCAGGCAGTTCTGGAATATCTGCTGGAGCACCAAGGGTAACTTGAATATCACCATCCCTGGTCAAATAAACCCTGTCTGCTCTTCCTAAGTAATAATCATACTTGAGGATAGTATTCTGATCACTTGAAATGATGTGCTTAGAACTATGATTTCCATTATTAAAAGTTCTACCATCAAATTCAAATGGAGATGCAGCACCAGCAGTCACTGAATAATCACTTACCCTTGGTCTAACATCAATGAGGTCAGAATTTCTAAATCCATTAACAGATTGAACATCATTACCATAATCACAATTAATGTAAGAAGCTGCTGTTGTAAAATCTCCAGTATCATTTGGATCATAATCCAGATTTCCATAGTAAACAAGAAGTTTCTTAGATGGTGTTGCTACACCACTATGTCTAACAATTCTTGACAGATCATATATTGTCTTTCTTTGACCATTATCAAAACTATAATTCTTTGTGATATTAGGAGAACCAACTGTTAGATCAGATACATTTGCTTGTACTCCTGATTTGGCAAAGATAATGATTTCATTGTCCCTGAAAACTTTATTGTTCAGGTAAGCAAATTTAATTTGAGTTGTGCCTGGTTTTTCAAGAATGATTGCCTTTGCCTGTGACAGATTACCAGTAATTGTATCACCAATCACAACATCAGTTGTGTTAGCATTTGGACCTGTCATATTAGAACAGGTCATCATTGGAGGTAGTGGTTGATTTACATCAACTGATTCAAATACTGCATGAACCCTGTAAACATCAGGAACATTCAGTGAGATAATTTCATCCTGCACCCTTGTTCCAAATGGGAATGATCCATATGTAAGACCATCATTCAATGTTGTACCTGCTAAACCAACAGCATCAGTACCTGATGCTGGATCATTTGATTTGTCAACAATTATAGCCTTAACAATATTCTTTCTCTTAATTTTAGAGGTAATTTTGTTCTGAATAACCTCACCAATCAGAATTGCTTTACCATCATTACTGTGACTCAATCCTTGAATATTGAGAGTTGTTCTATCAGAGTTAAATGTGAACTTGTCAGCAGTAAGATTTTGTGTTACACCATCATCACTCTGAAGTGAATATCTTTCTGGGTCAAATGATGCCCAGGTCTGAGTCAATACATCATCAACAGGAATAGTTCCAATATCACCATTAGTGCTGATTGTTACTTCTCTTGTAATTCTAAAACTGGATACTGAATTGAGTGTATCTACACTTCTTACATTATTATGTGGAAGGACACTAAACAGGGTATCATTTCCAGCAATGTTGCCACTGTTTGAGGTTGTTTGAAGTTTTGTAGTTACAATCCTCAGATCATTTACATCAAAGTTTGCTGTTGGGAGTTCACCATCAACCACACCAGTGATGGTTGTAACACCAGAGATAGCAAAACTAGTTGCTCCAACAGAGACAATCCTTGCCATTGATGGATCAAGTTTACCAGGTCTCTCAAAAGTGATGAGATTACCAGCTGTGACAACACCTACAAATGAATTTCCTGATAGTGCTGCTGAGGTAACTGTTGAAACACCAGCACTGTCAGCAGAGATTTTTGCATTATCAAGAGTGAAAGATTTCTGTTGTTTTATGTCAGCAGAAAATGTTTTTGAGATGCCAACATTACCAAATACTGATTTTACATCACCAAGAGAATATTTTTTATGATCAACAAGTGTTCTACTAATTGTAGGATAACCATTAAATATGAGTTGCTCACCTCTTCTAAATTCACCCTGCACACTCATAAGGGTGTGACCTGCACCAGTAGTGGCAAACTTAGTAAAACCAGTTGCACCACTTTCCTGACCCTCAACTAATGTTGACTTAACAAGTGTAGCATCAATGTTTAGGGTTATTTCTTCTTTTAGTTCAATATCAAATAAGGAAAGATCCCAGGTGTTTAACGCTGAATTAGCAACATCATAGGCACCCTGTTCCAGGGCAAAATCATAAATCCTTGCTTGACCAATTTCTGCTCCATCAGCAGTGAATTTATTTTCTCCAACCCTTTGATCCCTTAGAGAAAGGGTATTAGTAGTGTTAAATCCAATAGGAGCACTACCAGTTACATTATTGACTGCTAATGTGGGTGCAAAATCAAAACTTACACCAGTATTACCAACTGATCTTGTTGTTCTTGGTTTTGGAACATCAATAAATTGGGGTGATTTAATTTCAGCTTCATAACCCCTTACATATGCTCTACCAGGAGATACTTGAACAATCATCAAGTCATCTGAGGGAACATTACCACTTTGAGTTGTCTGACCAGTTGTATAAACACCCCTATTACCCTCCAGATTGTTTAAACTCTCTTTGAGTTTAGTCTGCATCTCAGTAATATAGTAGTGACCAGATTCTTCAAATGTTCTTTTTGCTAATTCATTACCAAGTACATTATACTTGGTCTGATTATTGATAGCATTCTTCAGTTTACCATTGAAGACCTCAGCAATTTGCACAAATCCCTGAGTGTCAAAGTCACCAACTGGTTTCTTTGCTAATGTGGCAGTAATTTTAAGCCTATCAGCACCTGGTGCTGTAAAATTATTAAAACCACTGGCATTATCATACAGTGACCTATCATCATCTGCTGTAACAATCTTTTCTTCAATTTGGAAACCTATTCTATAACTAGAATTGGTCAGATATTGATCAAGAATCAGAATTTGACTATCAACAGTGACAAAATTTCCTCTCAGGTAGAAAATACCTGGACTTTGGATAAATGCAGTTCCAGTAGAGGCAGAACCAGAAGTAACTGTATTGGCAAAACCCTCACCAGCAGCAATAAATGAACTTCCAAATGCTAATGCACTTTCTGATGTAAGAATCTCATCATCAAAGAAAGTTTCACTTGAATTTCCATCACTACTTGAATCTTCATAGTTCAGATAAAGGGTATAGTTACCCAATTCAGACTCTTGATTAGTAATAAATGTTACTACTCTTGCTGAAACACCAGATGTTCTTCCTGTGATCTTTTTTCCAATAAGATCACTGAGATAAAGATTTACAGGAACACCCAAGAACTCAGGTTGAATCTGAATGCTTTGGAATTTTGATTTGTATGATGAATTTCCAGGAATGACAACACTACCCTCTTTAAAAAGGTTATCACCCATTGCTTCAATCTGCCCTTGTAGGATAGATTGTATATTGTTTAACTCTCTTGCCTGAATTGGGTAGGCAGGTTTGAACAGTACCTTATTAAAATTTTTAGTTGCGTCAAAATCATCAAAATAAGGAGCAACATTGAGATTAGTTTCCTGTGGCATGATTTCTTAGAATTGCAAAATGATTTTGACGTCTTCTTTCTGGGTTGTAGACCTTGTTACTGGTGGTCTATTGTCAACATATATGATATTGCCAGAATATTTTTTGGACTCAGGATTCGCAACTCCCATTGTAAATTCCTGACCCAGATTATATGTCTTACTATTTATTACAGTGCTTATACCTGTAAATGAAGTGCTGATCTGTAAAGTGGCAGACCCACCAATAATGTCTACACCTCCTCCTGTGTTAGTCTTAGCATCTCCATCAAATAGTATGTTATTGAAACCATATTCTGGACTTACATTTTGTGTTCCATCAGAGTTAAAACCTACATTCGTCCTATCCTGCCAATATTTCAATACTCCTGTTGTCTGGTCATATGAAACAACTCTACCAACAGCAGTTGACCCAACTCCAATTGTTTGAGTGATTTCAGAGTCAGGACTATACACAACAGAACTATAACCTGTTCCTGTCAACCTAAGGGCATAAGTTGCTGCTGCCTTGTCTGATGATAAAAGACTGGTTGAACCAAACTGTTGTGGATTCTCCACAAGTCCAACCCTGGCAAATTGATTACCAGTGATAAAATCTGGATTATCAATATCATTATCATATCTTGCATAAGTAAGAACATTAAATGCTCCTAACTCAGTGTAAATATCATGACCATGACCACCTGGTGGGGGAATAATCACATTAAAAACTGGTGCTGTTGTACCAGTCAAACCTTTCTCTGAAAGATCAATTGTTCCAAAAGTATAACCTGAACCACCTTGAGTAACCACAACTGATTGAACCTTACTGTCAGCATTAATGACAACAGTTGCTTTACCATCAGATCCATCACCTTTAATTGACACATTAGTGTAGGTATTGGCATTACCCAATCCAGCACCTCTGTTTCTGATTGTGATAACTTTGAGTTGTCCACTGGAAGCAGCATTAGCTTTTACAGTGCTTGTATCAGTTGTATTGCCCCAATCATTTGGGACTGGGATGTAATTAGTTGAATCAAATTTTATGGCATCACTTGGTTTGATAGTATAGAGATACTTCCAAATATATCCATCACCACTGGAACCTGCTGCTCTGGGTTCTAAATCAGTAAATGTTGGTTCATCAAGTGAGGGACTTCCTTTAAAATTGTTTTCTGGAAGGGCATTATTATAAAGACAAATATAAACTCTAAAATCACTATTCATTACAAAGAAATTTGCTGAATAGATGTTAAATGAACCAGATGGTTGTGAGGGGTTTGCCCTTGTAATATCATTTCTCCACATATCATAGATGTTGCCAGAAGACCAAGTATTCTTGGTAACAACCTGTGCCACATCACCAGAATTTACCTTTTTCAAGGCAATCATTGTGTCCCAATAATCATTGGTTTGATCTAAACTATCTTTGGGGGATGGGGGAGAAGCCTCCCAAGTAGATGAATAATCAGTCGCATTGGGAAGACCAATGAATGTATAATAAGAATTTGAGGAGGATTGAACTCCTGCCACAAAGTTCTTAGCATTCAAAATACGAAGCTGATCAGTTATAATCGCAGCCATTTTATTAGGACTTTTTTGTTTATTTATAGGGGATTAGATATAGTTTTTAAATTTCAGTGATTCAGTTCTATTGACAAGAGCAGATGTGGATATACCACTTACACCATCCTGACCATAGAAGTCAAAAGTTTGTGGATTCACTCTTTCAGCAAATTCAATCTTACCCCAACTAAAACTTCCTTCATCAAAACTTGTAGTGTGAGCAATACCTGGACCAAATGTGTCAACATTACAAACAATTCTTCTAACTGATGTCACAACACCAACATTGGTTTCATGAACAACTTCAACTCTCTCTGTTGTTGCTGTGGCAACCTGATAAACACAATCTAAGAATGTTGTAGCAACAGAAACAGGTGAAGCAAATGTACTACCTATTGATACATGAGTATTTTGAATTACAACATAGTCACCAGCAGACAGGGTGCTTACTGTGATAGCAGTTCCTACAAGAGAGGCATCTCTCATAATGGAATTGATTGGAATATAGGTGTCAAAGAACAATTGTGGGTTGGAACTACTACCAGTGCTACCAAGACCAACTATGACTCCACTATCACCAGTGTAGGAATTGACATTAATTGTTTCATGAGTTAATTTTGGTTCCTCAATCAATACAAGTGGAGCAGCAGAATAACCTGCACCACCATCAGTTACAGTCAGTGAGGTAACAGATCCATTAGTAATTGTTGCTATACCAGTTGCTCTTGTGGTGGTTCCAGCAATTGAAACCTCAGGAGCAGCAGCATATCCTTGACCAGCATTTGTAATAGTAAGGGCAGTGATAGTTCCTGCTGTGCTTACTGTGGCAGTTGCTGTAGCACCTTCAACTGTATTTTGTGAAGTAAGAGTAATATTGTCTTGGAATGCCCTATCATTTGTTTCATTATTGCCATCAAACAAGGGTCTTACAGAATCAACATAAGCAACTGTTGAACCAATGCCTACTGATGATGTAAGGAATGAGGTTGGGAAGATATTAGGTTCATACTTGACCCTATCCTTACCAACAAATTTACCATTAATTTTTCTATCAATGGTCTGCTTACACCATTTCACTGGTCTGTTGATGGTCTTATCAATTGCTAAACCAGGACCATCATAGAAGTTGGTTTTAGATGCATCAACTGTTGTGATACCAGTGATTACTCTCTCATTCTGATTAAGATTGGGTGTTTGATCATTTTCAACATCAGCAGATAGTTCAACAGAGTCACCAATCTTAATAGTTTCAAGAACATCTCTGAAAACAACATCAGTTGCACCAGCACCCTTGTAAAATAGGATTCTTGATGTATCACCCTCTGGAATACCTGATCCTGGACCCTTAGGTGCTTCATTGAATGTGATCAGACTTCCACCCTCAAATGTGTAGGATACACCAGGTACTTGAAGAATATCATTGATAAACACCAAGATTGTTTGATTAACTTCAATATTTGAATCTCTTGCTGCCACAATTGAAACTGGTTCACCTTGTAATGTGAGTGGGAATACTCTATTGATTCCATTAAAATTATCATCAATTCTGTCAAGAACTTGGAACTCACCTGGTGAGAAAGCATTAAATGAATCACTGTAAATATCTTGAATAGTGATTTGGAATTCATTAAATGAAATTGAGGAATCAAGAGGAATACCTGTAGTGCCACCAGTGGGAACAGTCAGTATTTCATTTTTTCCAAATCCAAAACCAAAGTTATTAATTTCAAATTCAATTACATTTGAACCCTGACCAACCTTTATATCAACAGTAGCACTTTGACCAACACCTGTTGTGGAACTTGATGAGTATTCAAGAGGGATACCTTTATAACTCAGTGGTTGATCAATAACAACAATTGGAGGATTAGTAGTTGTATATCCAGATCCAGGATTTGTTATGTTAATGCTTGTAATATTACCATTAGTCACAACTGCCTCACCAACATGGGTGAGAACAGGAATAACACCATCATATGTCTGTACACCCACATTGTAAGCAGTAACAACACCAGTCCTATAACCAGAACCACTGTTTCCAATACTGACTGATTGAATAGATCCAGTGAGTGAGACAACAGCAGTACCACCAGCACCAACAAGGGGTTGATATCCAGATCCTTCTGAGGAACCAACTGAAACAATCATTCCACCAATAGGAAGATTGCCAAGGTTTTGATCATAACCAGTAGCAGTGCCAATATTACTTCCAGTAAATTGAGCAGTTGTTACACCAGCACTTTCAAAGTTCTGGTATTCTCCTTCCTCAAGAACCTGAACACCCTGTGGTGATTGGAATATATTATTGACAAGAACAATTGTATTTGATGTAATACCAGTTACATCTGCCCCATTGTTCTTCAGAATAAATTCACTTGTAATACCTGTGAACTGTTCAGATACATCATCAAAGACAAAGTTATCATTATATGTCTCAACAGTTCCACCTGTTGCACCTCTCTTGGTGAATACTCTTCCACTAAATGTAGATTTGGTAGAAATGTCAGTATAATCCCTTTCATCAGGTGCTGCTGTGGTTGTTGAAAGTGGAACATTTCCAAATGGAGCACTTACAAAATTAATTGTATTACCACTGATGTTGAAATTACCAACAAACTTCTCAATAGTTGCTCCCCCTGAGTGAGGGGCAATTGTAGAACCAAGGATGGGTCTCTCAACAAAAATAGTTGTACCAGTTCCAGTAGAGCTGGTAACCCTCATAAATTCATCATCTATCTTAATGATGTCATTTGCTGAAATTGTAGTAATTCCACTTGTTTTGAAGTCAGTGTCAAATACAATACCATTAGTGAGAGATGCAGTAATTCCAGTTCTTGTAAGAGGTGCCTGAATCATGTTATCAACAGAAACAAGCATTTTAGTATTCTGTTTAGTGGCAGTAATGAAATGTGAATTTCCAACACCTACACCAGAGAACACAATTCTATTAGGATTAACCTGTAAAGCATCAGCAGCAGAGGTGCAGAATCCAATTTTAAAATCATTGACCTTACTTACAAAAAGATCTGTGGGCAACAGGGTTGTTGAACCAACACTTCCACCAAAATCTGTTGAAACAATCTCTATTCTTTGATCAGTGCCAGTAACTGTGTACTTGACTGCCTCACCACTCTGGAAGAAGTGATTGGAAGATATAATTACATTATCATCAGTATTAACACCAGTAACACCATTAAACTGTCTTGTAAAGATTGGATCACCTTTGTGCAACAGATTGAAATTTGTTCTTATATCAGATTTTGTACCAAAATAGTTACCAACTTGTGTCTTAAAGAGACCATCATTGTAATCAATTTGTGACAAGGTATTAGATGGCTGAATTTCTCTTAGATCAACAAAGAAGTTCTTAACTTCAACAGCAATACCTGGATTAGGTGTATAAACAACATTTACAAAGTTACCAGATGTTGTAACACCAACAGTTCCAAGACCAGCATTTGTAGCAACATTGGCAAATTCAACATATTGTTGAGTTGGTATGGTAAGTGCATTCAATACACCAAGTTCAAATATTTCATGATGATTGTTTGATGTATCCTCAACAGTTATTACCTGATAAGAAGCAGCATACTTCTCATCAACAGATGCTGTGTCATAACTGCTTATAATATGAGCAGTTGGTGATCCAGAGGAGGCAATTGATGTATATCCACTACCAACCCTGGCAGTGGTCATTGAGGTAAATCCAGTGAATGAAGTACCCCTAACAGCAGAGACAACCTGACTATATGATGTTGCTGCAATCCCTGCACTTGGATGGAATTTGAGAACTACATTGACACCACTTATCTCAGCACTGTAGGTTCCAATACCACCAAGATACAATGAAGAGTTAGTTTCATCAATATTGTTATATTCAACAATTGAACAATCAGTATCATTATGAATGATATTCAGTTCAGCAAAATGATGATCATCACCATGGGTAAGAAGGTTTAGAACCTTCATTGATCTATAACTGGTTCCCACAGAAACAATGTTAGTGATAGTGCCAGTTGGTACATTGACCTCCTGGGTTTCAAATTCAATGATATCACCAAATGATGATGTACCAGCACCTACCAACTCAGGACCAATGGCAAAGGCAAAGGATGAAACAAAGTAATTATTAACTGTAAATTTGACTGGATGGAACTCAAAATCAAATTCACCTGTACCTGCTGTAATATCAAAGAATCCCAGATCTGGATGTGTGTGTAACTTGGCATAACTGGTCATGTATGCCAATTCATCATCAACAACAGCAGTTGATACCTGGAATTGTCTTTCATCAGTAAATGTTGTATCCTGAACAAGGAAAAGACTCTTTACAAATTTAACTGTTGGATCAAATGTTGATACGTTTGCAAAAGCCTCAGATCTCTCATTACTATTGAATTCAACACTTACATCATCAACACTCAGAACCCTATTTCCCTGTGACTCAAAGTAATCTGTTAGGATTATGTTATCAAAGAAAACATTATCTGATGCTCTGTTGCCATTTACAGTGAAAATATTCTCCCTTGCTTTATCAACATCATTCCAACAATGAATATTACCCTCACCAATACAATCTACAATAAATGACATTTCAGTATCATTTACTGCTGGTGTGAGTTTAGTATTTGAAGTGCTTTCTACTTGCAAATCAGAGAACTTCTTAAATCCTGCTGTGTGATTTAAAGCACCAACAGTATTATCCCAAGTGGTTAGAGAAATGGGTGATTTCAGTGAATAAGAGAATCTCTGGTAGTAATCATTATCAGGTAACCTTTGAAGTGAATCATTAAGCATACCAGTTTCTCTCTGCCAACCATAATTAATGGTTGTTCCAGCACCAGTTGTAATATCACCCTTGAAGTCCCATCTTCTTACCACCTGTCCTCTTGTTCTTGAGGCATCACCTACAATGATTGTACCAATGGGCATGTCAAACTGTGACTTGACCTTCAAAATGCCAGTATCCTTGTTATAACTATCCACCCTTCCTGTTTTACCATCCCAAGTAACAATCTCATCATCAAGGAAATCGTTAGAAGCAAGTGTGGTTTCAAATATTGGAAGATAATTACCAGGAACAACTGATGCAGAATTAAGTGAAATAACATTACCAGGTATTTCAGTAGAAGTCAGATAATCCTTCAAGGTGTATTCAACATAGGCACCAGATCCACCAGGATTTGTATTTACACCAACAACATCAAACAGGTTATTACTGTATTGACTTGAATTGTAACCCCTTCCAGTTGTGCCAACACCAATATTAACATTCTCAACATAAACAGTTCCACCAATTGCAAATGGATACTCATCATCACTGTTGAATTGATTTGTAAGATTCAACCTTACAGTCTTACCAGTCACATTGATTGATCCAATCTCAAAACCATTTGAATTATTAACTGCAATAATTCTTGGAGTGACAGGATACATCCCTCTGGTATTAGTGGTAATAGTTACCTCTGGATCACCCAACTCATAGGAGATGACACAATCAACAATCTCATCAGTAAAACCATCCCTCACAATAAGTTGTGGTGCAACCAAATAATCAATACCAGATGATGAAATTCCAATCCTATCAAAAGAGGCAAGGGGATTTATCTCAACAATCTCAGGAAGATTTGCAGTTGGTTTCAGGGTTTTATCAGTTGGATAATTCCATCCAATATTGTTAGATGCAAATTTCTGATTTCTAATTTGACCAATTGATTCTGATTCTGCATAAATGATTGCCCCTGTTCCTAATACAGTCTTAATTGAAGAGACACCAGGAATTTTTGTATATCCATAGTTGTTGTCAACAAGGTTTACATGCTCAATAGGACCCTGTGCATTTACTGATGTTGTTGTATAATCAGCATCAGCAGTAGTTCTATCATATGAAACAATAGCAGATGAATTATCAAGATCAAATACAAATGTTGTAGATCCAATTCCCACCAAACTATAAGCACCATCAAGAACAGACAATGATTTGTAAATTGTGTTATAGGAGAACACATTTTCATCAATTACAAGTTTCTTTTCTTCTGTAACAAATGACTCATTTTGATTACTAAACTTATAATAGAGAGAAGGAGGAATATCTTTTATTTCAAGTGTTAATTCACCATCAACACCAACTACACCTGAAGTCTTGACATTGAAATCTTGATCTCCATCTGTTGTTAGATATTGATTCACAAACAGAGAATCTGTAAAGATCTCCATTTTAAATGCTGGATACTGAATAGAGTTTGAAACAAATGCCAGTGATGGATCAGATAAATCAAATTTAAGATTTGTTACAGCATCTATACTTGGATTGATCTTAGATAATGTTCCAATACCAGCAGATGTAATGTCAATGAAGTTTGGAGAGATTTTATTCAATTCAAACTTTTCATCAACAAGTTTGATTGAAGTTTCTGTATCAACATAGACATAATACATTTTTTCATCTACCAATCCACCAGATGGTGAGCTAGATTGGTGAATTACTTTATCACCAGTTTTAAATGTATTAGTTGCCACACCAATAGCATTTGATACAATATCAACATCAGATGCTGTGAAACCCTGTGGGTTGAATACTATTCTTCTATTGAAGTTGTTATACTTAACTGAGATGGTTTCCTCATTTTTTGGATTCAAATTAAATTTGATCTTATCATTGACAAACAAACCATGTGTGCTTGCAGTAGATACAGTTACTTTTGTTCTTCTTGCTTCACCAGTGATTATATCATCAAAATTAGTTTTCAATCCATGGAAAACACCAGTTCCTAAATCTGTAAAGAACAATAATCCAACTGTTGGATCATTAATCTCAACATATTGAGCAATGTCACCAGTTGATCCTACACCAACCTTATTAGATGATAATCCAATAAAGTCATCAGAAACAGGAGCAACAAACAATTGGGTAAATGAATCAAGGGTTGTATAAGCAACTCCTGTTTTTCCATTCCACACCTCAATTGTGTCACCATTTGGTGTGTATGTTAAAACATCATTTATTTTTAGATTGTGACCTGGAATATAAATGGTCTGCTCAGGTGCAAAAATGTTAGTGATACCAGCACCAGGATTCTTAAAGTTTAGTGTGATACCAGCACCCACAATGCCATCAGTGGTTGAAGTGCCAATACCAACTGACTCACTTGGTTCAAAGTAAAATTCAGTATTTGATCTCAGCAGTTTAGTAGTTTTTAAAGTTCCAACATTAATATTGAACTGTCTGGAATCCTGGAATAGGGGAAGATTGCCAGTATGAGCAAAACCAGGAGTTGAATCCTGTGTTCTTATAACCCTGATTCTATTGTTGAGAGGATCACTATTGAGAACTTTTAACCTCTCAGATTCAATTGTAATAATATCATTTGGTCTTATGAAAGGATATTGGAAAGCACCACCAACAGTTAAGAATGTAACAATACCAGTGTTTGCTACAACATCAATATTTTCAAGAAGGACATATGAACCACTATTGATACCAACATTGTAATTGCCATCAAAACCATCAAAGTATTGTGACAGACCACCAATTCTCAACATTGTATTATTAATAATGTTGTGAGGTTGTGTCATAATTCCAACAAACCTGTCAGATCTACCAACATTGATAAATTCAATATTTGTGAATAAAGTAGTATCAATGTCAACATTATTAACCTGTCTTCCTTTCAGGGTATCAACAACACCCCTTGCTGCCTTACCAAATGTATCACCCTTGAATTCAATCCTATCATTAACTTTATAATTATCACCACCAGTAAAGATACCAACCGTATTAACACTTCCTTGTGATACACCTGTTACTTCAATTACCTGTTCTCTCTCTTTATTTGAATTGAAGATATAATCATAACCACCAAAGGGTGTGTTAATCTTGTAAGGAGTTGTAATTCTTCTCCAATTATTTTCAACCAGGTCATAATCAACATGATTGGATAATTTTTTGAAGTTAAATGTATTAGGTTTATGTTGGAAACTATCACCAATCAGGTATGGGAAAATTGGTTTTTTAAGATTCTTAAATGGACCACCACTTTCTGTAATGTCATTGATGGTAGAAAAATAGCAATATGTTCCATCAGGATAATCAGGTGTTACACAGAATCTACCATTACTTCTGTTAAGATCACCAGTTCCCAAGTATTCATAATCCTCCACAAAGAAACCAAGAGGATATGTGTTAAGTGGGGGTCTATCAGATTTTGCAGATGCCTCATAACCAGAGATCATCCTCCTTACACCACCACCATCTTGTCTATCATATCCATATGGTCCATAGATTGGGCAACCATCATATGCCCAACCAATAATTGGAGAGTGATACTTAGATCTTACTTCCTGTCCATTTAATTTTTTTAAATCAGGATGTTGATATTGAATTTCACCATTTGATTTTCTACCATATACTACTGTTCTTAGATTTCTTGGAGCATAGAGATGAGCAAGTTGAAGACTATTGCTAATTGATCCCTCAGCAACAATGCAGTCATCATCAGTCAGTTTGCTTAACTTCTGCTCAAACTTGTTAATTGTCCATTGATTAATATTAGCAGATACACTACCCTCAGCACCTGAGGGTTCAATGATGATCTGTGAATCAGACCTGTAATTTATTCCACCTGAAACAACAATTACAGATTTGATTACACCATTCTCAGTAATTGGTGTAAGTTTACAATATGAACCAAGAGTTGTAGTAAGATGTGGGGGTGAATTATAACCACTACCACCATTGTTTACAATAACCTGTTTGATGGTTCCATTCTCAATAATTGGTGTCAACTGACCACCAGATCCACTCTTAAGGATTGTGGTTGGTTTTCTATCAAAGTTAAAGATCTCTGATGATCCATAACCAACACCAGATGTACTTACATCAGCAGCACTGATCTGACCCCTGAAAAGTGGTTGAACAGTGGCATTGAATTCCTGTCCAAAATTGGTGTCCAGACCAACCCTTCCTTCAATGGTGACAGTGATTGGTTTGTAATTAAAACAACCATCACCCTGACCAGTAATATCAAGTACAATGTTATTATCAATGTAATATCTTCTATCAACAGATCCAGTTCCCACCTCATAAAGTTTGAAATTATTATCATCAATCTTACCAACAAAGTAATCTGTATTGGTGCTAATACCACCAACTGGTGTGGTCTTCTCCTCATAGCAGATTATATCATTAGTATTGTATCCATGGTTCTTAATGGTAAAAATATCCAATGCTGTGCTTATACCAGCAGAGATGATTGCCCTTTCCTGATTTTTATAACCAGATCCAGGATTTGCAATATTGATGGAACTGATTATCTTTTTCTTTTCAATTGTAGCAATTGATTGCAATCCATTTCCCAGACCATTTAAACTAATAGTGTTAATACCAGCATCAGCTTCATCAAAACTACCAAAGAGTTTAATTTTTGTACCATCAACAACCTTTGAAAAATACACTGCGTCAGTGGTCAAACCAACAACAGGATTTCTCTTTGAGATGTATTGTACCTGTTCAATGTTTCTCAGGTTGTGGAATGTTGTAAATCCAATAATGTCATTTGTAATATCAACACCACCATCAATATTATTAAGTGCAATACCTGCTTGGAATGGTATTACATGATCAGTCTTGATTAAGTTTATGAATGCCTGAGCATGAGTTGTTGGATTACCACCAGTGATTTTGACAGTTGGAGTATCAATGTAATCAAATCCAGGATTAATAATATTCAGTTCTGACAGGGAACCCTCTACACTTATGGTGCCAGATGCTCCACTTCCAAAACCATCAGTAATTTCAAGCAAAGGTGGATTGATCACATCATAATCATTACCACCACTTGATACATCAAATGAGTCAATTCCACCATAGAAGATGACATCAGATGATTTGTAATTATCAATTTCTACACCATTAATCAGAACACCAGTTTTTCCAGGTTTTGTTGTGAAAGTCCCTGCTTCCTGTGTTGGTTCATCAATCTCCCTAAAAATCTTCTGTCCTATCAGATTCTTTTCATAGAATGGGTAGTATGTGAATTTGTTATTAGTAACAGATCCAGCAGGAGTAATGTATTTTTTATTCAGTAAATCTGCCCTACTCATTGCCAATCTGATACTGAAGGCATCTATCCTTTGAATAAAATATACACCCTCTTCTACATTAGTGAACTTACTTAATTTTGTATCAACAATATCAGGACCACCATCTCCAGATTCAGTGATGGTTGTTACTGTGTTAGCACTATAATAAACAGCATCACCACTGAAGAAACCATGATCTCCACTGGATGACAGTGTAATGATATCAAAGTTTGCTGCACCTGTAAAAGAAATTATTTTATCATCACATCTTATCTCATCATCATAATTTGGAATACTATCAGATGCTAAGAGATACTTATCTTCCTTGAGATAAACATTTTGAACATTAGCATTGTAATTTCTAATAGAAAGTTTTGTTGAATTACCTTTCAATAATTGATTCTCAATAGAGAAACTCTGTGATAATGTTGATGCTGGGATTGTATTACCCAACTCAACATTTATTGATTTACTTGAAACAATGGATGTTACTTCACAATTAAAATTAGTGGAAGAATCCTTGTTGGTAAGGACAAGTTTATATCCAGTTTTTAGATGATGATTCTCAAGGCAATCAATCTGATAGATGTTGTTAGAACTATTGACAAGTGTGATGTCTGATACTTCTAACTTAAATTTAATATTATAGAACCAATCATTCTTAGAATCATCAACACCAAGGGTTTTTAGACTAATCCTATCACCCTTACTAAGACCAAAGTTCTTATCAACATACTCAACCTCTTTCAGAGTTGAGAGCAGTCTGAATCTAATCTGACTTTCAGTACCAACACCTGTGTTAGCATAAGTATAGTCATATTTTCTTACATCAATGGCCTTATCAAAACTATTAGTGGTTGTGGTAACACCAAGAAATTGTGTAAGGTTCTTGTCAGTGTAGGAAAGGATATTCTCATTTCCAGATGAATCATCAACTGATAACTGACCTGATGTGGGAAAATCAATGGTTGAATCAACATCAAGGAAGGTAGCACCAATAGCTACTGTATTCAGAAGTTTTGTTTTTGAGTTAGGTTCAAACTTGCCACGGATTGTTCCATCTACATCAATGTCCCTTTGATACCCAGTATCAATTGACATTTGATAGAAATCACCCTCTGCATTTATCTTCTCAACTTTTGTGCAAGTTCCCCTCGCATTAGTTGAATCCTGATAGATGGTACGATTTACAACCTCTAAGGGATCACCAACATATGCCTCAACAACATAATCCTGACTGACCTTGTATTCAGCATCAGAGGGTCTAATCAGTTGATTGTTGGGTTTTAGTATTTCTACATCAACACCATAAATTGCTTTGAAAAGGATCTTGAATGATTCATCAGTTCCTTTTGCCTTATAGAAACTATCTGATCCCTTTACAAAGTTTCTCTGATCAAGACCAGTGGCAAGGGTTCTACTCTCAAAACCAGGTGCAATCTGTGTCTTTAACTTATTAAAGAACTCCTGTAAGAACAGGACGTTCAAATTCTTTACAACAGCACCCTTCTTGTGTGCTGCTGCCAGTGATGTCTTGAATACCTGTTTATCAGGGATAAGGGTATTAGTGTACTCAGTTACACCACTAAATCCCCTCTTACAGTTCTCAAAGGTGGTAGCAGTCTTATTTCCGTACTTAATTATCTCATCATCAATCTGAATGATACCATTAGTCTCAGGAAACTCATATGTAAAGTTGGTATCAGCACTAAGCGTGATGGTATTGCCAATAATTCCTAAGTCAGCACCTAACCTACTCTCTGTTTTAATGGCAGCAAGTTCATCAACCTTGACATATTGATCAAGGTTTTCAATCAGATCAAGAGTACCACCCTGTACCTCTTGAGAGATATAATATTCTTGTAAGAAACTAACCAGTAGTGGAAAGTCATCCCTAATATATGCTGGGATCTGGGATGCTATGACATCCTGTATCTGTACTCTATCTACCGCCATTTCTTAGTAAGAATATGTTGTTGTACTTGTGGACCCATTCATACCAGTTGTAACAGTCACTGTTTGTTGTGTAGAAACCACTGGTTGTGTTCCAGTTGTTGATTGTGACAAGGTATCTGTTGTTGCTGATGTTTGTGGTGTTGGTGCTGCTAATACTGGTTTACCCCTTACAAGAACCCCATTAGAGTAGGAAGAGGAAACAATATAGTTACTACCAGATATATCATCACCAGAGGCAATCTCATCACTTACAGCATTAATTGATACCCTGGATTGATCAAGTTGAAGATATAGGTCTTGCTTTCCAATAACATCATTTGAGTATGGGACAGCAGATATCTCAATCAGTGGTTCACCTCTATTTACTACAGTAGAAATAATGTTTATTGGTGAAATCATCAGTTCACCCTTGACATAATCAATTGATCCCACATTTCTCCTTACAATAACAAACTCAGTATCAGAATTCAATTTAAAGAGGAATAATGAACCCTTCTTCAATGTTGAATCAGGTGTGTCACCAAGATATAGGGTTTCAGATATTCCTGCTACCTTGAATCCAGAGGACTTGATATTGAATCCAATCTCACCACCATGTGTTCCATGGCCATGATTCTTAACATAGAACCTATTACCAAAACAAATCTCATACTCAGCAAAGGTATTCAATACACAATTAAGATCCCTGCGCATTGTCACAGTGGTTATGTTTGATGTGATTGATTGATGACTATTATCAATCACATTCTGATACTTACTATATTTAAATCTTGCACCAAACTTATTCAACTCTGTTGAACCAGAATACTGATTAATATTATTCCTAACAAGACCAACTACAGCAGCAGATCCTGGTGCCTTATTCTCATTATAGTAAACAAATGAATTGGTCTCAATAAACAGGTATTTCAGGTCCACAATCTCTGGGATGATACCAGCAACAGAATATTTCTTTAACTGTCTGGATACATCCTCCTTTATTGCTGATGATAGGAATACACCATTGATTGGTTTTACAGCAATCATCACCCTACCATACTTGGGTGGTGTTAATTCCTCACCACCAAATGCAGAAACTGATTCTGCCTCTGGATAAATCTTAGGAATCATTGTCTCATAATCAACTGCTGTAACAGCACGATTCTGTGAGGCATAGATCTGGGTGGAGAACTTCTTGATTGACTCCACATCCTCAATATCAGCACCACCAAAACTCTGCTGATCAACAAACATTGTTGTGATGTTGTTGGTCAATGCACCACCATTATTATTAACCAACTGACCAGCATAGGTCAATCTTGCTATATTATTACCCTCAATACCATTTGATACAATATAACCAACCTCAATCACATTTGGTTCTGTTACTGGTAGACCAAAGATGCCATCACCAAACAATATCTCATATCGCTCATTCTCCACCTCCTGCAGGAAGTAGATTGGTGAATCTGCACCAATCTCAAATAAACCCTTTGATTCCTTGTATTCCCTCAGTATATTGGAACCAGATGACTCCCTTACACTAACCCTGATCAGGTTGGTATCAATCCCACTATTGGGTAGGATATATTTCTGATTGGGTGTCCTTGAACTAACATTAAAACTCTGTGTGAGGTATGATCCCTCATACACCGTGATCCCATCAAACAATGCCAACCCATCATCATTCACACCAACAGTGATGTCCTCTGGTATGGAGAAGGTCAATGACTGTGGACCAAAGGTTGATGCTGATACAGCAACTATACCCCTTTTCAGGGTGACTGCAACAGTTGTTGTACCACTGACATCAACAGCAAATGATACCTTTGCAGTTGCTGATCTCCTTGGTCTTGGGGTATATCCAATATTCTTTGCCAATGATACCACATTCTCCCTCAATGTGGCACTATCAATGAAGACCTCATTGGTCACCATATTGGCATTATAAGAATTGATGTATGTATTATATGCTAACAGATCAATGATGGTGGAAAGGTTAGAACCCTCAAAATCATAATCAGTGAAGTTTGAATTCGCACGAAGGTAATCCTTTAAGGATGTTTTGATCTGATTAAAATCTAGATTGCTGAAATTTACTAAAGGCATTTACCTGGTCTGCTCTAAGGCGAATGAAATTTGTTGTGGTGCTGCATCAATACCAACAATAGTATAATTGATCCTAACATCAAAGGAATTATTTGGTATATTAGGACTCACCCTTACATCATTTAACCTCACCCTAGGTTCGTACTTGATAATTGTGGTTTCAACCTGCTGTTGGATATTAGATGCTGTAATCTGATCCAATGTTTCAAATAGTGATTCATAAACATCAGAACCAAGATCAGGTTGAAATGGTCTGTCACCAGGTACTGTTAATATTAAATTACGTATTGCCCTTGAGATAGCATTTTCATTCTTCAAACCAATCAGATCCTTATTCAAAGGATTGGACTGAAACGTCGCACTGATATCTTTAAATGGTTTATTTACCCTTTGGACAGGCATTAAGATAACGACACTAGGATATGTCTTTATTTATAGGGGTAATTCAGGATTATTGAACATCCTCATATCTGCCATCCTGTGAATGATATGTATCAATGGGATCCTCCAGGGGTTCAATATCCTCCCTCTCCTTGGATGTCTTCCAGAAGTATGAATCCTCATCACCAAGTCCCATCCTGTCATGACCATTCTCCACCTGATAGAACTCCGTTGATACCTTAAAGTCAGGCATCTTGGGATTATCAGGTGTCAGGCTGTTATCATAGATCCTGGTCCTATTATTAGGATACAGGCAATACTGACCGTTATTGAGTTGGATAAGGTTATGTGACTTATGCTCAGAAGGCAACTCAGAGGTGCTGTAATCAACAATATCAGGGTCCTGGTGGTAGTTGTCTATCGTGCACACATAGGTGCCCTTCTGGATGCCATGGTCCCTTGTGTACACCTCAAAGTCCATTGACCCAATGAATGCCTTATTAATGGCAACAAGACCATAATCCATACAGTTCCAGAACTGTAGGTTGAACAGGTTCATATCAGGATCAGGTGTCCTGGGTGATGATACAAATGCACTGATTGGTAATTTATCATACATCGCAGCATACTCAGGAAGGTAGGTCTCAAAATAGAATGCCCTACCAGGTATGCTCTTTGCTGATACCCACCAACCCCTAACAAACTCACCCCAACCAGAGGTATGGTCAGTGAGATATTCTTTTCTTACATAAACCTCTACATTAGGAAGGTTACATATTAAACATGCCATAGAGAACAGAGATTTTTCCGCGCTGTTGTATCTATACACATAAATTCATAAAAAAATACCCCTCAGAGCATTCCAAGGAGCATTATTAAAAAACAACATATGGTGAAGGATACTATAACAGAACAACTGATGATCAGTTGTTTGAGGGTGAATGATGAACCATTACCCCCATGATGTTCACCCCCTGCCTTGTCCACGATCACGCTTCTTAGCAGGTCCCCTGCTGGATGCAGCATACTTTGTGTGCTTCCCCTGTCCCTGTCGTGTCTTCTTGGGTTGGGATTCAATGAATACTGCACCCAACAGTGATTTCTTTACCTTTGCCATAATTTACCTCCTGTTTCGTATACTCAACCTCAGATAACCCTTGTCTTCTCATGTCCAACCCTGATGCGTGGATCACACCAGATCTCAAATCCTGCCTCAATAGCATCTAAGCAGAATGATACATCCTCCCCACACATATCCTGTACAGCACCAGATTCAAAGACCTGCATCTTGGGTGCAAACCATGGATACTTCATCTTCTCATCCTCAAATACACCATTCTGGATCATCACCCATCCAAATCCTGTATAATCAACAGTGAATGGTTTCTTCCTATTCTGGATGCTATCAACCATCTCATGATTCATCACACCACCATTATTCCTGAAATCATTCTCCTCCAACCAATGCGCCACTGATGTGGTCTTTCCATCCTCTGTACTATACCAACCAGCAGTGATCTCCTTCTCCTCTCCCTCAGCATTCAATGATAGATCACATAACTGCCAGAACTTCTCAGTGCTGAATACAATGTCACTATCAATCCATAACTGATAATCATACTTCAACTTACCATCCCATGGCACCTGATCTGGTCCACGCAATACATTTGCTCCCAGACACTTACAACGTGCAAAGTTAACCATGGATGAGTAATCCTGACTGATCTGAATACTCATACCATTCTGTACCATATCAAAGCACAGTTGCACAAAGTTCTTTAAAAATGTATATGATACACCACGCCCAGGTAGACAGAATACAACAGTCTTACCCTTCATCCTTGCCTTGATGGCATCATAATCCCATTCTGGTTCCTTCTTCTTTGGGGGCGCTGATGCCTTTACAGTAAATCCTTTTGCCATGATTGATAATTCACTACAATGTCAGTTTAGCAGTTTATATAGTCCCTGTCAACTCAGACCTTTGGTCTTCACTAGTGAGGTAAACCTCCCTAGTAGGAACTCTCCTCCCTGGTCCTTAGGGTCTCCACCACCTCATAGGTGATGTCATCCACATCATACTTAGTATCCAATAACTTCACCATCTCCCTTAATGTATTATACGTATCAGTAAACTTATTCTCATCTAAACAATTATAAACACATTCTCCCCTCAGGTAAATATGGTAAAATTTTTCTGTGGGAATTTTTTTCATATAAATCGTTTCTATTTTTGAATTATATAGAGGTATAAAAAAAGAGACCAATATAAGTCTCAGGGGTATATACTTTTGTAGGTTGCCATAGACCGGTCTTTTTCGTAGGGGGGGGGTCATAATCCTTAGGGTTTACTACGCCCCCCAGGGCACCAACGCTTACCCCCATAAACACTGTCATTTTGGATAACACTGTCAGTCTACCACATGTGCCCCCTATGTGTCAACCTGTGTGGTCCACATAGTAATACTGTGTGTTACACATAGGTTTGATAAGTATTACTTACTGTGGGCCACATAGATTATATGGGCCACAATAAGTTTTCCTTATTGTGTAACACATAGGGGTCACACAGTAGGTATCAGAATTCCAGTGTAATACTGGTGTCATTCTCCACAAGATTCACACCATTATCTGCGTCTGCCTGAATAACATCCAGGATCTGCAAGATCTCTGACCCAGTGTTACCCTGTGCCAGCATTCCAAGAGCAAGAGTGCGTGTCATGATGAAGTAGTTTGTGTTACTTAGTGTGAAATGTGGGCAGTTTATAGTCATACCAAGGACTGTTAAAGTTTAAGAGTTATCTGTGTCCTTCACCCTTATATTATATGACCCCTTGGTGTATCTGTAAAGGGGCATTGTGCAGGTTCTGAGAGTGTCTGAGAGGGGTTGACATAACTGGGAGTTGATGATAGACTGCACGCTAAAATAACAACACCCAGGTACATTTATTGGACCAATAAAAACCATGTGTTACACATACTTTTCATGTGTTACATATGCCCCCTATGTGTTACAAATACAGGGGTTCTCATGTGTTACACATAGGATGGATTTATGTGGTCCACATATATCTGTGTGGGACACATATGTGTAACACATACATTTAGTGTGGTCCATGTGTAACACATAGATTAGGTGATATTTTCCAGACTATTCTCTAGATTCCTCTGCATTTGGTCAAGGAAATCTAATCCTTTCACAGTTGCAATCCTCTCATACTCATCAACAATCATTTTGAGATTATCCCTACAAGATGTTGGAAACCTCATCAGTTCTGTCTTACCTAACTTGGGATACTTTGAGGAGAAAGGCATTACTCAGGGGGTCAAACATGTGTTACACATATTATAGTCTATGCGTAACACATAGTCAACAGGGTGATAAGAATTAGGGCGTAACCTCTCTCAGTAGGATATTGTATTCCTCTGAATTATCATTGAAATAGGATGTTATTTCATCCTGCATATCTGTCTCATCATACTGATCATAACTCTGAAAGAGTTGATCATATACAATCTCACATAGGGTATCAAGATCCATGGAATCAACAACCCTCTCACAGAAGACTTGTTTGAGTTTGTTTAGTTGTTCTGAGGTCATCTTATTAGAAAAATGAAGTGAACCTGGCGTAATCATTGTGTCCATTGGTTTGTTTTTACAAGATACTTTTTAATCTCAGTATAAAGGAATTTTTGTAGTTTGGGGTCAGTTGTTTTATCAAGGGCATCATATAACCTTGCTATGTAATCCTTCTCCCTCACCACATTGATGTTATCCTTGGTTGAGAATCCTAGGTCTTTCAGATTACTTCCTGCCTTTACTTTTGTCTTTCCAAAGTTACCAGTAATGTTGCCTGTGGTTCTGAACTTTGGTTTGATTTTGGAGAGGTTTGATGTCATTTAGTGATGATGTTTGAGGGTGGGTTTGTGAGTCTTTCCAGTGCTTCATTCCTCTCCTGAATCTTCTGGGTCATATCAGAATTCAGCATACTAATCATTAGATTAGCACCTAGGATTGTGAAGATAACAAGTAGACAGATCCTCATAATTTAATCCTGATTTGTGTTTCTGGTTTGATGAAATCTGATGCCTCTTGTAACTTATCAGAGGTGAATTGTCTTGCATCATTACTATTCCACAACAGGGCAGCAATGATAACTAGGAGGATGATTTTCATGAGAAGACATATCCATTGGTGAATTCTTTGGTGGTGAATACACTCTTACCATTGATTGCACCAGTGAAAAGTCTCACATACCACTGATAGTTCTTCTGGAATACTCCCTCACCAGTGATGCAAAATTCAGAACAGAGTGCATTTAGTCTGGATTTTGTGGTGTTTGATTGATACCCACCATCAAAGATCATCACAGAATCATCCTGAATTTCAGCAATCAAGTTATCATGCAGAAAAACAGAAGTAACAACAACCTCTTTACCATCATTATAGAAATTGATGACTTTAGTGTTGCCTGATTTCCAGTCAGTTTCTGATTTGATGGCATCAATCATCTGGGTTTCAATCTTTCTCATGGTTGGTTTGTTGCTTATACTATGGGGACAGTTTGGGGGTAACTAATAATCTACTTAATTACTTTGTGTAATGAAGTGATGCCTTTGCTGGTCTTTTTGCCTTCAATCTGATAACCTTTGGTTGCAATCCTTCTGCCTTAAGTGAATCAATTGTGTCAAGCAGTTTGGAATAGGAATTCATTTTGAGGAGGGAATGTTTTGTGGTTCAGTGAAGCAAACCCCCAGAAACAATACTAGGAGAGAAGTGGGGGGGAGAAGACTGAACCCTTATACTATAAGGACACTTTGGGGGTAACTAACAATCTATGGAAGAAGTTTTGTGGATGATATTATTAACAGGAATGTGAGCATGATAACAACATCCCATGATTTTGTCCTGATGAAGAATGGCACAGAGATAAAATCACCAATAAATTGCATGATCACACCCATTGATAGATTAACATGAAGGATGATAAAATATGCTGTGACCACAAGGAATGACCCTATGATTCTTCCAATAGTATCAACCCTCATCCAAACATCTGCTCAAATAGGTTATCACAATTATCTGCCTGTTCCCTGCGATCACACTCATAATCAATGGCATCCCTCATTGATACCAACTCAATCTGTTTTTGTTTGAGTTTATCCATCTCCACATTCAGATCATGGAGTCTGTTGTTAATATCAATCCTGTCCAATCCATTGACAGCAGTTACAGTGTGAACCATGCCATTGATTGTTACTTTTTTGTCTGAGATGATGTTTGTCATAATGTTTTGTTTTTTTGTGATTTTGTGGTTTAGAGTGATGCTATGATCCAGCGTCTTGCCTCATAAGCAAGGAATTCATTCCTGAAAGTTGCTATCTTTTGCATATCTTCCTTCCAATACAATGCCCACTTATGTGAACCCCACACCCCCTTGATTAGGATGGGGTTGTCAATACCAAGGGGATAGGGTTTCATGGTTTGGTGTGTGTTATACTATGGGGACAGTTTGGGGGTAACTAACAATAATCACAACTCACTTAGCATCTCATTCAGTTCAATGATGTTGAGAGAATCATCATCCCACTTAACACCATCAGGGGTAGCAGGAGTTAACTCAATCAACATATGAGAGAGTGACTTATATCCATGCTCTGCCCATTCCCTTGCTATGTTATACAAACCCTCATCATTACCTAACCAGAGTGCTACATTCCAGGTTTCATAGTTTGTCCAACCATTGTAGGATTGGTCTGTAAGTTGTGTCTGATAGGTTGTTTGAGTCATGCTTTGAGTGGTATCCATACCATAGGGACAGTTTAGGGGTAACTAACAATCTACTCAAAAGGTTTCACCAATCCAGCAGCATAAAACTCACCAATTAACCCCTCATAATCATCAGCAAGGGACCTATATGACATATCATTCTCATACACCTCAAACCCACAATCATCATCAAAGTGTTCAATCAGTGCCATCAATTCATCATGATTGTAACCCTCATCATCCTCCTCTGGATTCATAAAATAACCTGCCTTAATATGCTCCACAATGTGAGGATAAAGGATGCTCAGAAAATCATCCTTAGTCATTTTAGTTTGTGTCATTTTGTTGGAAATGTGTGTGTGATGGTGTGTTAGACTCAGACTAATTCTACCTGATATTGTATCCTTGCCTCCTCATACATCTCATCCACTGTCTCCTGAATCACCTGATAAATGTAATCAGAATTACCAACTAAATTATAGGTTTGTTCAATAATATTAGGATTGTCCTCACTTAAATCCCAATCAACATCACCATTTTCACCCCTGGGATGAATATCTTCCTTGGTATAAATCCATGCTCCACAGTAAGCATCTCCACCCTGTTGTTCAACCAGTTTGTTGACCCTTTCTTGCAGTTGTTTGAGTGTGTAATTCATTTTAGTGTGTGTGAGTTAGTGTTAGTTAGTGGGGTTAATTCCAACCTGTGGATTCATCTGGTTCATCAAAATCATCCTCATCAGGTAATACAAAAGAGTATGTAACTTGCTCTTCTGTTAGTTCATCCCTGAACCATATGAGGGGACATTGATTTAACCAATCATTAAAATCAATGTGGGATGATGTAGTGTTTGGAATACACATGATGTTAGTTAGTGGGGAAGTTGGCACAGACAGCATCACATAGTGTGCCAAATAAATCATCCTGAGCCTCATCAATATTACTCATCTCACCCATCTCAGTACACTCATTCCTGATACTTTGGAAATACTCATCAACAATGCAGTTAATGTCCTCCATTAGTTGTTCCCTTTGGGTCAACATTTCCAGTTTGTTGAGATCCATTGTTGTGGTGTTCATCAGTTGGAATAGATTGGTGAGACAGTGAACCTTTTGTGTGGAATGTTTCTGAGTTGGATGATAGTCTCATCCACAACCCTTTCCATTTGATTGTGTAGACCATTGAATGTGGTGCAGGGTCTCTTCTTTACCTGATAGACTTTGGTGGGTTGATCAACATAATCAACCTCAATTTTGTAGAATCCTGAATGTTTTTGTGGCATGGTTGAAGTGTTTCTCATACTATGGGTACAGTTTAGGGGTAACTAACAATCTATCAATAGATGTTAGTCCATCTTTTGTGTTGTTTTGCAGTGATTTTTCCGTCTTTAAGTAGACCATCACACACTAAAAGGAAGGTTTGAAACTTAAACTCCCTGTCTGAATCATAGGGTGTTGATTTACACTCCCTAATGATTTTTTTGAGTTGATTGAGTGTAATAGTCATGATCACATTCCATTCATAAAGTCATGAATTGCAGCATGATATTCTTCCTCTGTATTGTATGTTCTACCATACATTGTCAGAGGAAACTCTTTCTTTTGAAACATTGTTGATGCTACCTGAACATCAGTTTTGTCATAACCCATCTCAACTAGGGTTTGAATGTAAGGATTGTTGTTTGTCATACCATAGGGACACTTTACAGGTAACTAACAATCTATTTCAAAAGTTTGCCACTAACATACACCACCCCAGATTTCTTGCAGTGCATAAACATCAGCAGGCATCAGGGGGTTTTTGATACCCCAGTCCAAAAAGTTGTAGGACATTGCAGTATCCCTATTGGTATAATCTGGATTTGCACCATCACCAAAGGGATGAGATAATCCTAATGTGTGAAGAATCTCATGGGTGATTAACCTCCTATTGTAATATGAAACCCTCTCCTTTCCCCTCCTGTTTGTGTTAGTCTCATTCCAACTTGTCAACCAGGTTGCATATATTTTATCACCTTCATTATATGCTAAACCATTTGCCTGAGAAAACTGTTCACCAAACTTGTCATAGTTATCAACATCATCCACAATAACATCAGCAAGGTTTATATCATGCTGCATCTGCATCTTTGTATTAGTTACCCTGTCAATCTTTCTTATCATCCTCCTGGTATATCTTCTCTGCTTTTTTGGAATACTTAAATCCACATAAAAATCAACCTTGTTATCATCCAGGAACCCCCAGTTTTCCTTCATCCATGGACCCCAAGTTTCAGAGATAAGTCCATTTACCAGTGGATCTGTCACAGTTGTGTTACAATCTTTATCCCAAGGTTTGGGAGGTTCTACCACTTCAGGTTCAAGAACATGTTCAGTTATTGTACCAAGATTCAAGGGATTTGTGTCTGTTTCAGTTGATTGGTGGAATCCACCATTAAGACAGGCAACACACATAATTGATTGATTGTGATAATAAAAGGACAGTTTAGAGGTAACTAACAATCATACCAAACTTAATTGCTCTCTGAGAACAGTATCAACACGATCTAACTCCTTCCAAATATATTCTTCCTCTGCTAAACAGGACAGAAAATCTACCTCAATCCAGGTATCTTCATCATCATCATAACTATCATCCGTGAACATTGGAGTCATAAAGAGATCATCACCTATAATAGTGAAGGCAGCACCTAACACCTCAGATTCAAGAATTGGATTGTTTGAGACTTTTGAAATGATCATGATTTGTGTGTGTTGATGTAATTAAATTAGAGTTTTCCACCTACAAAACTATCACCAATCACCCTTGTATATTGCTCCAATGTGCCATCCTGCTCACATTTTAGATGCCATCTGGTCATCTTAACTGCCTCATCCTTTTCAAGGGCTGTCAACATTTTCCTGCCCTCCTTTGTCATTGTTGAGTGTAATCCATATCTAGTTTCCCAGACATAAAATGTATCATCTATAAGGATTGACCCCTCTGGGATCTCAACAATTTG